GGGAACCTATCTATACAAGGTTCTCAAAATAATTTATAAATTTTATTATAAATTATCTATAACATAAAATGAGAACTTTTAAGGGAGGGTTCGTCCAAGGGAACCGTAGGTTCCCTGGAACGGGAAATGAGTGATTTATCGGTATCCAGGGAACCTATCTATACAAGGTTCTCAAAATAATTTATAAATTTTATTATAAATTATCTATAACATAAAATGAGAACTTTTAAGGGAGGGTTCGTCCAAGGGAACCGTAGGTTCCCTGGAACGGGAAAAGAAATGGGGTCACTTTTTTTTTTTGGACATTTTTAAAATGTCCAATTTTCAAAACCTGGGGGTAAATGTTGGCAAAATATTCATTTTACTTGGGGATGCTTTAAATACCAAAAAAATCATTTTAAATTTGTTAGCATAAAATTTTATTTATTAAATTACAACGAAAAGATTTAGAGAGTTTTTTATTTCCAAGTATATAAAAAATGGAAATAAAAAATTCCCAAAAAAGTCGTAAAATATATGAATGTAAAATTTGTAACTATACATCGTCACGAAAATGGGACTTGGATAAACATAATTTGTCAGCAAAACATATAAAAACTCTGAATTCTGGGAATTTGGAAATAAATGGAAACGCAAAAATCCCAATGAATTATGAATGTAAAGTATGTAAATATATTACGTGGCATAAGGGCGATTTTGTAAAACATAATGCTACAAAACGCCATATAAATATGTCTCTGAATGATAATCCTTTTACTGACAATATACAAATTGTTACAGAAAATAAATGTAATCATTGTAATAAATCATTCTCAACATTAAGTGGTTTATGGAAACACCGTAAGACATGTAAGATAGAACATAAGGTGCCATCAGAAACCCACCCCCATATTCAGGGTACCAAATTAACAGTGGGTTCATCTGATATACCTATTGAATTAATATTGGAAGTTATAAAACAAAGCAAGGAAGTTCAAAATGTTCTCATAGAACAAAATAAAGAATTACAAAAGCAGTTATTAGAACATAGTAATAAATTATTAGAAAAAGATAATCAACTTATAGAACAAAATAAACAAATTTTAGAAATTGCAAAGAAACCGAATATGGTAAATTCTAATAATAAAACTTCATTCAATTTACAGTTTTTCTTGAACGAAACCTGTAAAGATGCTATGAATATTGTGGATTTTGTGAATTCGTTAAAACTCACGAATAATGATTTTGAAACCACTGGCAAATTAGGCTTTGTCAATGGTATTTCGCGGATTTTCATTAATAATTTAAAGAAAATGGATATTATAACGCGTCCTTTACATTGTACTGATGTGAAACGAGAAACGGTCTATATTAAAGATAATGATACATGGGAAAAAGATACCGAAGAAAAGAAGAAATTAAATTGGGCGGTCAACCGTATAGCACAATTGAATTTGAACCAAATACAACAATGGCAACAAGAATATCCAGATAGTGTTAAGAACAATACACCTGACAATGAGAAATTTACCGAATTAGCATTAGCGGCGTTAGGTGGTAGGGACATGGAAGAGATACAGAGATATAATGAGAAAATTATGAAAAATGTTCTCAAAGAGGTTATATTATCCAGGGAGTAGGGAAACCAAGGGTAGGGATTCTACCCCTACGCTCCCTCCCTTTTTATAGGGAAATAAAAATGTCAGTTAAAAAGATTAACTACTAAGGGAGGGTTCGTCCAAGGGAACCGTTGGTTCCCTGGAACGGGAAATGAGTGATTTATCGGTATCCTATCCAGGGAACCTATGGTTCCCTTGGACGAACCCTCCCTTTGTAGGGAAAAATGGTTGCGTTAGATAAAACGTTGGTTCATCCGAGAAGGAAGGGGTCGTAGGGGTAGAATCCCTACCCTTGGTTTCCCTACAAAGGGAGGCTTCTCCAAGGGAACCTACGGTTCCCTGGACGAATAAATATTTCACCCTGAAAAAACGCACACAAATATTATATTCATATCATTTCTCTATTGTCGTTATTATAATTATATATTATGTAAAATATTTTTAACTCTAATACATTAAAGCATCATATGGAAATATATATTCACCCTGAAATTTTCTTTATATTACAACCACTACACTCATTCATCTCACTTGAACTTATACTTTTTTTATTTTTTCATACAACATATCTACCTTTTTTCGGGCTTCCTGCCTATTTCTTTTCATTATACCTACACACTACCCTTTTTTTGTATTTCCAGGGAACCTACGGTTCCCTCGGACGCACCCTCCCTTTCTATGGAAAAACTAGAATAAATAACGAGCAAAATTACATATAAACCACCAGATAAATGTATTATAATTCTGTTACATGCAATACAATAGTTTATAATATAAATATTTAGCTTGATAATATTATATAAAAATACCAATAAATGAATATAGATAAATATTCAAAAACCAAAGAACATAAACAAAATAAAAAATTGAAATACATATTTTTTAATAATATAATTGTAAATTAACATGTCGAAAACTATCAACGATTTAACAAACGAACAACATCATAATGGAATTGATGGAAAGGTAAATATAACCGAATCAGAACAATTTCAACAAATAGAAAATGTTACAAATACATCTATAACTGAAAAAAAAACAAAAGTAAAAAAAGAAAAAACACCAAAAACCCCAAAACAAAAGAAAGAAAATATATCATTGGAACCAACTGACGTAAAAACAATTGAAATTCCACCATCTACACCAATAGAAAATACTATAAATGTACCTAGTATTGAAACTACAACCACAGTAACTACGAATGAAACATCATCAAAAGTAAAAAAGGAAAAAGCACCAAAAATACCAAAAACCCCAAAACAAAAGAAAGAAAATATATCATTGGAACCAACTGAGGTAAAAATAAATGAAATTCCACCATCTACACCAATAGAAAATACTATAAATGTAGCTAGTATTGAAACAACAACAGCCGTAACTACGAATGAAACACCATCAAAAGTAAAAAAGGAAAAAGCACCAAAGGTGCCAAAGACCCCAAAACAAAAGAAAGAAAATATTTTATTAGAACCAATTGTCGTACAACCGAATGAAGCACCGCAATCTACACCAATAGAAAATACTACAAATGTAACCATTATTGAAACTACAACAGCAGTAACTACGAATGAAGCACCATCAAAAGTAAAAAAGGAAAAAGCACCAAAAGTACCAAAGACCCCAAAACAAAAAAAAGAAAATATCTCAATCGAACCAACTATCGCACAAACGAATGAAATTCCACCATCTACCCCAATAATGAATAATATAAATAATACAGAACCACCAATTTATCAAGCGACAACAACTGAAGAAAATGCAAACATAGAAAAAATAGAAGTTGTTATACCAAAAGCGAAAAAAGAAAAAGCACCCAAGGAACCAAAAGCGAAAAAAGAAAAAGCACCAAAAGAACCAAAAGCGAAAAAAGAAAAAGCACCAAAAGGAAAGCCAAGTATAATATCCGAAGTAAATAATATAATGTCGCCTATGAAATTACAAAATACGTCAGAAAATCATTTGGAGAATTCAAATATAAATAATGATGATGAAATTGAATTAGACGTATCTACCATAATATTTGATGATAAACAATATCTTATAGACAATGAAAATAATATATATGATTATATATCGAATGAAAAAATAGGATATTATAAAGACTATACTATTACATTTATGTAAAATCTACGAATACATAGATTATTATAATTTATATAGTAATCTATTTTTTTTCATTATCACGTATTTTACGACCATATCTTAATTTATTTACAAAAGAATTTGTTATGTTATTTGCCTTATGAAATATTGATAATTTTACAATGATTATTTTATCATTTATTTTATTCGTAATACCATCGCTGGATGTATCATTTGCAGTTAATTCCGGATAATCTTGTACGTTCAATGGTACGTTTTTTGTAATACTTTTTTGAAATAGAACTTTCATATTTTTTTCGAATATATCATAAGGATATCTACCGTCATCGTAACCTCCCTTTATTTTGAATAATTCTATTTCATTATCTATAACAGATATTTCATATTTATTCTCTTTTACGTGATTCTTCAGAATATCTTTAAACAATTTCAATACATTATCATTCGTTTTTTCGTTACATTCATTTAAATCCACAATATTCTGTAAATGGAAATAATATACATTCTTCATTATATAAATTGTGTATACAAAAAATTGAATGAAATAACTAATCTAAATAAAAATGAAAACATACTTACAAATAAAATGGTAAAAAACGAGAAAGGTGGTAAAGGCGCAAAAAGTCTAGCGAGAAAGGCAGTATCAACCCCCGGTTCAAATCGATTACAATTATCTTCTTGTGACGAAGAGCAATATGCTTGCGTAACAAATATGTATGGTAATGGTATGTGCGAAGTATATACAAATGACAATGTAAAATTAATATGTCATATTCGAAATAAATTCCGCGGACGTCAAAAACGAAGCAATATGGTAACACGTTATTCATTGGTATTAATTGGATTAAGGGATTATGAAACGCCCCCAAAAAATTGTGATTTGTTATGTATTTACGACGACCAAGAAATAGAACAACTGAAAAATATACCAAACATAAATATATCGCATATATTACAATTAAGAATGAACCATTTATTCAATGCGAACGGCAATGGCGGCGATACATCAGATGTATTATTTACCAACGACATTGAAGAAGAATTAAATGTTACAAATAACACAAAAGAATATGAATTTAAATTAGAAACAACCGAGGAAATAAATATAGAAGATATTTAAAATGGCGTAAAAAATATAAAAAACATATATATATAGTAATTAGATGAAGTTTAAAACAATATCTTATGAAAATGAAGAAATCGCAAATGAATACAAAGAAAAAAAATATTATAAACTAATAATATTAATTATAGCATCTCATGGCGAAGGACAAACACATTACGATGTATTTAAAAAGTGTTGGGAAGAATACATGAATCGTTTTCCAGAAGTGAAATGTTTTTTTTTATATTCAGATGAAAATATAGAAAGTGATATATTCGTAAATGTGAATTCGATTACACATAAATCAAAAGAATCTTTAGCCCCAGGAATATTACATAAAACAAATGCAGGTAAATATTTCTGTCATAAAAAATTCAAATATGATTTTTTATTGAGAACCAATTTATCATCATTCATACATATACCAAATTTATTAAAATATTTGGAAACAAAAACACGCGTAAATATTGCGATATCTAATTTAGAAATCATGGGATTCATAAGTGATGACAATATGAAAGCATATGATAAAATAATATCGGATTTAAGAAAAAGTAATCCGAAAGCGGGAATTGCACCACAAACAATCGAAAATTGGAAACATTTTACAAAGGCAATTGGAAAATATTATAATAACCCAAATATAGAACAGGTACAAATTTTTCACTTTTTAGCAGGATCATTTTATATATTATCTCGTGACCTTGTAACAAAATATTTATACAATATAATTAATGATGATAACTTTATAAATAACGATATTATTCATATACCGGATGATGTTTCTATAAGTGCAATATTACAAAAAATTACACATTCATTCTTAGTGAATAATACGAATTCTCAATCTAAAATATGTAATAAATTAGAAACCGAATATAGCGAAGACCTAATACATATAAGAAACCGAACAGATATGTATTATGGAAATAGATTATTAGATATGCAAAATATGACAAATCAAATAAAAAAATATTATAATCCAAATTTTGAAGCATAATTTCGGAATGTTATATAAAAAGAAAGGCTACATTGTGTCCTTCTAACATAGGATTTTGAATCGTATTATTAGAAATTCGTTGCGTATCGTTAAATTCCCATGGGATTTCACCGTCTTCCCATCTTTCGTCTTTCGGCTCATCCGATGGAATATCAAGTTGAATACATTTTTTATTATATAAAGTATGATTTCTAATATATTTAAAAATATCTTTACTACATTCGCATAAATTATATTGTTTTTTTTGAAAAGGTATTTTTATAAAAGAATTTGTAAAAAGTATATACAATAATTGTATTATCACTAAAAATTGCATATTGTTTTAACTAATATAATAATAAATATATTTTATTATGATAAATCAATTTTATATTTATACTTTTATTTGTACGAAAATTGTAATAGTTTTTCTAAACGTCCAATAATAGTCATACTCATAGATATAATTTTTTGTGACAAATCACTATACAGTGGGTTGTTATCATATTTATTTTCCAAATCATGGGTTTGACAAATAACTTCATGTGCCTTCAAATAAAGGGTATATAAAAATGTTTTTAATGACACATCTTTATACAAGATGTATAAATGTGTGAATATATATTTAATTAGATTGTATACATTAGATAAACGTTCATATACAGTGTTTCCATCGCGGTTCACTGCTATATCAAGTAAATGTCGTATCTCTCGTAATATAGATCTCAATTTCGCAGGTTTGTCTTTAAAATCTGATCCAGTTGGTTTATCATTGACAATTTTTCCGGAACGTAATTGCATGTTGAATACTATGATAAATGAATATGATTTATATGTATGAATAATTATTGCAATCAATTTTTTACAATTCCGTCGGCAAAAAAATTGTAACTACGTGGAGTTACAATTTTTCTAATTTTTATATTGAATTTTTGTATAAATAACTAATTTATAATACAGGATAGCTAGCTTCTAATAAAACACCGCATTGACCGTCACCATTATTGTATGATGAGCCACGACCAATATAGATATATCCATTATCACCCCATGAAGTTCCCCATGAATTTTTAATTAAATAGTAATCATCGCCATTTAATGTGCCGTATCCAACGACTAAAACACCATGGTCTAAATTAGTTCCACAAGCATCTGTAAATACACCAGAACTATATAATTGGAAAGCACGTTGGTCGGCTTCAATAGCAACTGATACAGGTTGTTTGGATAATGCTGCCATCATATCACTATCTGAACTTGGTGTGACATCCACATGACTTTTAATCAAACTGGCAGAAATAACCGAACAAGTTTTTTCACAACTACCCGATGTTTCAGTATCACCAGAAACATAAGGATAAGCGGTTTCAGAGCATAAACCACCATTCTTTGAAATCCAGTTAAAGGCATTATCCATTAAACCACCATTGCATCCAAAATCGCGACCACCATTTTTGAAATTGTCGCAATCAACCAGTTGTTGTTCGGAGAAACTTAATAATTCGCCATATTTAATATAATAAGCACCTTCCAATGCACCAGTCGTAGAGAAACTCCAACAACTGCCACATTGTCCTTGGTCTTTCACGCCAGTGACAGCGCCTTTTTCAACCCAATTTACAGAAGATGCAACTTCCACACCTTCTAAACCACGTAAATTTCTATTAGCAGCGGTTTCATCCACCAAATCAGCATCCTTTGTTTTGTCTAATAAATTACTGTATCCCAAAAATTTACGGAAATCTTCGGTATCCATTCCCGAAAATTGGTTATGAGCTAATTTGTATGTTAAATTTTTATTATTAATTTCTTCAATGAATTTATCGTTTGAAACCCATTTTTCATATATTTCTAAATATCTATGGTAATTTTCATATTTAATACGAAAATTTTGTAACCAGTTTTCAAAACGGTCCATTACCTTGGTTGAGGCAAATACCGAAGTAGTAAGTAAAAGTAGCGCAAATGTTGAGAACATTGTTCTATATAATAAGACTGATAAAATGTTTATATTATTTTCTATAATAATTCATGAAAAAAGATTCAATTTTTTCATTCAGAAATTATTATTCAGAAATTTGTAATCGAATCTTTTTTCGGGTGGTTTCTTCATCTTCAAATAAATATAATTTAAATGTTTGCTTCACATAATTTTCATAATCCATATAACTTACAAATCGCGTTAACAATTTGATTTCCTTTATATAAACCATATAAGAGTACTTGCCATCATTCTTTTTCGTTTTATCAAAGATAACGCCGATATAAATATTTTCCATAATTTCCGGATTATTGAAACACCGATTCAATACATCGCAATCCGTCTGTATCTTACGAATGCTTCGCATGCTATTATTGATAAAATCTATTTCACGTATCCAATTATCCAAAAATCCCAATGCTTCAGTACTCGGTCGTTCTATAATACATAAATGTTGCGAAATAATTATCAAATTTAATAAATCAATGATACGACGGATAGGACTGGTAATTTGGGCGTATGTTTTTCCACCCATCAATTCGTGTTGTAAGTTCGCAGTATCGGTATATAATAAATATTGTCCGGAAACATTATTCCATGAATTTATAATTCGACTGGTATCTTCATCTATACCGTAACTTTTCAAATTTTGTAAATTAGAATGAATATAGTTCGCAGAGCGGAATATGCCAATTTTATTCTTAACCAAATATTCTCCAGTGTGAGAATTCATAAAAACCATCCAATGTGCTATTAAATCGTGGCTATTTTCTACCGAAGGATTTAATTTTTGGGTAACTTCCAATAATTGTTTATAATAATTATCTTTGGAAATCATTTTCGGGTTTTCGTATTCATAATTTTTGTTTACTTTAATAATAACATTCGTATATTTGACATCAGTTATATTGATTTGAGAATCTACTATAATATCCATTGCCAACGCAAAACGCGGTTCATTTTGCTGTAAACTACATAATGTATCGGATAAAATAGTCGGTAACATCGGTCTGCGTTTATCGGGTAAATAAATTGTCGCTACTCGTTTACTAAAGGTGTTCCATAATCCCAAAGTTTCTAACCAAAAATATACATTGGCGATATAGATAGATATTTTACAGCTGCCGTCATCCAATATTTGAATACCAAACCCATCATCAAAATCCAAACTATTGAGCGGGTCAATTGTAAATACATAATCGGTTCGACGGTCTTGGATATGATAATCCGGATTACGAAAAATCTGATCTACATATTCATCCGCCGTTTTTTTATTTAAAATATCGCGGGTTTTGTTATTGAATTGCGTAATAGATATATGTAAACTTTTACAATATAATTGATATTCATAAAATGCTTCTAAGTTATCTACATCGCCGATCGTTTCAACGAGAATACCATGAGGGTGTTTATCGTTCCAATGATCGTATTTAAAAATGACGAATTTATTTTTTTGTAATTTGGAAAAACCGATTTTTACATCATAGGGTATTAAAAAGGTAGGCAAATGTTTATCATCGGGAATACATTTATATAATAATCGTTTATGATTGGGAGTGCGTCCAAATGTTTTATTGTTCTCTAATTGTAAAACTCCTGCAAAATAGGGCGAGGAAGACATAAACGAATTTATCAATTCCAATTTAGGTTGGTCGTTTGTAGTAGACATCGTAAAGACATCTCTGCTAAATAATTTATGCTCGATTGGATTGATGTTTTTTAATTCAGGTACATCTACTATTTTCATATTGGTAGATGGGTCTAAAAACGACCAGGAAGTATATTGCCGGTTCTCAATTAAGATTTTATATTGCTTCATTATACTTTGTGTAGTTTGTATTTACTTTTTATAATGAAATTATAAAAGTACTCAATTTTATAATATTTTAGATATATATATGTTGAAATCAATAGAATTTGCGTTTAGGTTAGATTTTATATTCAAGTTTGTCTTATTTATAGCATTAGCCATTAGTTTTTATGTCTTTATCAATATCATAATATTCAAAGATGTAACCTATAAAAAAATGTTCTCGACATGGCAATTTCCAATGCTGTTGGCATTATTTATGGATGTACTTTATGGATTATAGAATTTTGAATATAATTACATGATATTATATTCAAACAAAACGAAATAAACATATTTTTGTATCTATATAAAGTTCTCACAATATGCCACCAAAACGTTTTTTCAAAAAAAAATCATTTCCCAATTCCACCGCAACCCCAAAACCTAAAAAAGAAAAATCTATGAATCCAAATGCCAAATATTTAATCATTGTCGAATCACCATCGAAGTGTGCGAAAATAGAAAGTTATTTGGGTGATGAATATTGTTGTATAGCATCAAAAGGGCATATTCGTACCATAGACGGTTTAAAATCCATAGATACAAAATCAACCTTTATTCCCAAGTTCTCTATTATTGAAGAAAAGCAATCCCAAGTAGAATATATGCGTCCCATTATAGCCATGTTCTCCAAATCAAATATTATTTTGGCTTCCGATGATGACCGCGAAGGGGAAGCAATCGCATGGCATATATGTGAGGTATTTGATTTACCAGTTGCAACTACAAAACGCATATTATTTCACGAAATTACCAAAAAAGCAATCATAGACGCTGTGAATTCACCCACAGTAATCAATATGAATTTAGTACACGCCCAACATGCTCGTCAGGTATTAGATATGGTGGTCGGTTATAAAATATCGCCTTTTTTATGGAAATATTTATATCACGATAAATCCAATTCTTTGTCTGCCGGGCGTTGTCAAACACCTGCATTGAGATTGGTATATGATAATGATAAAGAAAAATCCGCGGGGATGGAAACCAAATATAAAACAGTGGGTAATTTTACTACCAAAAATTTATTATTTACATTGGACCACGAGTTTGATACCAAAGAAGAAATGACCCAATTTTTAGAGACATCCAAAACTCATCCGCATATGATAAAAGTAGGTTCTCAAAAAGAGACGATAAAAACCGCTCCCAAACCATTCAATACGTCCCGATTATTACAAACCGCGAGTAACGTGTGTCATATGTCTCCTAAGGAAACCATGAGTATTTGTCAAACCCTTTATCAAAGTGGATATATCACTTATATGAGAACGGATAGTACCAAATATTCCAAAGAATTTTTAAACAAGGCGAGCGAATATATCATGAAAGAATGGTCTAAATCCGAATATATTGGTAAATTGGATGGGTTGGAATTAAAAGATATCAATAATCCACATGAAGCCATCCGTGTTACCAATATAAATTTACGAAGTTTACATGATGTAGATAATCCACGAATGAATACGCTATATAAATTAATATGGAGAAATTCAGTAGAAAGTTGTATGGCAGATGCTCGGTATCATAGTACCGGAATAAAAATGTCCGCACCTACAGATAAGTTATATACACCCTTGAAGAATTCAATCCGAACGACGGATGAATTCTCAAGTAAGTTACCAGTTACAGATTTGTACGGAGGACCCCTACGGGGTCCGGATTCAAATCTTCACTGGTATAAATATAACGTAGAAATTCCCATCTTTTTAGGTTGGAAAATAGTGAATGAGAGAGATGACAACGGCACTGAAAATCAAAATGTACCAGGTTCTTTATTATTATATTTACAAACCTTAGAAAAAACGGGAAAACCTATAGCCTATAATTATATAGAAAGTACCATCGTCGTAAGAAATAAACATCAGCATTATACCGAAGCCACGTTGATAAATACCTTAGAAGAATTGGGTATCGGTCGTCCATCCACCTTTGCGACAATTGTAGAAACTATACAGGAAAGGGGGTATGTGAAACGGATGGATTTAGAAGGAACCAATGTGAAATGCGTTGAATATAAATTACGAGGGAATGTTCTAGAAACCATAGAAAAAGACAAAATATTTGGCAATGAGAAAAATAAATTGGTATTACAACCGGTAGGATTAATCACCGTAGAATTTTTATCCAAACATTTTCATAATATATTTGAATATGGATATACAAAAACTATGGAAGATAAGTTAGATGAAGTATCTTCGGGAAAAGAGACGGATTGGGCGAAAATATGTAAGACGTGTTATAAGGAGATAGGTGAATTAGCGAAACCAATGAAAACATTAGAAAAACAGGTATTTCCAATAGATGAAACACATGATTTTGTATTTGAAAAATTCGGTCCAGTTATCAGAACCCGAACCGAAGAAGGAACCTTTGAGTACAAACCTGTAAAGAAAACAATGAAAATAGATTTGGAAAAATTAAAAAATAGAGAATATACGTTGGATGAATTGTATGAAATAAAAAATGATTGTTTAGGGGAGTATGAAGGAGAACCAATGACTATTAAAAACGGAAAATTTGGACCTTATGTAGAATGGGGAACCAAGCGCGAAAGTATAAAAAAAATAGATAAGGCATTGGACCAAATAACATTGGAAGATGTTATCAAATTTTTAGAAAACCAGCCGATGGATAAGTCCATATTGAGAGTATTGACCTCGGAATTAAGTATAAGAAAAGGTAAATTCGGGGCTTATGCTTATTATAAAGCGGCGAATAGTAGTAAACCGGATTTTTTCAATATAAAAAAATTTCCCGAAGGATTCTCCACATGTGATGCGAATGTATTGATAAAATGGTTGGAAGATACATATAAGATAGTGATTGAAAGAAAATAAAACTACCGAACAGAATGGGGGTCGCATGGGAAAAATGGTTTCCCTACAAAGGGAGGCAGCGTCCGAGGGAACCTACGGTTCCCTGGAATGGAAACATGTTCTCTTTGTAACAAAATTATAACAAAATACCCAACAACAAAGGGAGGGTTCGTCCAAGGGAACCTACGGTTCCCTGGATTTCCCTACAAAAAATTGAACTACTTTTTTCTGAAAAAAATAGGAGCATCAAACAAACCAATAACAACAACTTACCAAACAAAAAATGTCAGTCACCAAGCAAATCGTTAAATTATTATCTTCCAAGTACAACATTGCATTAGATGAAGCCTTAGAATATGTGAATATTCAAATCAAAGTTTCAAAATCAATGACGAAAGAAGAAAAAGCAGCATTAAGAAACCAACAAAAAGAACAAGCTAATGCGGAGAAAGAACAAGCCAAAGTAGAAGCAAAGGCGGCGAAAGAAGAAGCCAAAGCCGAAGAAAAAGCTGCAAAAGAACAAGCCAAAGCAGAAGCAAAAGCTGCAAAAGAACAAGCCAAAGCTCAAGCAAAGGCAGCAAAAAAATCCGAAAAAAAATCAAAAAAATCTGAAAACAACGAAGAAAAAATAAAAAAGCCAAGAACTGAAGCCCAAATTGCAGCAACTGCAAAAATGATTCAAGCTAATAAATTAAAGAAACTCGCATCAGTCGCCAATAAATAAATTATATAATCCTAACTCAATTAACCTAGACAAAAATAAAAAGAAAAAGAAAAAGAAAAAATGGCAGCTCGCCATTTTTTCACGCACACAAGAAAAAGGAAGGGGTCGTAGAGGGAAACATTGTCCCTACAAATTCATGTTCTCTTTTTACAAAATCTACACAAAATTACCCAATAAAAGGGAGGGAGCGTCCGAGGGAACCGTAGGTTCCCTGGAAAAATTGAACTACTTTTTTCTGAAAAAAATAGGAGCATCAAACAAACAAAACAACAACAACTTACCAAACAATAACCACTTATTAAAATGTCAGTCACCAAGCAAATCGTTAACTTATTATCTGCCAAGTATAATTTCTCATCTGTAGAAGGATTAGAGTATGTCACGACTCAATTAAACACCTTAAAGACAATGACGAAAGAAGAAAAAGCAGCATTAAGAAACCAACAAAAAGAACAAGCTAATGTGGCGAAAGAACAGGCTAGAGCAGACGCCAAGGCAGCAAAAGAACAAGCTAAGGCAGATGCCAAGGCGGCAAAAAAAACAGAAAAAAAATCAAAAAAGCAAAAAAATACTGAAACTGATGCAAATGTTGAAACGACTACCAATGGTCCAACAGAAGAGGAAGTAAAACCAAAAAAACCAAGAACCGAAGCCCAAATCGCAGCAACTGCCAAGATGATTGAAGCCAATAAATTAAAAAAATTAGCCGCAGCAGCCAATAAATAAATAACCCTACCCGCATAAATAAAAAACATAAAAATAAAAAATAAAGAAAAAATGGAAACCACCATTTTTTCACGCACATGTGCTTAGGGAAATGCTTGGTTTACAAGGAACGTCCAAGGAAACCATAAGTTTCCCTGGAATCATTTAGAGAAATCTCATTTATGCGGCATATTTTTTTAAATTATATAAATATATTTATAATAATGGCAAAAATATGTTTTATTACAGCTATTTATGGAAATTACGAGTCTTCGTGTAAAAAATTCGTAAAACAAACAATAGATACAGATTTCATTTGTTTTACCGATAATACGAATATAATTAGCAATGGATGGGTAATTGATACTACTCCATATCATTTAATTAATAAAAGTGATATAGATGATAATACATTTATTAATTCATTGTGTAATAATAAACATACGTTTAATATAGCAAAATATTATAAGCAATCATTTAAAAAAATACCAATATTGGAAAAATATGAAGTTATTGTATGGTTAGATGGAACAATTGAAGTCATATATGATAAAACCAGTGAATATATACTCAATAATATTTATAAAGAAAAAATAATTGGTTGGCATCATGAGTGGCGTAACGGTTATTTGATTGGAGAAGTTATTGAATCACAATGTGATAGATATACGAGCACATATTGGAATAAACAATCGCAACCATATCAAGATGTAGTACACCAATATAAATGTTATTTAGAGGATGGTTATAATGATGAATTTTTTAAAAAAATGAATTCACACACGCCACATATGGGCGTATGGATTACATGTTTTGTTGCTTTTCTTCAAAAAGATAAAAATGTCAGCGATTTTTTAGATTTATGGTATTTACAAACTTTAAAATACACAACCCAGGACCAGATAGCATTTCCATATGTGTGTCAAAAAACAGGTCTAATACCATTTACATTGCCAAATCATGAAATATCAGGGAATTGTCCTCATGAAAATACAATGTTTTACATAAAACACGACCATGGTATGTAATTTGTAAAAAATACAAAAGCGACCTGCAAAAGGTATGGTTCGTCATCATGTTCTCTTTTTTACAAAAACCCCGAAAAAGGAAGGGGTCGTCATCATGTTCTCTTTTTACAAAAACCTATAATAAAAGGAAGGGGTCTTAGGGGAAACCATGGGTTTCCCTAAAAAATTGAACTACTTTTTTCTGAAAAAAATAGAAGCATCTACACCAATTACAACAGCTTACTTAGTAAACAACAATGTCAGTCACCAAACAAATCGTTAAATTATTATCTGCCAAGTACAACTTCGCATTAGATGAAGCATTAGAGTATGTTACAACTCAACAAAAAGCCTCAAAATCAATGACAAAAGAAGAAAAAGCAGCACTAAGAATCCAACAAAAATTACAAGAAAAGGCAACAAAAGAACAAGCCAAAGCAGATGCCAAGGCAGCAAAAGAGCAAGCCAAAGCAGATAAAGCAGCATCTAAGATAGAAAAGGAAAACAAACCAAAAAAACCAAGAACTGAAGCCCAAATTGCCGCTACTGCCAAGATGATTGAAGCCAATAAATTAAAAAAATTAGCAGCAGCTGCTAATAAATAAAATAACCCTACACGCATAAATAAAAATCATAAAAATAAAAAATAAAGAAAAAGAAAAATGGCACCACGCCATTTTTTCACGTAAAAATATTGTATAAACGTATTATATACGGAAAATCATGAATATTAAAAATATATTAATTATAGCAGGTTATTTAGCATTATTTATAATTTGTTTTTTTAAATTATTTCATCCAAATTCTGAGTGTATGAGTTTATTGTTATTAATCATATTTCATACATTTTTGACAATTTTAATTGTAATGTTCAAATCGAGTATAGAAGATACTCAAAGCATGATATGGAATATGATGTTTATTGGTAATATATTATCATTTATATCATTATTATTAGTAGTAATCACATATAGTCATTTATATAGTCAATATAAATTAAAAAATGATGATAATGTTCCTCTATCGCATTTTTATACAGAAAAAATGAAAATATTTAAAATATTATATATTATAAGCATTTCAATCATCGTATCTATACTGTTTTTATTAAATTTTTCAGATAATTATATAGTAAACTATGTATCTGTATTTTTATCTACATCATTATTCGGAATAACTGGATATAACGTATATAATGGCAATATTATTTTAAAATTATTAGATAAAACCGTTATACAATAAATTTTTATATTTTATTCGTACAAATATAAAAATTGTGTTCTCTACTATACATAATAAACAATCATATTAAAAATGAAATATTACGAAACTCATTATGAAGATTATATAAATGCCGTTAAAAAATATAATATGCATGAAGAATTAATAGAAACGACCGAACATTTTCCCAAAAAAAACAATGAACTAACGAACTTGATTTTTTATGGTCCAACTGGTGTGGGTAAATATTCCCAGGTTCTCAAAATCATACAAAAATATAGTCCTAGTGAATTAAAATATGATAAAAAAATCACTATACAAACCGATAAACAAACCTATAATTATAGAATTAGCGACGTACATTATGAAATAGATATGTCAATGTTGGGGTGTAATTCCAAATTAGTCTGGCACGAAATTTTTTTCCAAATCGTAGATATTATTACCGTAAAAGCCGATAAATTCGGAATCATATTATGTAAAAATTTCCATTTAATACATCCCGAATTATTAGAAATATTTTATAGTTACATGCAACAATATAATAGCGACCAATCTATTATTAAATTAAAATTCTTTATCATTACCGAACATATCAGTTTTATACCAAGTAATATCATCAATTCATGCCAAATATTCAATATTAAACGTCCGGACAAAAGTAAATATTCCGAAATGATACAATATCAAAATAACGCCCAATACGCAATTCATACCGCAAGTCCGCTTTTAAAAAATACAAGTCGCGATGACGAAACCATCCAAATTAAAAAAGAAAATATTTTGCGAGTCATAAATACGATAGATATGGAAGGATTTATGAATATGAAAGAAACCCAATATTTTTCATTATTAACCCCTGAAAGCGAAATACCCAAAGATATTTTCAATATTGTGTGTGATAATATAATTAAAGAAATCCTGAATAAAGAAAAAATGTCATTTACCAATTTCCGGGATACTCTCTACGATATTTTAACCTATAATTTAGACGCAGTGGAATGTGTTTGGTATATACTCCGGTATTTAATAGAGAATAATTATTTAACAGAAACTGATATATCAGGTATAATAAAGAAAACCCATTCTTTTTTAAAGTATTACAATAATAATTATAGACCTATATACCATTTAGAGAGTATGTTATTTTATATAATAAACAAAGTACATAAATATGATGAATTATAAAATAGCATGTGAAACTCTCGGCATCAATGGTGATATAACAATTACCGAGGAAGTATTAAAAAAACAGTATCGCATAAACGCATTGCGAAATCATCCGGATAAATCAAGCGCTCCGGATGCGACAAATCGATTTCAACAAATCAATGCTGCCTATCAATATCTATTAAAAGACCTACATTTTATGTCAATGGACGAAAATAACACGGATGATGATACAGAAACAGAAGATACGGAAGATATAAATGTAACAAATAGTTATGCGAGTATATTGATGTCATTTGTAAAGAATATAGTGAAAAATGATGTGCCGAATAATAAGATATATCATATCATATTACAAAAAATATCCAATACGTGTGAAAAGAAGGCATTAGAGATGGTAGAAAAAATAGATAAAAATGTTTTGATAAAGGTATATGAAATTATACAAAATTATAGAGAAACTTTACATTTTTCTACGGATTTTATCAATAAAATAAAAGAGGTGATAAATAAAAAAATAGAGAACGACGAATGTATTATTTTGAATCCAACATTGGACGATTTGTTTGAGAACAATTTATATAAATTATGCGTCAATGGATTTACCTATATAGTTCCATTATGGCATGATGAATTGGTATATGATAATTCAGGCAATGATATTTATGTCAAATGTTTTCCATTATTAACGGAGAACATTACGATAGATAATAAAAATAATATACACGTGAATCTTACCTATGATATCAAAGAAATATTACAGAAAGAATATATCACTTTTTACCTAGGTAAAAAAGAGTTTGAAATAGAACCGAAAGAATTGACTGTGGAAAAAACACAGACAGTTACATTAAAAGGGGAGGGTATTTCCAAAATAAATACGATCGATATTTATGATGTGAGTAAAAAAAGTAATATAGTTTTACATATTACATTGGAATAATATTTATTTGATGCTACTATAAATATTATTGAATCGCCACCACATTAGAACCGGTTATACTATTGTTGGAATTCGCATTAGAAACTAAATTGGTGCGTATAGATAACCCACGAGGAATTTGGATAATATTTTTAAAATATAGATTAAAAAGCCATAAAGAGGCAAAGGTATAATAATTCACTTTTTGGTCGGGTTTTGATGTCACTTCTAATTCATAGACAAATTTAAATTCTTTTTCTTGTTTACATAAATATTTTACAATAATATCATTCTCTAAAACTTTGGGTAATACATTCGCCAATTCAATATTATATAATGCTTTTGCCCGATTCGAATTGATAATTTTTTTTAAATCCGCATAGACGAGTTTTGCGAGAAAATATTCTTTATAAATCAGATTTTTTATATCTTGTGGCAATCTGGATATAATATCAGTGATATCGTTTTTTGGTATTGATGTCATTATAGTATATTGTGAAAGAATAAAATACTAATATTTTCATCTCAATTTTCTATTCTAATAAAGAATATAAAATGTTCTCGTTATTTATATTTACCAAATGTTCTCCATATTATTTATTCTTTTCATTTTTCATTTTTCAAAATTATGTAATGGATATTTGAATTCACTACAAATCGGTTATATAAAAAATATTTTGTCAAATCCGACTACACCGACTGATATTCGGAGAAAAACCCAACAAATATTGTTTATGGAATACATGCCTTGGTTAAAAAAACAGGTTCGTTTATTCAAACAATCCAATGAAAAATCGTTGAAATTTATTTTAGAATATGATTTACAACAATATGCAATTATTGGATTTTTAGATGCTATCCAAAATTTTGACGGAAATTCATCAGTAACTCATTTTGCGACGAAACACGTTCATGGTAAGATGCGTTTAGGAATGTTAGAATTAACACCGTTGAAACCTCTAAACCATTATCAACGGTATATTAAAAAACGACGATATATGATGCCTGGCATATTATCTTATGACAAATATTGGTTGTTTGACAAATGTAAACGCGCAGCAAATGAAAGGAATATTGTACTCTATGGTTCTCCAAATAGTAATGATACATTGGTAGTAAAAGAAAATGAAATGATAACTCATATAAAAATGGCAGTCTTGGAAATGCCCGACCAATATAAATCCCTCTTTTTTGCACGCTACGATTTTGGAAATTTAAGAAAAATACGGAGCGTGTATAAAGTATGTAAAATGTTTCGTTATAGCGATGGAACCTATCGAAAACGGATGAATGTGATACATAGCTATTTACGTTGGAGATTAAGAAAATTAGTATTCTAATATAGACACATAATAGATATATATTTACGTATATACATGTAAATATATAGACAATTTATTATATTTCATCGCCATATTTATTTTTAGTGTTTGACTGCTCTTTGATTATAGACTATTTTCTAATTCTTTCATTTCATCTTTTAATCTTTCTATTTCAATGGTTATATCATCTAAATCTTCCACTTCTCTTTTCATCTTTGATTTTTCTTTTGATACGATTGAACCAAGTTTATCATATTTTTTCTGTAATTTGTCAATTTGTTTTTTATTCGCTTCTTTGCCTGCTTCTTCTAAACGATCAAGTTCTTCTCCTAATAATCTTTCTTCTAATGCTTTTGATTGATGTTTTTCTTTAAATTCATCATATTTATTTTCTTTTTTTTGATATTTTGTTTCTAACGTCATAATCTTGTTTTGGATTTTAGTAATTTGTTTTTGTGTTTTATTACGGGTTGGATTACCTGCTTTCATTACGTATTTACTTGTTTTACGAGAGTTTTTACGGGTTCTATTAGAATGGTTTCGCATTATATATTATATACATATTTTTTCTTCTAAAACAGTTTGATAAATTGATTATTTTCTACGTATTATATACAATGAAACATACAAATACAAATAAAAATAAAACATATAGAAGAAGAATAAATAAAAAACGAAATAACACAATAATGAAAAGAGGAGGTGGTGGGTTTGGCGAAGCAATCCAATCACAAATACGTACGATAAAAGGATGTTTTCCACAATTTCATGAACCAACCGAAGATAAAATTGGAGAAATAAAAAAATCATTCGTGAGTTTAGGCATAGATATAGAGAGTAAACAATTTACAGAAAAATCAGAATTCGTAAAATATTATGAAAGCACACTAAAGGAATATATTGAAGATAAACGCGAAATTTTTTTCGACATAATAGATAAATTAGTACTTGATAAGAAAATCCCTGATAGCAAATATCCTAAGCAAAATATTGTGCCTACATTATGTTTTATGTCATTGATAGAAAAAATGAAAGCAATAACACGGTTAGCTAAGCGTGATGTCATTCATTTGTTTAACCCAAATCATATTGATAAACCGTTTTTGGAAAAAGTAGAGAATGAAAAAAACAAACAAGATATACGCAAATTAGAAATATTTTTAGAAAATAATGGAATAGCACGCCCAAACGTATCGAATACTGGAAAAACAAAACCGGAACGAGAAGAAGCGTTAACATTATACATTCGCGATTTAATAAAAATATTCCATTCATTTGGAATCCATAAAACGGTGGATGATATGTTGATTGGCGTATTCAACACAAAAATACAAGACATTAAAAATGAAATACAACAACGAGAAAATATGAAAAAAGAACAAGAAAAACACGCTCAAGACCAAAAAAATAAATTATATTCCATCATTAAAAATGTGAAAGGAACTGGCGGTTTATTCAGTGAAGCACGTAAGACATTGCCTTATTTTTCCAATAGAGAAAAATTAGATATAATACAAAATTTGTCTCCTGGATTTGCAACAATTTTAAACTCGCAGTTAGAACCAGAATTGGATAAAGATTCGACCTCTATTATAGATGATGCCTTAATTGATATATTAAATGAAAAATTTAAAAAAGCATAGAACTTTTATAGACTATAAAAATAAAAACTTAAAATGTTCTCAATATAGATATATATTTTGAGAACAATACATGTGTGGAATCGTCGGTTATTTAGGAAACGATAAACATAACGAATATATATTGTCCGGATTAAGATTATTACAAAATCGTGGTTATGATTCAGTAGGTATTTCTTGTATCTCAAATGGAGAACTTCATACTACAAAATTCGCCTCTAAAACTACGTGTGATGCATTAGACCAATTAGAAGAAACAGTCAATCTTCAAAATATAAAATCCAATTGCGCGATCGGTCATACCCGTTGGGCGACACATGGTGGAAAGACTGATATAAACGCACATCCACATCACGATAATAAAAATAAAATCGCATTAGCACATAATGGAATTATTGAGAACTTTGCGGAATTAAAATCAAAATTATTAGAAAAAGGGTATCTATTCAAATCTCAAACGGATACGGAAATCATTGCGGTTCTCATTGGTTATTATATGGATATAGGAGAACCTATTGAAACAGCTATACAAAAAACTATTTCGGAATTAATAGGAACATGGGCGTTAGTGATACTACATGTGGATTATCCCAATAAAATATGGATTACGCGTAATGGTTCTCCATTATTGTTAGGAATGGAAGAAGAATTTATTATGGTTGCCTCGGAACAAATCGCTTTTGGTAATTATATCAAAAAATATATAGTATTAGACAATCATGATTTAATCGAAATTACAAAAGAAGCGAGAACCATTACCTATAATAAAAATATACAGCGCTATGCGATCAAAGATAAAGCCCATCAAAATATAGAAACGAAACCCGCCAATTATAAGCATTGGATGTTAAAAGAAATCATGGAACAACCTGAATGTATTATTCGCGCAATGAATAATTATGGTAGAATTGAGAACAATGTATGTGTAAAATTGGGTGGTTTAGATTCAAATAAATCCCGTTTATTAGATATACAACATCTTATACTATTGGGTTGTGGTACATCATACCATGCGGGGTTATGGTCCTTAGATTTATTTAAAACATTAGATATATTTGAAACCGTGGTTGCTTATGATGGTGCGGAATTTCATGTGAAAGATATTCCCAAAAAAGGTAATTCCGGAATTATTTTTTTATCACAATCGGGTGAAACCAAAGATTTACACCGGTGTATCCAAATCGCAAAAGATTATGATTTAGCCAGCATGGGCGTAGTAAATGTAGTAGATTCTATGATTGCGCGCGAAACGAATTGTGGTGTCTATTTGAATGCAGGAAGAGAAGTGGGCGTAGCGTCTACTAAATCATTTACGAATCAATGTGTGGTATTATCTATGATTGCTATATGGTTCTCACAAAATAGAGGAACTTGTATGGAAAGAAGAAGACAAATGATAAATGATTTACGAAATTTGCCATTTCATATAGAGAATATTTTTAATCATATCGAGAACCTTGAGAATTTTGTCAAATCATTTATAAATCAACATTCATGTTTTATATTAGGAAAGGGAAAAAATGAAGCCATTGCAAAAGAGGGCGCATTAAAAATAAAGGAAATCGCCTATATACATGCCGAAGGGTTCAGTTCCAGTTCTCTCAAACATGGTCCATTTGCGTTGATTGAAGAAAATTTACCTATTCTTATTTTGGATGTAGATGATGAAAACCGAGAAAAAAACAGAAACGCATATCAGGAAATATTGGCGAGAAATGCATTTATATTACGAATTTCAGATACCACCGAAGGAGAATTAAAAATAGATAAAAATGTCACATTTGGCGGTATTATTGCGAATATTTATATCCAATTATTGAGTTACCACTTATCCGTCAAACAAGGATATAACCCCGATTTTCCAAAAAATTTGGCGAAAGTGGTTACGGTGGAATAATCAAGTATAATTTTACTCAAAAATACAAAGTAAAAATATAGTGATAATATATATGCCCATCTCTAGAAAAAGATTTAGTAAAAAATCAGTTAGAAAAAATACTAGAAATCACAAAAAAAGAACATCTCGTCGTAAAAACAGAAAAAATGAAAAACAATTCCGATTTATTGGTGGATTTGGAGAAGATGGTGAATGTTCTATTTGTTTAGAACCATTAACAGATAATACGAATGGAGAAATATACGAGACAAACTGTCACCCTATTCCGCATAAATTTCATCGCGGTTGTATTGAACGAAGTTGTCGTCAACAAGTAAACAACAATATACCAGAATGCACTTGTCCACTTTGTAGAACTCCATTAAACCCTAGTCCAATTACAGACCCTAATGCTCCTCCCACTCATACATACGCTGTTGAATTTTTTATAAAAGATTATCTAGGTAACCGCCGCCGTGTAGATATTCAAGATATTTCATTTCAGCGAAGGAATGGAATAATTGATTTTTTGGAAAGTGAATTTCCGGGTATAAATAGGAATATATATTTTGCTGGTGATAGTGGTCCATATGGATACATTGTTCTTCGTGATAATCCGAATAATGTAAGAATTCGTACTGGAGATATTGATATACCAGTTCGATACCGCCCTTACAGCAGCAGAGATTTAAATGTTAATTTATTACGTATTCGTGATGCTGTTGGAGAATTCCAACCACAAGAATAACTTATTTACTATTCAAAAAGACCAAGTAAGTATTCGTAGTTGGGTGTTTCTTCAAATTTGAGGTTTCTACAGTAAGACAAATACGTTATCACTTCTGGTGGTATTTGTTCGTCCTTTAATAAATTTATTTTTTTTATTTTCATATGATTATTTACATTTTTATAGTCTTGTATATAGCATATACAAGACAACATACCCAACCGACTCCAAATCATCTCTCCTTGACGGTTCAATTCCGTCATGAACATTTACACTTATGTAATTCGGTGTTCCGAGTGGGTTTTTTCCTACTCTGTTGGAATAATTTGTATTTACAGTTGTAACTATTTGTAACCATATTATGATAACAAATAGTTTATTTAGTATTCTTTTATTTATGTATGTTATATATAATGTCGGGCTGTACGTGTCTTGGAGTATGCGCGTGTTCCGCAGTCGCAATGATGGCTTTTTTATTTTCTTCAAAATCAGGTTCTCAAAAACAATGTAATCATTGTAATGAAATAGAACCAAAAATCATTGGTGATGAAATGGTATAATTATATAGTGCCATTCAAAATGACTTCAAACATTTTTTCATAGTATTCGGGTTCTCTATTCTGCTCTTCCAACACATGATTGGTAAAATCTTTTTGGGGTATCATTTCTTTTGTATCAGCAGACATATCATGTTGTAATTCACTTTTTATCATTTCTTGGAAACTTTCAAAGGTAAGACCCGTCCATTCATTCTCACGATGTACGGGCTTATGTTTTTCTATTGGTTTTTCAGACGATATAAGTGAATAAGTCATATGCAACCCTGTTTCTTCAAATTGATTTTTTCTATAAAAGGGTGAAAGTTCTTCGCTACATACTAAGGTACATTTATAACAGTTCTTTTCCATTGATTTTTGTTTGGCATAATCCATTAATCGACTACCAATTTTTAGTCCTTTTTTGCTACCAGCACTTTGATAATCTTTATCAACGACTACATCTTCAATATGGGAGTAAATCGCACCATGATGAATGAATTTTTGTTCGTAAATAACGGTGATAGAACCAATGATTCTGTTCTCATGCCGGGCTACATAAATTTCGGCATAGGTAAATATTTTATCGTACATTTCACAGAATTTGTCAAATGTCATATCGGTTTCTACGGGTCTAAACTGATTCATCAAATCTAAATAGTTTTGAAAATCACCTTTTTCTAAATGATTGATTCGTATATCCATCACACAATATATATTATAGCATTCAATCTATAATATATTTTATTCTTTCAATATTTGTTGTAAAAAATCATGATTTGTCTTCGCGTCATTATATCCACGATTATAAAGTTCAATAAAATCATATTTATTTTTAGAGAACAATGTAGTAAATTCGGTAATATCACCCAATGCGGATTTTTTTTCTTTCTTTTGTTCCCACATACTGGGTGTAATATGTAATACATTTTTACTTATATTCAAATAAGGATATCGACTAAATCCACCATCAAAAGTAAATTTATTATGATATCTATTTATAATTCCACCAGTGATAAGTGGAATATGAGAACTTGCGATGCAACAATCAATGGCATCCTCTAAATTATGAAATCCCGAATAAATATTTGTTTCTGGATAAATCCCATGAAACGCAGTAACACCGATAAACAATCGTTGTAAATCAAAATCATCGGTCGTATAAAATTCCATAATGCGTTTTTTCATGAGGTTCTCTAATTCTATAATGGTGTTGGAATGTTTGATACTATAATCTACGATTTCGGTTTTAAAATTTTTAATATCTTTCTTACATGTAAGCATTAATGAATTCCACGCACCAGCCGAAGCGCCGGAAAATATGAACGGGCTCAAATCAAAATGGTCTTTGATATACATACAAACCCCTAACATATACACGCCTTTGAAGCCGCCAGGTGATATAGAAATGATTTTTTTATTTTTAATAGATTCATTCTCCATAAAAAAGTTTTCCTTCTCATTATCTCCAAATATTTTTTTATTATTGTTGGAAATAATATATTGAGAATGATGCATATTTAATTTTATACGATTATTGTTACGCAAACTACGAAAACATTTTAACATTGACATATTGAATAAATAAAACAGTAATAATTTATATACAACTTTCATTTTATATCTCTTTATAATATGCGAAAAAAATAAAAAATAAGAATATTTTTACGCAAATATTCTTATTCGTGTTTTTTATTTTTATTTAATACATTACAGCATAATATTCTATAAACTATTATTTATTTTATTTTTATTATTTTTATTATTTTTTAAACTACCTTCTTCTTTACTACTTTCTTCTTGGCTGGCTCGGCTGCTGGTTCTGCCGCGACTTCTACTGGTGCTTCTACTTTTTTCACAACCTTTTTAACAACTGGTGCTGGCGCTGGTTCTGCTTCCTCTTCTTCGTCACTATCTGCGACTAATGTTTGTGACGGAGTTGATGCAGGTACTGCTTCTTCATCATCTTCTACTTCGGTTTCAGCAACTGGTTTATCCATATTTGTAATTTCATCACTGGATAATGCGATATGACATTTACCATAGACGCTAATAATTTCTTGGGGCTTGACTACACATTGGTTTAATTTCCATGTTACACCCCAACCCTTGCCACCAAACCATAATCCACCACATTGTAAGACACAAGCAACTTTACTCATCTTAGTAATGAAATCTTGTGGGGTCATACGGTCGTTATCGCATGGGAATATTAATTTTTGGTTAGTATCATAAATTTCAATAGCCCATCGTCCATCATAATTTGGAACTTTGGCACGAATAGATGGTGGCTTAGTTAAGTCTATTTTTTTAGTATTTTTATCTTTTGAGTATTTAATAAATGGGAAGAAATTGTGTTTCACTACATCCCTTGATAATTCTTCTCCAAACCAGACTTCACTGTTTCTAACAGCATCATCTAAAATTTGGTTTTCAAAATCTTTTAATTTCTTTAAGAAATCAGTAGTGGCTTCTGTTTTATATTGTTCGTTTGGAAAATTTAATGAAATAGTAAATTTACCATCCGATTCGCCAGTTTTTTCATCGGTGAAATCAGAAATGCCCCAGGTCATCATCAAAGGAGTTGAAATATGTAATGCGCGATTTGTTTGAGTACTAATAATATTTATTGATTTTGCGCCACGATCATTGATCTTTGGCTGCATATAACGAATACTTGAAGTATTCCATTGGTTTACTGGTAAAACGATAGGTGCGGATTTGTTTGACATTATTGTTTGATAGTAGTAGTGTGCGGTAAGTAGGTTTTATAAAAAGCTGGTATAAGAAGCTGATATAAGTTATACTATATATAGTGGTATTTCTTTAATTCAATTTTTTATATATTTTATGAAAAATCATGTTCTCTTTTCTAAAGTTCATGTTCTCAATTATAATTATGTTCTCAATTATAATTATGTTCTCAATTATAATTATGTTCTCAATTATAATTATAATTATAATTTATATTTTCCACCTTTTTAACATCCAGATAAAAGGGAGGGTTCGTCCAAGGGAACCGTAGGTTCCCTGGATTTCCCTACAATTAATATTTGATTATCCACCAAACACCATAGTTATATGGACGGGTTTCATTTGCATCAACACTTGTCGTGCTATTACTTATAGTGGTGGCAACAGATATACCAGTTGTAGAACTATTTATATTATTCCATGTTTTTGAACCAGCACTATCATATCCTGCAAAACTAGGAATGGTTCCTGGATAAGCATTTCCACCACTATTGTTATAATCATCATTTATAGTATATTGACTATGTGTATGACCGGAATCAGTAACCACAGATGAAGCCGTATGTGTGTGTGTTTGTGTAGCATGTGTTTGTGAAGCATTCAACGATGGACCTGAATAGACACCATTTGTACCAGTTCCTCTTAAAAATGCACCTTGGTAATTTGGCACATTGAAACTGGTATCACTTACACCAAATGTACTTCCAATGACTGCATACAATGCAGAATAGACAGTTTTTCCATAAGATGTACCATCACAAAGTAACCAACCATCCGGTGATGTGCCAACTGTAAAAGCCATAATACTACCTACGGGTGGTGCAATAGAAATATAATTAATCGTATATTTTTTTGATGTATTTACAATGCCACTTACGTCTAAATTAGTTAGTGGTTCGGTTGCCATATTTATTGCTACATTTCCAGTATTTACATTATAAATATTATTTGTCCCTTTGGACGTCCATAAAAATTCTTCTTGGAATTCAGGAACAACGCCTTGGTGCGGAGACAAATGATAATTGATTTTATTATTATAATACAAAATTTGATTTAATGTAGCGTTCTTACGTCTATGGGCGAACATATATAATATATAAAAATATAATTTATGTTGAATTTACACAAATTATATAATCTAAACTAATATGCCACTGATTCATACAACCATGGCATGGTTTCTCTTGCACCAGCAGAAACAACCGTCAATGCAGACAATACATGTAATGCCCCAATTTTTCTATGGTCTTCATCGATCCCACTATATACCATATTTTCAATTACAGTTAAACATGAAATTTTCAAATGATCTTCGGTAACATTCGGTTGATGATTGAAAATATTAGAAAATGGTTCAAACAAAGGACATATTTTTAATTTAATTTCGCGCGATAAGCCTCCTCGATAATACCAAATATCATGTAATATTCGATATAGTCGATAATATGTTTGCCGCTGTAATCCAGAAAACCATTCGCTATTCGTATAATTTCCCAATTGGTCTATTTCCATAAATAATTCTTGTATTCTAACATAAATTGGTTTTCTACGAATTTCCGTAATTTTATTATAAGCCATCCGTAATTCAGGCGTCAATGGCGTTATCACACGTGGATTATAATAATTATTTGATAATTCAGAATTTAATACATTGTTTGAAGTTGGTTGCACACGTTCTAATATATTTGTAGAACTTTGCGAACGTGGAATCGTTCGTATATGATTCATTTGTCCGTTTAATGATTCCGCTATACGTTCTAGTGTAAAACGGTTTGTTAAAATGGGATGCGGTCTCAAATGACTACACGTAGGACGTTCATGTAATATATTTAATTTCATATAGGTTTCATCTTTATGTTCGGCAAAGACAAATTGTATAATATTATACAAAGTTATGATTTCGCGAATATGTTTTACATCCATCACTTCGCGATTATATGGATTTGTTATTTTTCCCCGTTTTTTAATTAATTCCACAATAGATGTGAGATTAAATCCATATACGAAATCTTTGGCATCTTTATAACTATAAAATAATTCAAATGGAATTTCATCCAATGGTTCTAGTGTAACAAAATCCGTGTCATTTACACATATCTTACGATCGTTGAAAGCTGGACCACGCATTTTGAATGACAATCTAACTATAAATCCCCGAAATAGTTTTTGAATTTTGATTGAATATTTCATTTTTTTAAAATGCGTTTCTATGCGTTCTATTAATATACCTTTGTTTCCAGTCACTGGTAATTTATAATGTTTTACTAACATTTTTAATTCCGGTAATTTATATGATTTTAAATTGATATGATTCTTATAATATTCATCACATGTTACGATTTTAAAATCATCAGCCGCTTTGGTTTTACGCGTTTTTTTCGTGTTTTTAGAAAGTACATTTTCTAATATGTTCTCTTTTATAAATTTAGATAATGAATTTGTCATTTCAGTCATACCAATATATAGTATACAATAGATATTATTTATACTGTTTTAAATAATGTATTCATAATTATTATATTGTTTTATTCTTACATGCTGTCACCAATTCAGTTAAAATTTCAATAACATCATGATTTGTATATTTAAAACATATATTTTGTATATCCGCAGGAGATATTACATAATCCTTCATATTCGCAAAATATTCATTGTAATCTGGGTTCTCACAATCTATATTGCGAATTTTATGTAACATTTCTTTTATTATATGAATAGATGCCAATTTAAATTCATGGTGGAAATCGATGCGTCCTGACCGAGTGAATGCAGGATCTATATGCTCTAAATGGTTTGTTGTAAATATTATCATAGCATTATGTAACTCTATAATACCATCTAGAACATTCAATACGCATTCTAACGTCAATTCATCTTCTACTTTTTTATCAAATAATGTCATTGTATCCAACTCTTTTATTATTTTTTCGGGTCCATTTTTCTTGTCATACTTATCTATCATTTGTTGAATTTTACTATAATCATTGCAAACTCCACATGGTTTACTCATTCTATTTTTTAAAATATCACTTTTGTTTGCATCAAAATCCTCAAAAATAAAACACAATTCACGAATGGAATATTCTTTATCATTTATTTTAGTGGTTCGAAACAAACTACAAAAATCAGTACATGTTTTTAATTTAGACCAAGTCACTAATACCCCATGTCTTCCAGTGCGATTTAATATGCCACGTATCGTACATGATTTACCACAACCAGGTGGACCCCGTAATAAAATAGATGCTTTGAATGTAACTCCTGCTTCTTCATATTCTCTTTCGTAATCCGATTTTTCACCGGTTTTATTCACTTTGAATTTATCCACATATTCAATTAATTTTTCTTTTCCTTCAAAATAAATATTTTTATCTAGTGATTTATTACTCTTAAATGGATATTCGTGATATTGTAATTTAATTTTATCATATTCATCCTTATGTGTGCCTGCATATTCAAATAACATATGTGTTTTTTTATCCATAATTTCATTATTATATGATTGTAGACAATTTGTTACAAATTCATCCAAAATATGATATTTATTTTTTTCCTTGATTGTCAACCTATAACTATGTATTTTATATGAATTTTTGGGTTTCTCTTTTTCATCTGGCGCATTTTCTTCATAGATACTAATTTCAATAAATATGTTATGAATAGGACAAAGTAAAATTTTTTGATTATATTCAGGTATCATTACAAATTCTGTTTTTTCTTCTTCATACATATTGAATTGTAATTTTGCCATTTCTTTAAAATTATTTATATCACTTAATTTGTGATTTAATAAATAATAAGTAATTGCTCGGAATTTGTCACTATATAATACATGTGTTATTTGTTTATTTCCACTAAACCCAGTATGGTAAACTTTACGATGTCCGGTGATAGTTAACGAACTTGAATTACCATATTGAAAACTACTTAATGCATGTTTCATTTTATTTTGTACCATTTCACTGGAAAATATTTGATAAATAAAATAAATAAATACGAAATAAACCAGATTATAATTATTTATAAATAATTTGGTGGATAATTCATTTAATACTTTTGAATATATTGTTACTTGTAAAATGTGTAACGGGTCTATCATTTCATATATTTGTGAATAATTATTTATATGATTTCAAAATATATGTAAATATATATAATTATTGCGTTTTTTATATAATTTATAAAATTCCTTAGGATAAATCAAGTAATGAAAAATATAAAATATATATTTTATGAAAAAAGAACTTAAAAAGGATACGCTTTATAGTAATATAGTAAGAATGGTTAGAGCATCTAAGACTTCCGAAAAGCAATCCGCAACCCCTGCCCCAGTCGCCGCCCCAGTAGAACAAACTGCCGCACCAAAAGTAGTACGTGCCAAAAAGCCAAAGGTTGAAGCCGTCGTTGCAGCACCAGTGACCCCTGTTGTTGAATCTGCTGCTCCTGTTGAATCATCCGATGTTTCCACATTAGCATCAAAGATGTCTGAATTCAGTGCCAAATTACAACAAATTGTTGGATTATTTGCCACCGTCAAGAACGATTTCAAGACACTTGAAAAGACTGTTTCTCGTGACTTAAAGGCAGCCCAAAAAGCCTCCTCAAAGAAGAAGAGAACAACTGCTAACCGTCAACCATCTGGTTTCGTTAAGCCAACTTTAATCAGTAACGAGCTTGCTGAATTCTTAGGCAAGACAGTTGGTACTGAAATGGCAAGAACTGCTGTTAGTAAGGAAATCAACCAATACATCCGCGCCAACAGTCTTCAAGACGCTGCCAATGGTCGCAAAATCAACCCTGATGCTAAATTATCAAAATTATTAAAGATCAACAAGGGTGATGAATTAACCTACTTTAACTTACAAAGATACATGAAGCATCACTTCATCAAGACTGGTGTTACTGCATCTGCTTAAATTATAAATATAAAATATAAATATATAATAAAGTAACAAAATCCAAATAAAAACTGTAAAATTGGCAAAGAAAAAGAAAAAGTAAGTAAATTATAACTGTAATATTACATAAATAAATCAATTTATGTAATAAATAACGCGCACTCAATCTCGCACACTAATACAATTTTGAATTTAGTAGACAAAGTGTCTGTATTCATCATTTTGTTCTCGAAGTAATCGAACATACTGATTCTTTTATTGTTGAATCATGTAAACACAATAAAATATTAAACCATAAAACAATATAAAAATGTATATGTAATAATAAATATAGTAAGTAATGTCAAAACCTACTGAAACAATAGACAACGATAACGACATAATAGACGATTTTAAAGAAGAAGAACAAAAGCAACCCATTCCTCCTCCTCCTCCAAATAAAAGTGCAGAAAACATCTTTATGCAAAAAGTGCATGATTACTTATCCAAAAATAAAACAAAAGTATATATATTAACACCATGTTATGGTAGTCTTTGTTTCGTGAATTATGTAAAATGTGTAATGGCTACAAGTGAAATGTTTCGTACTTTAGGTATTGGATTTTCCTTAGAATTTTGTAGAAATGATAGTTTAGTATCCCGAGCACGTAATAATTTAGTCGCAAAAGCAATGAACGACCCGGAAATGACACATATTCTTTTTATTGATGCGGATATTACATGGAATCCAAGTGATATATTGAAACTAATCGTTTGTAATAAAGCATTATGTGGTGGTGTATATCCATTAAAACATTATTACTGGGAAAGATTAACCGCAAATCCAGAAAAGAATTTCATAAAGGAAGTATTAGATAGAAAGAAAAAATCTGATTTTCATACCCATATTAGTAACGAACAAATGATACAACATAATTTATTAAGATATAATATTAATTATAATAACAACGTTCTTTCTATCGATAACAACTTAGCCAAAGTCAGACATTTAGCTACTGGATTTATGATGATTAAACGTTCCACGATTGAAAAAATGTCACAAGCATTTCCATCCACCAAATATACAGATGATGTCGGATTCTTACAAGGAAAAGAAAATGACTATGCTTATGCTTTATTTGATTGTGGAGTAGAAGATAACCATTATTATTCCGAAGATTGGCTATTTTGCCATCGCTGGACGAAAATGGGAGGTAGTATTTGGTTAGATGTAACGATTAATTTAGTTCATACCGGCAATGAAGATTTCAATGGTTCTTATTTATCTACCATCATGTAAATTCGTGAAAAAATACCATAAAAATATGATATGTTTATACCATATTTTTACGCTTGTTAGTTTAGAATAAAGTTATATTATTCATTATTATAATATAACAAACGGTGTAAAACGCTTTTCCTAGAAGTAATACATTTATAGAATTATTAAAATATCAACTGAAAGCCTTTTGGAAAAATATAATAATATTATATAAATACTATGACTACGCGCAATTGGCGAGTAAAAAAACGCGTTTAAGATGTAGTGATCCGTTTTTATGTACGAAAAATACATCAACAACAACTTATACTCCAAGTACATTGACTATTTCTACATATACTAGTATTGGTGATTCTACATGGGAAGCTCCCGCCTATGTAACTAGCGTTGAATATTTGATTGTTGGTGGAGGCGGTGGAGGCGGTGCTGCATATGACACTGGTTCGGCGGGTGGTGGTGGTGGTGGTTTAGTTTTATACGGAACAATGAGTGTAACACCAGGAAACACGTATAATATTACTGTTGGTGACGGAGGTGATGGTGGAGTAGGAATAGGTGACCGTTATACCACGCGATCTGAAAATAATGGTTCTAATGGTTCAGATTCTATATTTGACACTATAACAGCATATGGTGGTGGTGGTTATAAAAGTCGTAGTGCGAATGGTAATGCAGGGTTAGGTGGTTCAGTCGCAACTACGTTAACTGCTCCTACTGGAGGAAATGGTGCAGGAAGTAGAGACGGAGGTGAAAACGGTGGTGGTGGCGGTGGTAATACTACAGCTGGAGGTAGTAGCGATTCAACGCCACAAGTTTCAAAGACTGGTGGAGCTGGATTGACAAGTAGTATATCAGGAACTAGTCTAACATATGGCGCTGGTGGTGCTGGTGGTACAGTTGATGGTAGTTCAGATGGTTTATCCGGATCCAATAATAGAGGAAATGGTGGAGGTGGCGCAACAAGTGTTAGTTATGATTCTAAATCAGGAGGTAAAGGTGGTTCAGGCATTGTTATACTTAAATATTACATCTAATGATTTTCTAATAAAAAACAAATGAAAAGTCAACTATCCATTTAATTTTACAGATGAAAAAATAGCAGACAATAGATTACATAACAAATATAAATCCTTCTGGATATAATATTTCTTTTAATTTTTCCATATCAATCATTGGTTTATTATTATCAACAACCACGTCATTGTATGAATAATGTTCTAACTGGAACATTTGGTACGTTTTTAATAATTTTCCATAATCTTTAATATATTTTGTATTTTTAATTAACCATACATAATATGTCAATGGCGGTGTTACATTTTTATCCAATGTGTATTTCTCCAAATATTTTATATATTCGTAATACCATCGAATACTTTCATATAAAGATGTTTCCATATTTAAATTGTAATCTGTACCAGATAAAACCATGATTTCACAAAATAACCGACGTGATAATTTTAAATCATTCAATATTTTACAACAATCATATATAACAATCGTATGGTTTAATAAACTAATATGCCGCACAATCATTTTACAATCATATAAGAACATATCCATATCGTCACTAATACATCCATCTGCTATATTTTGTTTTATTAAATGAGCGCAATATTGGTCGGCTTCTCCAGGTGATACATAATACACAACGCCATATGATTCTAATAATTCTTTTACTTTTTTTATATCTTCATCTTTGATTGTAATAAACTGTTTTTTCAACGTATCCATACTTGCTAATAAATCCTGTTTTTTTTCTTCATTTGTTTCATTTTCAAATTGTTTTTGTATTTCCATATATTTTTGTTCGGCATCTAATTTATCCATTCTACGTTTTATTAATATTTCTTTTTTTTCTGCAGGTGGTTTTCCATCAAATACAAAGATTGGTTCAATTTCATAATGTTTCAGTATAGATATAAATAAATACATATGTTCCATGAGTGCATTTTCTCCTTTAAATTTATACATATATATGCTAGCATCTATGACAAACCGTTTCTTTTTCAACGCACTTAAATGACATTTTTTGATAGATTTTTTACTACAATTATCCATAAGAAATCGATTCAAATATTTAATACCCATCTTGTAAATATATTAGTTTAGTCTCGGTTTTGAATTATTATACATTATACATTTTCAAATTCAATTTTTTATCTACTATTATAATAACCTATATGTCAAAAAAATATACGAATATTCTTGATTTATTACATATTTTCAAGATTGGAAAACTAGAATTTAATACTACGAGTAAAGATATTGTTAAAGATTTATTTATATTATTTTCACAAGGTGAACGAAAATATGAAAAAATATCCAGTGGATTAAAACCGCAAATCTCAAATATGTTTACCAAAAGTGATGAGTTTGGATATATGTCTATTGAAAACCAAAATGAAATCGTAAAAATGAAAGGAACACAATATCAATATGATTTTAGCATTGATTCGAATCATTTTTCGGTTGTTTTTTATACCAACACAATGAATGAGGTCGACATCCAAAAATATATCAAATGGGTATATATTTGGTTATATATAGCAAAAACCTATGCCAAATCAAAATGCTCTTCTGAATTAAAGATATATTTATATTTAACCAATTTAAAAAAAAAATTACCAAAAGATCAAGGCACGATAGGACAAGAACATGCCAATACTGGGTATACTATGTCTTGTAAAAAAAAGAATGAAATCAATATATTTAGAGAAGAAGAATGGTTTAAAGTTCTCATTCATGAATCATTTCATGCTTTTGGATTGGACTTTTCCGAATTGGATAATACCCCATATGATGGTTCAGAACAAATACTCAAACTTTTTCCAGTAGCATCGGATGTTAATTTGTTTGAAACGTATTGCGAAATGTGGGCTGAATTATTAAATGTGATGTTTATCTCATATTTTAACCAAACAACAAAAACAATAAATGTGTATGAAAATATAGATAAATTAATTCACGACGTGGAGAACCGAATACACTATGAAAGATTATTTTCTTTATTTCAATGTGCCAAAGTTCTCTATCATTATAAATTAGATTATAAAGAATTGTATGAAAAAACACCAGACGCCCAAAAAGAACGAACAAATAAATATAAAGAAGATACAAATGTTCTCTCTTATTATATCATTAAATCCATTTTCATGTTTTTTATAGACGATTATATGAATTGGTGTTTTGATAATAATAAAACACATACCGAATTCTTTACTCTACAAATAAAACAAACACCGGAAAGCATACATAAATATTGTAAATTTATTGAGAACCATTATAAAACCGCCCAATATACAAGTTCTCTACTTTTATTTGAAAATTGGTTTCGTAATTCAAAAAATCTCAATACTATAAGTCCAGAATTATATAACACATTACGTATGACTGTAAACGCCGCATAAAAAAAGGCTTTCGCCCTTTTTTATTTTTATTTAATTTTTATTTTATGCGCTAACATTTAGTTCTTCCATTGTCAATGGTTTCATGGTTTCGTTTTTAGATTCTTCTGATAATTGCAATAATGAAGATAAGATGCGGATTTTCTCTTCCATTGCTTCCATTTTTATTTTCTGTTCTTCAATTAAATTTTCCATGAATTTATTACTGGCAATTAATTGATGGATATTTAATTCCGGAACTTTTACTTCTGGAATGGGTGTTTTATTAATTCTCACTGCGAAATAACGGTGTAATGCTGAATTATTCTTTGAACGAATATTAATATATTGTCTTCTGTTTGGAGTCCAATATCCATTTAATCGGATTTCAGATTCTTCTTTTAAATCGTATAACATATTTTCAGCGGTTTCATACCACATATCAAAATGGACGAACGCTGAAATATTTGTAGAGTTATTCGCTAATTTTTTTTCTACATAATCAATGCGGTTTACCTTGCCTAATTGTATTTTTTCTTCAAAATAGTTTTTTAAACTGGATTCGTCAAATAAATGTTCTCCATCTAATGACATATCCTTTGGTAATACTGGAATGTATAAACTTTTAAATTGTACGTTTAATTTAGTTAATGGTGCTGGTGCTGATGTAAATTCCATTGTTCTTAGTTTAGAAAGTTGTTTGAGATTGTTTGGTTGTTTGGTTGTCTATAGAATATTTAGAAAAAAGTAATTCAATTTTATCCAGGGAACCTACGGTTCCCTTGGACGAACCCTCCCTTTGTATGGAAACCAATGTTAGGTGTTCTGCTCCTATGCTCGCTCCTTTTTTGTTTATAATTTTGAGAACATGAAATATATCTAGGAAAATATTTAGGAATTTTTAGATAAGGAAGGGGTCGTAGGGGAAACCTTGGTTTCCCTACTGGAAATAATATATTATAGTATATTATAAAATGACTTCTCAATTAAAAACCAGCAACTACGAAATTATCACTGCCGCAGTTCATGAAATATTATCTTCTGGTAAATACTCACATGCTATTATAGATGTTTTTACAAATAGTTCAAAAACAATTTTTGCAGTAGATTCGAATGGTGTAACCGTTGATGATAGAAGAGTACAAAGTATTTCACAAACATTAGCGCATGTAAATGAGAATGGTGATTCAATAAATCCTACAGTTACAATAGAATTTACAGATGGAACGAATTTCACTTCCGATGATGTTTTAGACAAATTTTGGTATACAGTTTCCGGTGTGCCTGTTGTATTAAAGAAATTTTAATTTGGGTGTGTCATCATAAATATATTTAGTATTCATATAATAAATATATTTTTATTCTTTTGTTTTATCTTCATTCGCAATTGCCACCCGAACTTTCATTAATAAATCATCAATCTTAGGCGTATCTCCTCTTTTAAATTGCATTAATTTCGCATTCTTTGTTTCCATCAATATTTTTTTCAAATCCAAATTTTGAGAAAATTTGGCGACTAATGCTCGTTTACGTTCTTCTATATATCGTGAATTGACACCAACCTCAAAAAAATCCGCATCTATTTTTACATGTTCGGGGAGTTTTTGTTTGGATTTTAATTTATTACTTTTCTTCGCTGCTTGTTTCGCCAAAGTAACATCTTTACTAATATCTGTTTCACTATCTAATGAAAAAGTTGCATAAATATCTGGATATCCTTTTTTATATTGAGACCCCAAATAATAATGTTCTACTGACGCCCATCTTTTTCCATCTATCTTAAATGGCGCAATCCAATCATCATCTAATTTTTTACGCCAATCTTCACATACTTTATCTTTATTTAATGCATTAAAATCCATGAATCGATTTTTATTCATTTTTTCACCCGAACCTTTCCCTGCTTTTGCATTCGCAGATTTATTATAAAACATAAATATTGTTTCAGGGTCATACAATTGTATATCTTCATTTTCATCATCCTCTGGTGCTCCTTCGTCGGGTGACAACCCCAATTTCGTTTTTAAATTACGAAATTCTTTTATCAAATAATAAGGACCCGCATTTTTCTCCATACATTTGTTTATAATGAGCGCTTTTATATCATAAGGTATTTCAGGATATTTTAATATGCGTTTTTCTTTATAAGTAATTAATTGATAATGATTTCCCTGGTGACTTACCATAATATAACAATCCGGTGAATAATTGTCTACATTTGTAACATCATCTATTAATTGTCCGCATTGCAATACCGAATCCAAATCACCATTTTTATATGCTTCTTCAGATAAAATAATACATTTCATATTTAATTTTTTTTCCAAAGTAGAAATCGCCCATGTATCCGCCCAAAAATTGGACGTTTTGACAACGCCTTTGAATTTTTCATAACTATCAATCCCCTCCATAAATTCAAATTCAGACATCATTTCTTTGGTATCCTCTTTTTGTATTTTGAAATTATTATATTGTTCTACTATATTCTTTGCTTCCTTTAAAAGAACAGTAGACTCTGCTTTGTCAGTTGTCTTTTCGCTACGTTTTTTTAATTCCGCTATTATTTTTTTTGCATCTTTCATTTCTTTGTCTTTTGCATGGATTTCGCCTAAAAAATTCATATACAATGTGCGATATTGTTGGTATGTTTCATCCGTTGCCTCATCTGATAACAACGCTCTTAATTTTTCAGTCGTTGTTTTATATCCCATTTGTGCGTATGCTTCTACCAATGTATGAAAAAAACAATCTCCGTCGCCAGGTACATCCAATATATTATAATGTTCGTTTTTCATAAATTGCTGTATCCATACATTTCGGGTATTTTCTACATACTCATGTTTCATTTTATCACTATCTTCTTCTGTTTCTTCCGATAGTGGTTTGGACGCTTTTATACTATCATCTACATCAAATACCCCATCCTTTAATTGTTCTTTGGTGTTTTCATTTTCTTTTGATTTTTTATTTTCTGGTATTTTTAATCTGGTAGCATCATCATCGGATTCGTCTTCATTTGTTTCATTATCCGGCTGTTCCAAATATTCAGATTCTTCCTTTTTTTCAATAACTTCTACCTCTTCATCTACCTCTGCTAAATGTTGGTGACTTTCTTTATATTCCTTTATTTTACGAAGAATATATTCCTCATTATCAAACAATAATATATTTCCTTTTGATAAATCTATATCATTCTCCTCATCTAATATGCTAATTAATTTGCTACTTTCTATTTCAAAGACACCAATTCTTGCCACAGGAGAATTACCTAATAATAAATAAATCGTATAATAAATAATTCCATAATCTGAATAGGTATATTTTTCTCTACCTAATACAATCTCGATATCATTATGATATAATTCTATCTCGTAGACAGATGACGAATAACCAATATCCCCATCATCTATACTTTTTATTTCATTATATATAACTTTATCTGGATGAATCTTTGATTTCACCATTATATATAATGTAGTATTTTATTTTTTATTTTATTTTTACAAAGATTTTATTTATTCAATTTATCCACCATATCCATATATTTAAATATCGCTCTACTTGACAAACTCTGTCTATCTTTGGCTTTTAATTTGGAACATTCGGTCACATTCGTCAAAATTACATTCCAATTTTCCAAACTACTACATTCTGCTTTTATATTCGGAATAATGATAAATAAATTTTCGGTTATTTCTTCTACCTCATTCAATCGGTTTGGTTCATCTATGTATTTTGTTATCAATCCCTGTAAATATAAAATAATATCCAACAATAAGTCGGTTGTTATAATTTGTTTTTTCATCAAATTCACCAGGAATGCAGAAAGAGCCTTGCGTTTATCATTTGATTTATTATAATTACAAAATTTATCATAATCTGTATTCGGATCTACATATACGATTTCTTTTACATTTTCCTTATATTGAACTAAAAATTCTTCTATGATTGAATTAAATTCAGGGAATTTATCACCCAATTCTTTATATAAATCCGCATATAATTCCGAAAAAAACTTATTATTACTTGCTATATCAAATATCGCCTTTACTATGGTCTTCATATCTTCTATCTTATTCTCATTATCCAATAATATATTATTAATGTTCTCAATAATTGTTTCTAATTGACTTTTATAATTTTTGGCAGATATTTTATTTAAACACACTCGAATATCATTAATAGATTTTTCGATTCCTTCTTTTTTATCTATGACGGTTGCTTTAAATGGTACTGGGTTTCGAACTGCTTCCCAATCTTCATCAGTCACCTGTTTCGTATGTGACCTTCCTGATTTTTTATGGGAATAATGAGAACCCGATTTTTTCACTGGTTTTTCATAAGTTGTGGGGGTTTCTGTTTGGGTAGAACTGATATATAAATTTACTTCCTCCTGCAGTTTACAGATAATATTATTTATATTTTCTGGTAATGTATATTCAAACTTACCAAACATAATGGTGTTAAAATCCGTTAATGTATATTGTGGCATAATTTATAATTATTATATGTATATATCATCATAAATTTATGTTCTTTTATGAAAATAATATTTATTTCAGGTTCTCAAATTCGTTTATACGATTGACAAAATATATTTGAAATTTATATTATGTTATTTAATTGTATTTCATTTCCATTAGAAATAAATGCTCCACCAAAAAAGAAACCATCATTGAATAAGGAGAACCTGGTGAAACAATTTAAATTACCCATTCAATATTTAGAAGATAAATTCGCGGTTTCCGAAATCGTATCTACGGATTTGGAGTTAGATTCATGTGATAACGAAAAACAAAAATCCATGTACCATTATTTATTTAAACCACAACACCCATTTGCCGAGAAAATGATTCCTGAATGGAAGAAATACTATACCACCAATATTGAATATTTAAATGATACCAAATCCCTTTTAGAAAATATGAGAACCTTTAAAGAAAAACAAGCGGAAACTCCCTATGTAATGAATTGTGACAAAATTGCCGAAATTTGGGGGGAAATGAAACACAATGGAGATTTTTTGAATAAATATAATTATATTGATTGGGATATACTCAAAGAATTCAATAAATCGACATCAATACTACAAATCATCTCGTTTTTAAATATCGCATCGCCTATTCTTAGTTTCATATTGCCCTTCTTTTTATTACTCATTCCATTTATCATTTTAAAAATACAGGGCATTCCTATCACGTTCTCTATGTATTTAGAAGTATTAAAAGATATTGCTCGTCATCATTTTATTGGAAAAGCACTGGCGTTGGGGTTTACCAATATGACCTTTGACAAATTTATATATTTGATATTTATCCTCGGATTTTATTTATTACAGATATATCAAAATGTTACCACGTGTTATCGTATGTATCATAATATAAACCGTATAAATGACTACTTATTTGAAATACGCAATTTTATTCAATACTCCATTCATAATATGGATACCTTTTTAACGATAAATGCGAACGGCGAATCATACTCTGCATTTCATAAAGATATTGTACGACATAGAGAACAATTAGTAGAGTTTTATAATTCAATTGTAAACATCAAACCATTTTCACTGTCATTTGACAAATTTACTGAATTGGGCTATTTATTAAAATGTTTTTATGAATTACATTCAAATGAAGTATATGAAGATTCACTCGTATTTGCTTTTGGGTTTGAAGGATATACCAATAATTTATTAGGTGTATATGAGAACCTGGAAAATAAAATTGTCTCTTATGCGAATTTTGACGAGAACAACCATACATGCAAATTATCGCAACAATATTATCCTCCATTAATGGATGAGAACCCAGTGAAGAACGATTGCAATTTTGATAAAAACATGATTATTTCCTCTCCAAATGCCGGTGGAAAAACCACTATGATTAAAACCACTACAATCAATATCATTTTTACCCAACAGCTGGGTTGCGGATTTTATAAGTCATGTGTTCTCAAACCGTATACACATATCCATTCTTATTTGAATATTCCCGACACTTCTGGTCGCGATTCATTGTTCCAAGCCGAATCTCGTAGATGTAAAGAAATTATTGATATTATTAATGGAACGAATATTGAGAACACCCGACATTTCTGTATATTTGATGAATTGTATTCCGGTACAAATCCAAAAGAGGCGACCAAATCTGCTTATGCTTTCTTATTATATTTATCCAAATTCAAAAATGTGAATTTTATGTTGACGACTCATTATGTGGATATTTGTAAGAAATTTAAAAAATCGGAATGTATACAGAATTATAAAATGTTAGTTGAGAACCTGGAGAATGGTTCATTGAAATATACGTATAAAATGAAACGAGGAATTTCCAAGATTCAGGGTGCGATTAAAATTTTAGAACAAATGAATTATCCGAATGAAATCATAGATAGTGTAAAATGTTTTCGTAAATAACATAAAAAATAAATTGTAAAAAATATATCCATGTTTTTACAATTTCTCAAATCATCGTTTTTTGTGCTATCTATATTCGGGTCCTCTATTTTTACTGCATATAACCTATGTAAAATAAAAAAAATACACTTTATCAATCCCGAACTTATAAAACATAAATCCAAATTCGGTGAATATATGATTACGATTGGTAATACGATTTTTCCAGTGTTTACGACAACCACATGTATCAATGTTTATTTTATGGAGCGATTTGATACGAATAAACATTCTTTTTTACAGACTCTATTAAATTGTGCGGCGTATTCAATAATTGCCGAAATGTCCTATTACGTCTATCATCGTGCAATACACCATAAATATGTGTACAAACAAATTCATTCCAAACATCACGAAAATATAGTCGTCTATCCATTAGATTCCCTATATTTTACCAGCATTGATATCATTTGTTATGTTTCGTGTTTACATTCGCCGTTATTGTTTATTAAAATGGATTGGTTTGAATATTTTATTGCCTTATATTTCTATGTAACTATGGGTTTCTTATCTCATTCTAATCTCTGCTATAATCATCACGTTCTCCATCATAAATTATTTAAATGTAATTATTGTTTAGTCTTTCCATTTTTTGATATCGCATTCCAAACACTACGAATGAAATAAATGGGCGGTTTATTTCTCAAATATCATGATACGTTCAGAAGTTTCTTTATGTTTGGTTACATGTACGTCCTTGTTATACATTGGCTGTTGTGATTTCATAGTAAAATATTTCTTGGTAATCTTATTCATATCTTTTAATAAATCGTAACTATCGCCCGTATTTTGAGAACCATAACCAGATAAAATATAACACATTTTGCCTTTTGGAGCGAGAACATAATGACATAATTGGATCGTAGCTTCCCAATATTTTTCCAACCATTCTTCATAGGTTTTATATTTTTCCGTACTTTGATGTGCACTATCATAGAGTTCCAATTCATAATAGGGCGGACTGAAAAAAACTACATCAAAATAGGATTTATATTTGGTTTTAAAAGCTGCTGACTTCATTAAATCTTCGGATGGTTTACAATATATGGTCGTCTTTTTCATTGGATAATATGTTTTGGCAAATTCAGCGGTTTTCTTACATACATCCGGTATGACATCCGTTCCCACATATTCGGTTACCATCGGGTATTCCATAAATCCATAACAATAGGAAGACCACCCCAATGTAGGTGTAAATATTTTACTACCTTTTAATACGGAATGGTTTAATGAATATACTAAATATGGGTTCATGATGGATGCTCTAAAAAAATAAGAGGAGAACACGCTACCTATACGTCCCTTTTGTATATAATGAATCGCACTGGGAGTCAATAGTTTATAATCAATCGTGGAATTTACATATAAATCTTCCAACATGTTTAGAAAAGTGGCTACATTATCAATTCCTGAGGCGGTATGTTTCAATATGTTCTCGTAATGCATATTCCGAATGATATTTTTGTATTTCAATTCAATATTATTATTCATTTCTTTATTTTTCATAGCCGGAGTGGTGATATGTAATTTTTCCGGATTTACAGATAATGATAAATTATAATATCTGGTTAAATATTCATTGCGATTTTCAATGTTCTCCAAGAGTAATTTGATGGTAGGTTTTTCAATATCCTTTCTTTTCATATAATCTTTCAATGGTTCTCTTTTATCGCCAATTTTTACTTGGGCTTCATTGATAAATTCGGTCAATGTTTGCTGTTTTCTTTTGAAGAGGTTTAAAAAATCTTCTAATTCTAAAAATTTCATTTGGTTATAATAAAATGATATTTTTATTTGGGATGTTGTATCAATAATTTGTCTATCCAATAAATAATCGGTGTATTTATTTTATTATCTTTTACTGCCTGATAACCTATTTTACTGAGATGAACCATGTTCTCATGATTGATTTCCAACCAAATATTGTAAATAATAAATAATATGATTGTAGCCATTATGTCTTTATTATGTATTGTCGTATTTCGTAAACTCCATAATGGTATGATTTTTATACATAATTGTATAAGTGAAAACAAAAGAATATAATGGTACGAATTTTTATAGGAAATCATCAAGAATAACATGATTATATTTGTAAACAATGCGATTGCTAATCCTGCCTTTGGATTATAGGTTATTATTTGGAAATGATATAGTAAAAACCATATGAATATCCAATAGGAAAATACGAAATCAAATCTGGGTTGCATCTAAATTATATGGATATTTTTATTTTTCTCTTTGCTAATCTATTATATATTTTTTACGAAATATTAGACGATTCTAATAATAATACGAAACAATTATAAATAATCCAGAATAAGGGAGGGAGCGTCCGAGGGAACCGTAGGTTCCTTGGATTTATATAAATTTAACGAAAAAATTAGTGGTACCCCCTAAAAAATCGGAAAAAGAAATGGGGTCACTTTTCAAAAATGGACATTTTTAAAATGTCCAATTTTCAAAATGCGATTATTAAATTTTGAAAAAAAAATCAAAAAACCATTTTTACTCGGACATGCTTTAAATTCCAAAAAAATACGCCAAAAGTTGTTAGCATAATTTTTTTATTACTTTTTGGAAAAATAATTTAGAGATTTTTTATTAGTCTATTTTAGACTAATGGAGACTAATAAAAAATCTCCAATTTTTAATAACTATAAATATAAATGTATAATTTGTGACTATTATAGTAACAAAAATAGTGAATACACTAAACATTTATCCACTGCAAAACATATTCGGAGATTTTTGGCTAATGAAAAATCTCCAACCGATATATGCTGTCAAAATCAATTATATTCATGTGATTGTGGTAACAATTATAAACATTTATCTTCTTTATATAAACATAAAAAAACATGTTCGGGTTCCACTTCCAGAGAACCTAATATTTCCTCGGAGACACCCTCTCTTTTAATTGAAATGAAAGAACCAGGCGCATCCAATGAAATACCAATGGAATTGATATTGGAAGTGATAAAGCAGAGCAAGGAAGTTCAAAATGTTCTCATAGAACAAAATAAAGAATTACAAACTAAATTATTAGAGAAGGAAAATCAATTATTAGAGCAGAATGAAAAATACAACGAACAAATATTGGAATTGGCTAAGAAACCCAATATTATAAATTCTAACAATAATACATTCAATCTTAATGTATTCTTAAATGAAAAGTGTAAAGATGCAATGAATATAGTGGATTTTATAAATTCATTGCAATTAACTACTGACGATTTTGAAACAACTGGCAGATTAGGTTTTGTCAACGGTATTTCCAAAATTTTTATTAGTCAATTAAAAAAAGTGGATGTAGTATGTCGTCCGTTGCATTGTACGGATTTGAAACGAGAGACTCTGTATATAAAAGATAATGATAAATGGGAGAAAGATACGGACGAAAAGAAAAAATTAAAATGGGCTGTGAATCGTATCGCGCAGCTCAATTTAAATCAAATACAACAATGGCAGCAAAAATACCCGGATTGTGTAGAGAATAATACTCCAGCAAATGAAAAATTCACTGAATTAGCATTAGTGGCTTTGGGTGGCAGGGGACAAGAAGAAATTGAAAAATTTAATGAAAAAATAATGAAAAATGTTATCAAAGAAATAGTAGTGGATAAAATGTGATGGATTACGCCAAACAAGGGATGGACATTTAATCCACCGATAAATTAAATGTTCTTATGCACGTTTTCTCATGTAAAATTCCCGTTATTTATATTCAAAATAAAAGCCGTTGGTGTGTTTCCTTTCCTTATTTAATACTTTTCCTATCAAACTTTCGCGTAAATTTAATTCAATCGCACAATCTCTGATAGAATTAAATTCTTTTATTATATTTTTATTTATCTCATTATCATATTGTATAATTTTTCTTTTATTTGGATTTAAACCGGTATCGTAAGCGTGTTGCATATTTTCTTGATGTGTTACCCATTCAAGATTTTCAACTCTATTATCTAACGTATCTCCATTTTTATGGTTCACCTTATCTTTTGTTAAGTCATTATTTTCAATAAATGTTTTCGCAACGAGTATGTGTATTTTCTTTTTTTTGTATTGATAATATCCTTTTGATTTACCATTTTTTTTACAAATAGTAAATTTATCTTTTATTGTATATTCCTTGAATACGCATTTAGATCCTATTTTAATTGTATTTTGTTGTTTAACAGGTATTTTTAACCTTCCAACATTTGATATAAAATGATAATAAGGAACATCTTCTAAAATAATAGAAGGTATAAGTTTATCACTAACTTGTCTCCATTCTTCATTTTGAAGAGTTGAAATTACATTTTTATAAACCCATAAAAATCCATAAAATTCACTTTTGTTTAATATTGAATTTTTAATATTTTGACCCAAATTTCTTGTCAAGTCTTTTAATTGTTTTTTATCTTTGTTTTTAGTCAAAACGTTATTTTCATTAAAATTTTGTATAATCCAATCCGCACATAAAGCGTAAGAACTATACGTTTCTATAATGTTTCCTTCTTTATCAATTCTTTCAATAATATGAGAACCATATCCATTTTCATGGTTTTTAACAAAACCAATATTATTAGCTTGTTCTTTATAGGTTGCCCAACGCAAATTTGATACATTATTGTTTGTTTGTTCACTGTTATTAATATGGTCTACAGAAGGTTTATTTTCAGGGTTCGGAATGAATGCCTCGGCAACTAATCTATGACGTTGTTTTTGTATTATTTTTCCATCTTTTGTCAACCCATTGCGGATATAACCATCTTGGTCGAGTGTGTCTTTTAAAAATTTTTCTTTTCTATTTGGAAATACACTTTTCAATCTCCCATAATTACTTATATAATAATGATTGAAATCTTCTAACGCTTTCCAAATTTCTTCCATTGTTTATAAATATAAATAATAGGTTTGAATTATGTTTAAATCAATTTTATAGAATTCATACGTAAGAATTGGGACCAATTTTCAATAATAATTTATATAATTTTAACGAAAAAATTAGTGGTACCCCCTAAAAAATCGGAAAAAGAAATGGGGTCACTTTTCAAAAATGGACATTTTAAAAATGTCCAATTTTCAAAATGCGATTATTAAATTTTCAAAAAAAATCGAAAAATCCATTTTTACTCGTAGATGCTTTAAATGCCAAAAAAATGCGTCAAAATTTGTTACCATAAATTTTTTTATTATTTTTGACAAAATATTTTGGAGATTTTTTATTAGTCTAAAATGGCTAATAAAAGACTAATAAAAAAATCTCCAAAATTTGCAATTATTTTATTTTATCACGGTTATGGTAACAAAATATTGTATATGTTAACAATAATTTCGCAGCATAATTAAAAATGGAGATTTTTGGCTAATAAAAAATCTCCAACCGATACATGCATATAAAACAGTTCATTCATATAAGTATTGCAATATTGTATCAAGTGGTCGTGGTCAAGAAGAGGAACTGAAATTCAACGAAAATATTATTTACAACCTTATAAAATACGTAATATTTTATTGGAATATTGATTCTATAATAATGCATTTATTATCTGGATTTTCAAATTGTTTTCGGCAATATAAACCTTGGCGACTTTTTATTAGTCTAAAATGGCTAATAAACGACTAATAAAAAGTCGCCAAATTTTTAAATTTATAAATATATTATTAATTTTATCACTATTTCAGTAACCAAAATTTTTCATCTGATAAAATAATTCCGCTGCATAAATAAAATGGCGACTTTTGGCTAATAAAAAGTCGCCAAACGAATTATGATAACAAAATTACAATAAACATTATTTTATGCTAACAACTAACACATATATATATATATATATTTAAATACATATTCCAATGAATACAGTGTAAAATATTATACATAAATATATAATATTTTATGACGCACACATTACGATATACAATATATAACATACAAATTATACAAAATGTTTATTCATATATTTTTGGATAGTAAAATAAGTCAATTCAACTCCTTCAATTTCGTCGCCTAATAATTTACGTAATTTGGCATCAGGAACAATAATACGTTTATTCTCTGGATTTTTCAAATTATTTTCATCAATATATAAATTCAAATATTTGGTGATTTGGGTTCGCGCACGTTTTGTTCCTTTTTCACAATCCATAAAATCACATAAATCATCACTCAATGTAACGGGTAGAGCAAATCCCGACTTTTTCCTTGGTTTTTTTGGTTTTGTTTCTTTTTTTACATAATTCTTCACAAAATTATTAATCAACTTTTCAAATGTTTTGATTTCTTTATTGACTTCATCCAATGAATTTTTTTGTTCGGAAATTTTATTTCGAATAATGTCAAATTTGGCAATTATTTTGGTTAAATTTGCGGGTAAAATATCCGCATTATTTACTTCAATCTCCCCTACATTATCATCGATGCGAATAATATTCTCCATGTCTAAATATACTTTTATGTAGAAAATAGAAAAGTATATTTATATTGTTTTTTATGTATATGTTTTTATTCTATATATTTATGGTTGAGCTAGTTGTTCTCTTCCACCACGACTACGACCGCCGCGACCTCCACGTCCACCCATAGGTCTTCTTCGTTGGACGGTAGTGAATTCACCGTCTTGTGCGGGTCTATCCTCTGGGTGACCTTCTGGACGAATTCTATAACGACGAAATGGTTTTTGTACTGGTTCATCGCCAGATTCACCGGCTAATGGAGGACGATTGCGAGTTTCGCACATTAATTTACCACCTTTTAAACCAGTAATATTATTGGCTTGGAATTCATATTTTTCATTAGTGGAGGTCTCCAAATCAAATTCAACATATTCGCCTTGAACTAAATATTTATATTGTGAGTTAGTTACACGAATACTTGAATAATGGATAAAAACATCCTTGGCTTGGTCGGTTCCATCATTGATAGTGATAAACCCATATCCTGCCTTGTTATTAAACCATTTGACTTGACCTAATGTTTTAGTGGTTGCTGTGGAAGTTGTATCTTGTGTATTACTCATCGTATTACTCAATATAATCTAATACCAAAATACCTTTTATATTGTTTTTTCCAATAATTGTTTTATTACATTATATGCCGGTTCTTCGTCATATTTCAATGAATAACAATATTTGATATAATGCCAAATCACAGGTTTTATTTCCGCACAAAGAGTTTCTATATGTTCGATGGATTTCAATTCTTTACGTTTGATATTTTTAGGATGATATATATGTATCGCGGGATAGACACTCTGGTTCTCTATATTGGTGGTATTTTCCCATGGTAATTTTTCATAAAACAAATATAAAAACATATATCCCAACGAAATCATATCATCCCGTCGAGTTGCTTCAATACCATTATGGATATTTATGCTGACATAATTAGGCGTACCTAACATATGCATATTTTTATCATTATAGGGTATATGTTCTTTGTCTTCATTTATGTAGAATGTAGAGAACCCAAAATCAATTAAAAACAGTTCTCCTTGACGTATCATAATATTGTCAGGTTTCATATCTCGATGAATCACGAAATTATTATGTACGTTCTCAATGATTTCAATCGTTTTCAACATAATCATGTATATTTTAGAAGGAGTGAGCGATTTTAGTTTAATATATTCGCTTACCGAACATTCATAGAGAGGCATAATGGTGCAAATGTGGTCTTTATATTTACCATACCAATAAACAATCGGTATATGTTTCACATTATGGGTAGAAAGATAATTAATAATCGTCGTTTCATTTTTGAGTAATTTAATGGGAGAACCAAGAGATTCCATTTTGATAGCAATCGGTTCTCGTGTTTTAAGATGAGAACCTTTATAGACTATCCCGAATTGACCTTTACCAATTGGTTTTTCAATGATATATTTATTGTTTATCATTTCATTGGTTGTTTCATCCATTCTTGTTTCATTCATTTTGTATAATAATATTAATATCGTTTTATATTATATATGGAATTATTTTCCCAAATCAATTATAATTTAGAGAACCTATTAGATAAAATAAAAGAACCGTTGTATAAAGGTTCTCTCTATGTAATCTTTTTTTTATATTTTGTAGCGTTTTTTGGATTATATAGTTATAATCAACAATATTTATACTATTTACATTTATTTATGCAGATGTTTGTATGTATATTTTTAATTGTGCGGTTTCATCCATTTCGTAAACATTATTTGAAACCATTTGATGCCAATATTATATTTGGTAGCGCGGTTGTATTATTAACAAATTTAGGCGTTACAACATATATGGAAAACTATTTAAACAGTATTATTGTAAATACACATATTCAACTCATCCAATAACAAAATGGAAACGGAGCTCACCCATAGAGAACCCGAACACGAAGAAATAAATATAAACGAAATATTTGAAAATGCGGTGAAAGATCCTTCTACATTTTCCACGTTAGATATCGACCAATTATTAGATAAAATAGAGAATGAAACGAATGAGTATTTAGACGGAAAATCTATGAATTCAATTACAGATGAGATATATGACAAAATAAATGAATTGAATTTGAGAACCGAATATGCGAAAGAATTATGTAGTAAATTGATTGGATATAGGTATGTAGATGAAATCAATGAATTACACAAAGGAAAACATATTCGATGGTTGAGAACCAATAGCAAAGAAAAAATATTGACGAATGGCGGTATTGTAGTGAATATAAAATTTTTAGATAATGGCATACATGTAGTATGTAAAAATTCGCAAAATTTGTTTATACAAATCAAATTTGATGAATGCCTTATATTTCAAAAATTATCGGTGGAAGAACAACTCATCTTGATGGCGTATGAATATATCGACACATAATCAATTGTTTTTTCGTGAATATTTATTACCCATTCGCGTTATTTTTTTCCGGGTTTTATTATTCCGTTGGGTCAAATAAAAGAATTCTTTGACATGATACATAATTTTTTGGGCGACGAATATGTCAATATCGACGTTTTGTTTTGACATTGAGCCATGAATTGCATTATTTAAATCAAACCAATCATAGATAAATTCATATAAATTATTAGTAGTATCAATCTGATTGGATAATCCTATACCCATATCCGAGACAGTAAACCGATTTATAATATCATGAGTACTCAATGGGTGGCAATAACTCCTTGGTTTAATATAGTATACCTTTTCATTTACCATATTGTTAAAGTAGGTATTGTCAATAAAACAAATTTCCGTAGTTTTGGGTAAAAGCGTACAATTGATAAAATCATTGATATTTTTGTCTTGGGTAGTGCGATTTATTTCAATGATTTTATTATTTATTTTAAACGCACAAACGACCTTATCGAATAATTCGTCTTTCAAATGTAGTTTATAATTGAAATAATTGGTAATATATTTAATCCATGGTGGATTACATGAATTATTCGTATAAATATATATTTTATCACACACTCCTTTTTTGCGTTTCATGTATAAATAATCCAATATATTGAGAATACCAAAGCGTATGAATTCGGGAAATAAATCTAATAATTTATTGAATTCGGGTTGTTCTTCTTCTATTGGTTGTTTTTTTATCGTTTTCAAATGATTGATCCCGCACCATAACACGTATAAATCTGAAAATGAGCCGAGTGTTTCGTCTAAATCAAAGACAAATGCCTTATTATATTTTTTAATGTATTTTTTATTATAACATGCGCCTTTGTAAATTTGTAAATAACTGTATTCATTTGTAGACATACATATATTTTATATAATATACAAATATTATATAGAATGGAAAAATTTTATTTTATTGGCGTATTTCTAACGTAATTGATTTGTCAATCCGGTAATGCCAGTAGAACCGAATCCTCCTGTGCCTCGTTCGGTAGTTGTCAAATCCTGCTCTTCTACTAAGTAGACGAATATAGGACAAAGTGTGGGATGACAAATTTGTAATAAACGGGTGTGCTTTTCCAAGATATATTCGTGATTTGACTCATTGTTATTTTCTCTATTGCTATCATTATTTTGCAACCAACGAACTGCACCAATCAAATTTCCGCGATAACCTGAATCAATAATGCCGGTATGATTCGCCAACATCAATGGTGTTTTAGACATACTGGACCGAGGATGGACGGTGTAAGCACACGTTTGATGGGAATTCATTTTTTTATCAATATATACCATTTCTGCTTTTACTTTTAAATCTATGAATTTACTTTTGATAGGTTCATTAAAGACCACGTTATTCGGAATAAACAAATCAAATCCGGAATTTGGGAATACATCATTTATAATGCCGCGATTATGGTTCTCAATATGTTGTTTATATAATTCAACGAATGACGATTCATCACTATTGACAACTAATTTTAAAACGGCTACTTTTCCAACCCGATTCAAGAAATTATCATGATTGTTAATAAATTCCTCTATGATGTATTCTGACGAGCGCATTGTATAATAGAATACATATTTAATTCTTTATGTTTATTCTGGCAAAATATAAACCAATCATAATAATATATGAGTAAATTAAATTTCCATAACATATCTCCACATCACTCAATGTATATAGGTGAATATGATAGTCCAATAAGATTTTCTAATACGAATGATACCCGATATATTGGATTGTCAAATTATGAAAAAAAAATATATAATAGATTACGAAAATATGGTAATTTTGATAAAATAATGTATACCATCCAGAAATTCAAGGAATGTTGGGATTGGAATAGTTTTATACGCAATTATGATAATGCAAAAGGGATCAATCCATATATTATTCGGCATGAATTATTTATGGATGTTTAGAATTATTTGAGAACAAAAAAATTGAATAAAAAAATACGAAAAAACATAAAACACAACAAAAGTAGTAAAATGAATAAAATGATAGGATGCGTTCCAACAAGAAAAAGTCAAAGAGGTTTACCAGCTATAACAATGCGTGTAGTAACGCTTGGAAATGGTGACCCAGCAACTGCGACATACAACAATCAGAAACTGAATAACGCGGATATAAAAACATTTATAGAAAATAAAATAAAACCTGGATGCCAAATAGTACGTTTACCTATCCCGCCAGACGAATCACATTCTATAATTGTAGAGGTATTCTCCGATTTAGGTGCCTCCAATGTAGGTGCTATGATAGTTGATTGGGGAGGAGAATCAACACGACATATCAAAACAAATAAATGGAAAAATTATACCACATTTATAAATTGTTTAGAAAAAAAATATGGCAAAGTAGGATACCATGAAATTGATGAAGGTAGTTATGAAACTGCATGTCAAAGATATGAAACAAATCACGGGCAAGGAGGTTGTTCTCAGTATGTTGAAAATTGGATATACAAATATATTGGTAAAGAAGGAACATACGCAATTATACATAAAGATGATTGAACGACCTACATAGCTATTCGTGTAGTCAAAAATTATTTATAAATTTATATTGATGGCTAATGATAATGATACATATTCCTAATTGTAAAATATTTAGAAGATAAAAATTTATAGTTATTCATGTATTTATTGAATATTATTATGATAAATAAAAATCTTTTTTTTATAAATAATATATATAATAAAATGCACGCGCATACCCCAGAAACCAAACCAGAAGAAAAAGAAGTTCGCAAGGAAGAAGTCGTTCCAGTTGTTGAAACTATGGAAAGAGAACCAGTCAAGAAATGTTGTGTATTGAGTACCGAAGTAAAAACGGTATGTCATTGCTGTGTGCGTTCATGGTCGTTGTGTTTGAATGGTGTAGAAGGCAGTTGTGCTTTATTATCGGGATGTTGTTTATTCGCCAGTAGTTTAGCATTAGGATGCAATAAATGTTTAGAACAAATGGATTGTGACGGACATTAAAAATATAATACCATTACATTATAATATAATATAAATAAAATATATTATATTCTGTGTCAGCATAAAAAGGGAGGGTTCGTCCAAGGGAACCGTAGGTTCCCTGGATTAGGTTCCCCTGGATTTTTTGAATTCGCGCCATGAAATGGTTCTACCTTTATTCGGAGCAACTTTCTGCCCTTCAAATTCTTTATCAATATTATCCGCACGTTTTATGGCACTATCAATATATAATTCTTTCAAAAATTTACCAACCATAACGGAACCTTCATGTTGGTCGACTTGTCCGTCTTCAATTAATTTCAGTACGATAAGTAATTTTGTCATGATTTTTAAATCTAATTCATTTTTAATGATTTTATTAAAAATATCGGTATAATTACCGAATAAAAAAGGGCATTCTGAAATACATAATTCGCGAAATTGTTCTGCGCCATTTGTCATTAGATATTCATTCTTCTGTTTTAACTCTTCTAACTTACGAATATCATTACGTATTAATACACTATGCTTTAATTTACGTATGTTTTCGGTATTATCCTCACAATGGCTTTCATTGACTAGTCGCTTTAAATCTAATGCTTCTTTGGCATTCATGGTTTGTAATATATATAATACTAAATCTCTTTTATGTGTTTTTTTAACGAAATTTATATTTATTTATAATTTATAGAGAAGATGGAAAATGAAAATATTACATTCGTAGAAAATACAGCGATATCATTCTATGATGTTTTGTTTTATGTATTTGTAGCATTAATCATAGTAGGTGGGTTATTATATATGTATGGTAAAAGTAATGTGTATATAACAGATAAAATAAAAGAAACAGTTTCGTGGGTAGAACAAAAAATTCAAGATGTATACTATACAATTTTATTCAATAATAAAGTTCAAGGAAATACTATTAAAATAAGTCTATGAATTTAGGCAATTATAAATGTCTACCGATATTTTTATCTAACAAATATTTATATTGAAAAATGAAAATCAGTACTAATTTTGTGATTTTGGCTGTAACAATCGTTTTTGTTTTGTTCTTAACCCTTGGGTTTGGTTGTGTGAAAGTAAGTCCATACTATAAAGATAATTTATTCCCTCGTTATTTTAATTATGAAGGGTTCGCTCCTCTAAGTCCTTCTGAATTTTCAGCAGCTGGACCAGCTCCAACAACCGGTTTAGAAGTAGCAGGAAATGCCGAAGCAAAACCCGCTGTAAAAGTAGAAGGTTTTGAAGGATTACATAGTGCCCCGTTTGGTGCCGACAAATTAATTGATACATTTTCCCAAGTTCCTGGAAGTGCTACCTGTACTCCAAGTCCATATTCTAATTCATTAGGATATTTATGTTTAGATGAAAAACACAAACAATTATTAACTACTCGCGGTGGAAATTCTACTGGTAAAGATAGTGAAATTGGAGTGTAAATCACCCCCATATTATATATGTATAACAGTCATACATATATACATTATTGTTTCCCTGGTATTCCCGGCAAGTTATCCGTATTTTTATCATTCGGTAATGGATTAGTATTTGGAGCACCCGGATTGATAGCAGAAGAAGTTGCCGTAAATGAAAATCCGGCATCGGCACAATAGTCAAAATCCCATGTATCATACGTATATGGCAAATCTTCAGACCATGGATGTATAAATTCATAAAAATCCGCATTGGTATATTCTTCATCCAAGTCCAAAAAATTGGAAAATTCCAATACATCATCTTCATTATGTCCGTCACAAATAACATCCAACGTACAAGTGGGTAATGTTAAATCGCCAGCACCGGCAACATTCGACCAATCGCATACGCCATTTAAATATGCCGCGCCAGACGCTTTATTATATTCCGTAAACGCCCAAGTTTCATCAAAATTCGTAATTGTGCCTTGTGAAATCATAATGCGTTTCGCCCCTAATAATCTTTCCAATTGTCCGTGTAGAGGCCAGAAAGTGGGATCAAATGCCGCCGCCGAAGAAAACATTTCGCCGGCAATTCCGGGGTCTTCCACTGCTCTCAACACCTTTAAAAATAATTCGTCGTCTGCATTTTTCAATTGATTTTCCAACGCATAATATACATTCGTCGCTTTTAAAATCGTTTCCGCACCGTATGCATCAATATATTGCTGTGGCACCGAACATTTACATGGTGTTCCATAAGTACAGGTATCCGGACAACGAGTATAACCCATTCGCCATAATACTTTGAAAAATAATAATTTGTCGGGTTTTTGGACCATCGTTACATCTTCGTCATTGAATAATCCACCATCGCCCCATGCTCCACCGATCAAAATATGTACGGGACCATGTGTTTCGCCATTGGAACAATCATTCAAATCGGCTAAACTATCACTTTTAAAACAGGATTGTAAAATAGAACAATCGGGCATGGTTTCATATTGGGTCATAGAATACGTTTTATTATGTCTCCCCAATTGCTGAAAAGGATTATTGTTCCATGGACTACGCATATGACCGAACCCGTTGATATAAGGATTTAACGAACCGGTATCTTGGATACTCCATTCCGTATAATCGTCGCCATCCGGAACCAATAAATTATCCCATCTACCTCCATCATCAATCTTATGTTCGGGGTTCGTAGGGCTTGACATACCAAACCAATCTTCGTCAAAAATAGGCGAATCCGCCCAATGGTCGTATAAATATGAATCCATGCCATATTCCCAATATGGATTTGTCAGGGCAGGATTAATAGATTGAAGGCTCTGTTCGAACTCCAAGGTGAAAGCCATATGATGAGTAATAATGCCTGCTCCATCATGCCAGTGGTCGCAGTCGGTGGTTCCTGCACCAGTTAAATGTTTATAAGAGAAATATTCCGCGGTATGAAATTTAGATCCATAGAGTCGTTGTCCTTCGGTTTCGCTTAAAGAATATAATAATTCTAATGCGGAAAAAAAGCTTTCTCTGTCTTCATCAGTAAGACTACGAATTTCACGACGAACATATTTGACGGCTAATGTAAACTCATAGGTATATACTGAATTCGTAGGTAATTTGGAGGAAATCGTTACAGAGGCGTCATAAACGCCCGTATTATTTAACATGACGAATTGGTCGTTTCCAACAAAATTATATTGGTCGGCAATAGTCCACGAGACGATATAACTGGATAGGTCAATGGATTTATCAGCAATGGTGAATTCATCAACGTAAAAGTATTGTTTTTTATATGGTTCGGCGAGGGCATCCCATGGCAAATCTTCCAATGTTTGTATTTCGCCATAGGTAGGGTCTTCCACTTTGATACGAATAAAATAATCCGAGGAGGTAGTGCCAATATTGCTAAAATCATTCAAAGTAGTAGTAGAGGCAGTGGTTGCTAATAAAGTATTGGACGGGTTGGTTTTGGTATACGTGCGACTACAAATCATAATAAAGGCTACCGTGACAAAAACAGAAGAACAAATTTTTAAGCCAATGTAAAACAGGTTGAATGCGGTTGATATAGTAGGTTTTTTATAATGAGCGATCAATTCATTTTCAATATTAATAGATTTATACATTTGGCTTATTATATTTATATGGAGAAATCTTTATATTTTTATCTTATTGTAATTACAAGTATATTGTAGGTAGAAATCGTAAAAAAGTATTTACAAATACTTTTTTTATTTTACAATACAAATTTTATAAACTATAATTCTAACAATACATTGCCAACATACTTTGGCTTTGGTATTCTTCATTCTTTATCAAAGCGTCTACGACTTTTCTGGTAACCGTCATTGGAAATTTCACTTCCAAATCCATTTCTTTATCAAATATCTTGGCTTCTGGTTTCACTAATCTAAATAGATTCAACTTGGTATGGATGATTTCTAAACATCTTTTCAAATTTCTGACACCGGCTTCATTTTGGGTCAATGATTGACTGGAAGCAATATAAGTAATCGTATCATCCGGAATAATAATATCTTCACTGGTGAAGTTCACCTGTTCGCGTATCTTTGTCAATAAATAGTCACGAGCAATAATGAGTTTTTCTTTTGAGTCATAGCCCTTGGTTTGGATACGATACATACGGTCTCTTAAAATAGGATTCACGCGGCTTTCGTCATTATAACTGAAAATGAATAAACATTTACTCAAATCAAAATCAATATCGGAGAAATATTTATCATGGAACTGTGTATTTTGTGAACTATCAATCAAATGGGTTAAAATACCGACAATTTCTTCGCCTCTTGGCGTATCACTGATTTTATCCAATTCATCAAAGTAAATCACTGGGTTCATACATTTACTATCAATCAAAATCTGGACGATTTTGCCCCATGAACTACCTTCATAAGTGTATCCATGACCTTCTAAGAAACTACTATCGCCAGTACCACCGAGAGCAATAAATGCGAATTCTCTACCTAAGATTTTACTGATACCTTCCTTCACGAGCGATGTTTTACCAGTTCCAGGCGGACCTTTAATCGCAATCGCTGAACCTAAGGAACCAGGATTCGCAACCCATTGACCGACCAATTGCATGATTTGTAATTTCGCATCATTCAATCCATATACACAATTATCCAACGTCTTTTTCGCATTCGTCATAAATTCGTTACAGACATCTAATCCATCATTCATGGTAATAGATAAATTTTTATTAATACCGAACGGAATTTTCATAAATGTATCTACCCAATTTTTGATTTTATAATATTCGGATTCACCTGGTTCCATAGATTTCAATACATTTAATTTTTGTAATGCGATGGCTTTGAATTTTGCAGGCATTTTACTTTCTAATAAAGATAAACGATATGGTTTCTCCACATTGACATGTTTATTAATTTCCTTCAAATCGTTCATAATTTTTAATTGCTCTTTATTCGATAATTTTTTCTTGAAATAGTCCACTTCATTGGTATACTTTGTATCATCATGAATTAATTTATGATAATGTTTGGCATTCTTAATGCGGGCTTTCTTTACTAATTTTTTGATTGATTTATCACAATCGTTAATCGCATTGATAAGAATTTTACTTTTTGGTTTCTTTTTTAATTGAGTGGTTAATGTTTTCTTAGTTTCAACCAAATCTAAATATTCTTGTTCTATATCAGTCATCTCGTGTTCTTTTTTACTATCAGAACTATTTTCGGATTTGTTATGTTTTTTTGATTTTTTCTTATCTGACTTCTTTTCCTTTTTCGTAGGATTTTCAACGGCTTCATAATTTTCTTTCATAAATGTTTTTTCATCATCACTATTACAATCGGCATCATCACCCTCGTCATTGTATTCATCTTCAAACGCTTCATAATATTCATCCATATTACCTCCTCCACCAATGGTGAAAACAATATCTATTTTTTTATCGTCTTCTTCTGCATCTTCGGAATCATATTCACTATCATCTTCGTCATCACTATAATAATCTTCTTCCTCTTCGGATTCATCACTATCTGATTCATCTTTACGAGATTTTTTGGATTTCTTGGAAGATTTTTTGGATTTGTCTGCTTTTTTAGACTTTTTCGATTTTTCTTCTTTTTCTTTTTGTCTTTGTAATTTTAATTTTTCTTTGGAATATTTTGATGGAAACATATTGGATACAACTTCCAATAATTTAGTTTTGGATAAAACAACTTCTTCCTCTTCTTCCTCTTCGTCGTCTTCATCGTCGTCTTCATCTTCGTCAGTATCCGTATCTTCGCTTCCTAATGTCTCTTCATCATTGTCATCTTCTTCCTCCTCTTCTTCACTGTCCGATTCAATAATTCTGCGTTTATTTTTATTTTTTAAATTGAATTTTTTGGATTTCTTGGATTTTTGAGGAGGTTTATAACTAGAATCACTGGTATCTTCATCGTCGGAATCTTCAAGTTCTTCCAATTCACTATCCTCATTATCACTACTATCACTATCTTTGTTTTTCTTTAATTTGGAATTTTTAGTATCATTCATTTTCTTCTTATCGTTCTTATTGGCTGATTTGAAAGACATATTGAAATGAATAAAGCGCTTGTGTTTGGTTTATCGTAAGTTATATTTAAATGGAGATTGGTTATGTATCATTATTACATAAAAAAATAAATCAATTTTTTGTAAATATAGAGAACCTATAAGTTATTCATGATTTATGTACCAATTCGGTTTTTCGCGTTTTTTCCACGATGCAATTTTGCGTTTTTCTGGTGTTTGATAATATTTTCGGTAGGATTCAATGGCATCTAGGCTTTTACATTCAACTGGCATTGCCAATGCGAATGGCGTTAACCCAGTTTGAGGGAATTTGTCTGCAGTAGGTGCATATTTTCTCAAATACGTCGCGACAATATACGATTTATGCATTTTATCGGCGGGATGGTCGTAACGATATTTCCATTCGTTATGCATGGCTTCCACTAAATCCAACGTCCATATATAATTTTCCAAGGAGGTACGCATCCAAATCGTAACCGGGTGATTTTTATGTGCGATTTTATATAATTTGATATGATTTTGTATTTCGTTATCGGAGTCTATCACCTGTATAGTCGTACATAACATTTGGACGGCTTCTAATAATATTTTGGATACATGTTTATCAAATAAATATTCCGCGCATTCTTGGAAGTTCAACGATAGTATAAATAAATTCATTTTGTTTGGTGTTTTGTGTTTTTGTGTTGTTATTATTCTCATAATTGTTATCGTTATAAACTTCAATTTTTCATATTTTCTTCACTGATGCAACCGTTCTCGTACATTTCATCGAAGTCATATTATTTTGAGAAAAAGTAAAAGGCGGAAAAAAATATATATTAGCAATATATAATGAGTAAGAGACGTAGTGGATTACATAATCATAGAAGATCCTATGTATATGAATGTAATAATACAACTCAATCATGTGCGACAACAATAGAAGGATTAAGTTGGGATTTTTTTAATCCGACCGGTGACTATTCACAATATACCCAAGGATGGATTTTCACTTGGGATCCAATACCAAATGGAACGGTTTATCTTATTACTCAACCTGATAATAACGACCAAGCATTTGAAGTTCTTACCTCAACAACTGGAAAGTGGTATTCAAATGCTACCAATTTTAATGATTTTATTGTATATGCACATGTAAGCGGATGTCCCGATATTTCTGGTGCTATAGCGCCATGTTTTTTGAAGGGTGCTCTAGTATCAATGGCAGATGGATCTACGAAGTCAATTGAAGATATACGTGTTGGTGATATAGTACTTGGTGCCTTCGGCGAACACAATCAGGTGCTTGCTCTTCATCGCCCACTTCTGGGAAATAACACAATGACGAATATTAACAACGAACATCATACATCGTCACATCATCCGCATATCTCATCTGATAAAAAATTCTATGCTATGAAACCATCCGTTGTAATGTCAGATACATACGGCAAATCTCATGAGGTCTTGGATGAAGATATGGTTCCTTACCAGAGATTTTTAGCAGGATTGAAACCGGGACGTGTAGAGCAGATGGATTTGGGTGTTCTATTGAAAACGGTTGACGGAACCCGTGAAGTTACGTTTTTAGATACATATGAAATGGCGCCTGAAACACAACTTTATAACTTAGTTATCAGTGGAAGTCACACATACTTTGTTGATGGTTATGCTGTAACTGGATGGCCGAATGAAGAAGATTTTGATTATGATCGTTGGGAGGAACGAAAGTCATAAAAAAATATAGGTTTTATTATTACCATTATTGTAATAATAAAATTACCCCCCATACCTTAGATTTTTTTGTCATAAAACTTACTTGCTCTAAAAATACAACCTTTGTCGTATTGGTGCAACAATATCGGAATTTTCCAAATGAAGTATATATTTCGTTTCTCTACGGTTTGATCGAGAAATCGTAGGAATCACCGGTAATAATTCAATTACATCCATATAATCAATCTTATAAATGTCATCGTCCGCTGGTATTAAATATTCTGATGAAAATTTATGTATACGCATAAATGTATTCAAATTACTAGCATTTATTTTATATTGGTGCAACAAAGACGCGTCATTCTTATCTAGATTCTCAAATGTCTGTAGAATACGTGTTTTCATAACCAAATATCGGCTTAGGGCAAGCTTTATGGTATTTTCCCAATGAGTATACGTATTGAAAATATATCCAAATCGTTTTAGTTTACGAATATCCTTATGATATTTGCGTAACAATAGTAGATATAGATTATAATCTTTCATATGTTTTGCGAATCGCTTCGTGATTTTACCGCAATTTTTAAGAGTTTCACATAAAGTTTGGGGAAATAAAAGCAAATCAGTGTAGGGGTTTAATAAATTCGATAAATAATGTTTATCCATTCTAAATTGGTCCATGGTAGATGCGATTGATTGGTGGTTTGGCTATTGCGTTACATATGATAAAAACAAAAAATTCAATTTTATATTATTCCTATGGTTTAGACAAATATTTGAAAAAATTGAATATAATATATTAATAAAAAAATAACATAAATAATTCTCATATTATATATATTAGCTATAAGCAGTAACAATGGCAGATATGGCTTTAAATCGTAATAAAAAGAAAAGCGATTATAAGGCACCGTCCAAAATTATTGGCGTTCAATTTAGTATATTGTCACCCGAGGAAATCCGTAAAAACTCAGTAGTGGAAGTGACCTCTCGTGATACATATATTAATAATAAACCAGTAATTGGCGGGTTATTTGACCCTCGTATGGGTGTATTAGAACCAGGGTTGATTTGTCCTACGGATGGATATACCTATATTGATACACCTGGATACTTCGGTCATATTGAATTAGCTCGTCCGGTATTCTTTATACAACATATAAAAGAAATAATGAAGATATGTAGATGCGTATGTTTTAAGTGCAGTAAATTATTATTAAATAAAAATCGTCATAAACATATTTTGAATTTACCAACCGACCAACGATGGAAATATGTAAGCAATTTGGCTTCCAATGTAAAACGTTGTGGTGAATCCATTGAAGATGGTTGTGGTTGTAAACAGCCAGACAAAGTAATGTTAGAAGGAATGGCAACATTATATGCAATTTGGGAAAATATTGATACCGAAGAAGCAGGTGAAAGTAAAAAAATAAATATGCGTTTAACTCCTGAATTAGTATTAAAAATATTTAAACGAATTTCGGACGAAGATATCAATTTTATGGGATTCAGTCCTTTATGGTCTCGTCCAGAATGGATGATATGTCAAGTATTACCAGTTCCACCACCAGCAGTTAGACCATCGGTAAAACGCGACGCACAACAGCGTAGTGAAGATGATTTAACCCATATTTATAGTAACATTATAAAAACAAATCGTGATTTATTAGAAAAAATGGCAAATCCGGCAACATCGCCAAATGTGATAGAAGGAATGACAACCTTTTTACAATATTTCATAGCAATGATTGTGAATAATAAAGTAAAAGGCGCGAATCCATTATCACAGCGTTCGGGTCGTCCATTACAATGTATTATGGGTCGTTTAAATAGTAAAAATGGGCGTATTCGTGGTAATTTAATGGGAAAACGTGTTGATTTTAGTGCTCGTTCGGTGATTACAGGTGACCCTAATTTGTCGATTCGGCAATTAGGTGTTCCATTGAAAATAGCGAAAAATATTACCAAACCGATTGTGGTGAATGATCGTAACCGCGATTTCTTATTAAAATTAGTACAGAATGGTCCCGATAAATACCCCGGTGCTAAAACCGTAGAAAGCAAATACGGTAGAACGACTCATTTAAGATGCGTTGACCGCGCATCTATTGCATTGGAAAATGGTGACATCGTACATCGTCACATGATGGATGGCGATGCGGTCCTATTTAACCGTCAACCATCTTTACATAGAATGAGTATGATGTGTCACATCGTAAAGGTGATGAAGAAAGGTGACACATTTAGATTAAATGTAGCTTGTACTCGTCCGTACAATGCTGATTTTGATGGAGATAGACATCTTGTCTCCAACAGGGAGCGTTAAAAACGTGTTACTCCCTAGTCGTATATTATACGGCAACGTCGCCAAATTGACTGGAAAATCCTTAGAGCCTTCACTACCACTCGCCTGCGGAAACGCTTGTGAGGACCACGATTAATAGTCGTACCCAATGGTAAAAAAGTGAAGGATTGGACGATCAGCAGCCAAGCCCCTAACCTCGTTATGGTAAGAGTATGGGGAAGGTTCAGAGAGTAGATGACGACGGGTCTCAAATGATGGTCTAACCAACCAGATGAGGCACAAGGTGTATTCCGCCCCCTTGGGAAACCTTGGGGATATATTCGGAGATGAATATGCACATGCCCCAGAATGTTTTAGCAGAGACAGAGTTAAGACAACTGGCAGCAACCCCTTACCAAATGGTAAGTCCCGCGATTGGCTCACCGCTAATTAGTATTTATCAAGATTCATTATTAGGTTCATACCGGTTTACCAGACCAAACATTACATTCACCCCTCGTGATGCGATGAACTTATTAATGGCTTTTACAAATGTAAATACAGATGCCTTACGCGAAGCAGGTAATAAAATAACAAATTTTGATGTACTATCCCAAATATTAGCACCTATTACAATGAAATATAAAACAAAATTATTTGATGAAGCAGAAGAATATGAAAATTCCAACAATGTATTGGAAATCCGAAATGGGAAATATATCCGCGGTCAATTAGAAAAATCCGTATTAGGTTCATCCACCAAAGGTATCATTCACCGTATCTGTAACGATTTCGGTAATATGACCGCCGCGAATTTCATTGACGATTTACAAAATGTGGTAACCGAATACATGAAAAGTAGTTCGTTCAGTGTGGGTATCAGTGATTTAATTGCCAACAAGAAGACCCAAGACAGCATTATCCAAATTATAACATCCCAAAAACAAGAAGTCCAATCCTTGATCGAAAAAGTCCATTTGGGTATTTTTGAAAATCCTACTGCCAATACAAATATGGCAGAGTTCGAACAAAGTGTGAATAATATATTGAATAAAGCCACCGAACAATCCGGTAAAATCGGTCGTAAATCATTGAGTAAAGACAACCGCTTCTTGATGATTGTAGAATCGGGTTCAAAGGGTAGTTTGATTAATATTTCACAAATGATTTCGTGTTTAGGTCAACAAAACGTAGATGGTAAGCGTATTCAGTATGGTTTTGATAGTCGCACCTTACCACATTTCAGTAAATTTGACGATTCCCCAAATGCCCGTGGTTTCATTGAAAATTCATATATTTCCGGTTTAACGGCTCCGGAATTGTTCTTCCATGCGATGGGCGGTCGTATCGGTTTAATTGATACTGCGGTAAAGACCTCTCAAACGGGTTATATCCAAAGAAGATTGATTAAAGGTCTAGAAGATTTGAAAGTAGAATATGATATGACGGTAAGAAACAACAAAGGTAAGATTATACAATTCGCCTATGGTGATGATGGTTTCGATTCAACCCGTGTAGAAAATCAAGCCATACCATTAGTCGGAATGAGTATTGAAGATATCTATATGCATTATGATATTATCGGTATCAATGACGAAACCACTGAAACCATACATGTATATACCAAAGGGGCAACATCCCGCTTAAGAAAACAGAAAAATGAAACCAAAGAAAAATGTAAAGCGTATATTGAAAAGATGATTGACGCTCGCAATTCAATTGTAAAAGCAGTATTCAAATATAAAAATGAAAATACATTAAAAATTCCAGTGGCTTTCCAACATATGATTGCCAATTGCCAAGGTCAATTATCATTAAATTCCAATTCTATTGTAGATATTACACCATTAGAAGCATTTGAATTAATAGAAGAATATTACGGAAAATTAAATCAATTGAATTTCGTAAAACCTACCCCACTCTTTGAAACCTTATACTACTATTACTTAACCCCTAAAGAATTATTATGTAACAAACGTTTCCATCGTAAAGGATTAACACTATTATTAGAAACAATCGTATTAAAATACAAACAAGCCATCGTACATCCAGGTGAAATGGTAGGAGTGATTGCAGGTCAATCAATTGGTGAACCAACCACTCAATTAACTCTTAACACTTTCCATTTATCAGGTGTAGCATCCAAATCGAATGTGACTCGTGGTGTGCCAAGAATAGAAGAAATATTACGTTTGACTGAAAATCCAAAGAACCCATCCTTAACAGTCCATTTGAAGGAATTGGACGAAACCGAACAAGATAGAGCATCGAAATTCGCAAATATGATGGAACATACGCGTTTAATAGATGTGGTAAAATCCGTCCAAATCTGTTTTGACCCAAATGATAATGCAACCAATCTACCACAAGACGCATTATTAATAGAACAATATTTGGAATTTGAAAACATGATAAATGAATGTATGGAAAATCCAATGGACGAACAAAAACCAAAATCAAAATGGATTGTTCGTATGGAAATGGATGCAGAAACACTATTGGATAAAAATATTACGATGGATGATATACATTTCGCGATTAGTAATAGTTATAGTGATGATATTTCATGTGTATATTCGGATTATAATGCGAATAATTTGGTATTCAGAATTAGAGTTGGCAGTAACGCATTCTCTAAGAAAAAATCCAAAGGTGTCGCAGATACATTAGACCAATCCGACGAAATCTATTTATTAAAGAATTTCCAGGACACCGTCTTAAACAATATTGTATTGCGTGGTGTAGAAGGAATCCGCAATGTGTTGCCAAGAAAATTACAAAATTATATCGTAAAAGACGAAGGTAAATATAGTCGTAAAGATGTTTGGATATTAGATACAACGGGCACCAATTTATTGGAAGTATTAGCCTTAGATTATATTGATACCACCCGCACCTACGGCAATGATATTAGTGAAATATTCGATGTATTAGGCATTGAAGCCGCAAGACAAATCGTATTTAATGAATTTACAGATGTCATGGAATTCAGTGATGTAAATATCAATTATCATCATTTGAGTTTACTATGTGACCGTATGACATCGAATAAAGATATGGTACCTATATTCAGATCGGGTATTTTACACGATAACATTGGTCCAATCTCCAAATCCACTTTTGAAGTACATACAGAAGTATTCTTAGGAGCAGCCAGACATGCGGACTTTGATAATATGCGTGGTGTTTCCGCCAGTGTTATGATGGGTCAACATGGATATTTCGGAACCGGTTGTTTCGGTTTAGTCTTGGATATGAAGGAAATGGAAAATATGGATTCCGTAGAAGTGGAAAGTAAAGACAAAACCATAGAAGATATCTTTGGTAAATTTGAAGAAAAAGGAGATACATGTTCTAAGAATAAAATCGAAATAAAGAATAATATTGCAGCAATTAAAAGCGAAGACAATGGAGCATGTAATACCAATGATGGTTATGATATCGGGTTTTAATCTCTGTTATGTATAAAATTGTAAATACTTTTTTTATCGTATACATAATTTGTATAATAATAAGTCCAAATAAAAATTATTATTATATGTGAAAATAAGTGAAAATAAATAGAATGAATCAGAATCAAGCCTTGGTGGATATCGTGGTGTCGTTATTTTTTACCGTTTTATTCTTCACACAACGCGTGTTAATATTACGTATTTTGCCATTTTTACATTTTGGTATACAACGTCGTTGAAATGGATGAGGTTCTTTTTCAGGAGGGCAAATCATAGGAGGTCTATCCGATAATTCTTTGGTTTCTTCGACAGATAATTTTAATTTCGCAGTATCCAATGTAGATACTAATTTCTCAATATTATCAGGTTTTGCTTTCCCATCTTTAATAATATGGTTATCATAATATTTATTATGTTTTTCTAACAAACCATATTTTGATATCAATTCTTCATATCTATGTAATGCTTCTACGGGTTCATACCGGCTCGGCAAATGACTACATAACATAAAAGCAAATAAATCATTTAATTCATTCGCGAATGCTGGTTCCATAAATTTAACGCACATAGATAAAACGCTCACTAACGCTATACCTACTCCAAAACTATCAATGGTATTGATGGATTTATGTAAAAAATCATCGTAGTTGTTCTCTTCTAATTCGAATAATAAATCCATAAAATCAGTCATAATAATTTTAATGCTGGCAATACGTAACTCAGATGAAGCATTCGGCATAATGCTATAAAAAAATGTTTTAAATGGATTATTATTCTCATTATCCAAACTCTCTATAATAGTTTGGAGTATACGTATTTTGTCAGCTCTAGATTTCTTACATAATCGGGTAAAATTTTTTTCATTTAGATATGCAATTTCAAATGGGAAAGACCAATGAGATGAGAACTCATAGTTAGATTCCTTACATTGGTCTACTATTTTTTGTTTAGAGGTCATGAGACCGAAATCAATGAAATTCATGCGATTGGTTTCTTCATTATAGACAATATTTTGAGGTTTTAGGTCATGGTGTACGATATCATGTTTCATAAATAGGGTCAATCCATATAAAATACGCTGGGCTTCAATCCAAAATAATTCTATTTTATTTTTGTTTTCGGCAGTTACCGGATTTTTATAAAAACGTTTCGCAAAATCGGATAGATTTTCACCGCCATCATCCATAACAAGTAATGAATAATGTGATAATACAGGATTATTTATCCCGCATTTTTGAATGGCACGAATATTTGCATGATTTTTATCTGGAATACATTTCGCGGGTTTTCCTAAATATAAATATTGTTTTTTATCGGCATATTGAATCGTTTTGTATTCTTTTAATTCAGAATTGGCGTGGTGTTTCAACATATATTTGGAAATCTTATTATGATAATTTACTTTTTTTGTTTTACAACGAAGACTGGGTTTATGTACACAACCATAAGCACCTTTACCAATAACATTGGGTATATTTTCTTCTATTGGTAATTCTAATGGTTTTGGTTTATTAGACATAATTTATAATATAGGTATAAATTATTTCTACGTCATTCGTTACATCTTCAAAAAATCAGTAAAACGAGTAATACATTTTTTATATTCGCCACCTGAGCGTGCAGAACCTAACATATTTTCAAAACCTTTGATTTCGCGTATTTCTAACACCGGAGTAATCAAATGATATTCCGGCGTTTTATTAAATTCATAATCGGGTGGACTTCTAATAAAATGAACTTTATTATCAATGACTGTATTAACCGTTTTTGACAAAACCAGCCAATTTATACCAGGAACCATATTTTTAAAAGGATTCGTAGAGAACAAAATAATAGGTATATCCAATTCATATGCTAGTATCCATATATCTAAATTGGTAAGATAATATGTTTCGCTCATAATAATTGTTTCCAATGTTACAGATTGTGTTCTCACCTTATTTATTATTTCACGTTTTCCCTGGGCGAATAATGTATCTTCTATTTTCGTTTTATATTCATCCATATAGTTTCTATAAAAATCACATAATGTTGTTTTCAATTGTTCGACGGAGAACAATGTATTTAATTTTTGTTGTAAAATAGTAATCATAATATAAAAACTACATCGATTCGTATTATTGAATATAATTTCTTTGCAGCTTTTGGGTAATAAATTTTTCCAATAACTGGTAGAATTGCCGACTACTTCGCGCGTTTCTTTAATACATTGTATAGCCATTTCATCATTGAATGCTGGCGTTTCAACAACCGTCATTTGTTGCGATTGTAATGGAAGATAATTATCATATTTTGTACTGATACTAGGATTTGCTAATTCATATGTAATATTATTGACATGGACGCTTTTTTGGAAAGGTATTAAATCTTCAAAATATTCATTTGTCAAAAGAGATTCTAATATAATAAATTCGTCATCATTGAGTTTATATTCTATATTACCCAAATGTAGGTAATTTTTTGGTTCAAACATAAATAATTGTATTCGTTTATATCGTAATAATTCATCGGCAATTCGGGAATAATAAACCGTTTTATTATCCATTCCACTGATTAAATGTTTTTTGGGTAATATCAATTTATGTGAATCATCTTGTAATAAACAATACGATTTATTTTTACTATTGGTAGTGCATGTAGTTATTTCATCCAATTCTGCCAATATTTCCGGTTCTATTTCAGCAAATACGAATGATTTTTTGGAAATATTCTTGACATAATATTCAATTTGAATTAATTTATCTTTGTAATTCAATGTGGTTTCTCTTGACATTTCTAATATTTTTTCGCGAATTTCTTTGTTTTCATATTGATTTAATAATGTACGAATTGTATTTCTAAAAGCATAATAGAATTTACTTTCTAATGTAATATTGGTAGTAACGTTGATGCGTTCTTCATCTTGTTCTTTTTTGGTAGTAATAACCGCATCCGCTAATAAATAATTCGAATGATTTATGATTTCAATGCCATCATCCATAATATTTTCTTGTGGAGGAGAAATCTGTATAAATTGGTTTGTTTCGGTTAATATGCCGACAATCAATCCGTCTTCTAATATTTTAAACGCGGGTTTACAAAGGATTTCATTCTTTGAAACGACATTTAATTCTAATAAAAAATCGCGGGTTTTCTCATATTCATTCCAACTATTATTTTCCATATAAAGAATGGGTATGTCTTCTAATTGGGAAGAAGGATAGCATGGAACAAAATAGGTGTCTTTGTTCTCATTATTAAAAAAGTTGGCTTTTTCCGGTTTATTTACATTCAACCCGATGATTTTACCTTGATAATTCATGATTTGTGAAACAACTGTATAATTATATTGTTTCAATAACCCGAATAATACTATCGGATAGACATTTTGTTTGAATTTATAAACATTTGGCATACTACTTTTTGGAAGGCATTTACCGATATTATTTTCAACAATATGTAATATACGTTTTATGTTTTCATTTGCCGTTGCTTCATGGAATGTTTTGCGGATGGTGGTATCGCCTTTTTCGTTTATTTTATATAAATAGATTGGTTCAAAGAAGTTCTCTTGTTTCAGAAAGATGACGGTTTCTTTTCGTTTATCGTATAATTTATTAGAATATGGATTGGTAGGACAAATGATTTCAATATCATCTGTAATATCTTTATTAGGAATATGTAAAATAAGTAAGTTCAACCCCTCATTGAATAATTTAGTATTTGGACTAGATACGATATCCCATAAATATGTATAATCAATATGTGATGTCTCATCCGTTAAATACTTTAAAAAATTTTCAAATGCGAGAACCGTGTCTTCTAAAAAGTCCATTTGTGCTTCATTTGTTTGGTCTATGCTTTTATAAAATTGTGTATCCTTATATTTTTCAATTTCTTCAATATCAACCATTCTTTTTTTCTTAGGTTGAAAGGTACTCGCAATAGAACCATTATGATATTTTAAAAACATATCTAATGTGATGGCATTTTTTATAATTTCTAACATTTCAGCAATCGTAGGAACCGAAGCTTTGTCATTGATATCCGCATATAAATCCGCCAAACATGCGATGAATGATTTTTGGGTATTTTTTTCAACGCCGCATCGTAACAATGCATTAGTATTTGGTTTTATCAACGCCGCATTTGTAGGAGTAATTAAATCTTCATGATTTATTCCGAAAAACAATTCAACGGATGGTGGTAAAAATCCGAAACGTTTTGGAAGTAAAGGAATACGTGCTACACCTAAGATATAATTTGTTTTTTGTTCTTCTTCTGTGAGTTTATCCGTTTCAGGGTTCATGCATTGTTCTCTGCGTTTTTTTTGTAATTCTGAATCAAATATATAATTACCATTTTTATCTTTTACTCCGGCGAAACAACATGGAAGACAAAGACCATCGGGATGTTTAGATGATGATTTAAAACCGGGATAATGTTGTATATAATTACCATTGACATCTTTATGATATTTATTATCGGTGAATTCATATACATAATGTCCGGGTGGAATCGGTTTGCCGTCGCTGTTGGGTGGTAACACTTTGCCACATTTACCTGCTTTTACGTCTTCTTCTGAAATACTACTATTTGTTTTTAAACACCAATATCGAGGACAAATAAAATAATGTTGTTTATCGGGATCGCTACCATATTTCAGTGCTTTACCATAAGAATTTGGGTTCTCTCTATCAATTCTATCTTTATCTTCTTGGGTGAGAATAACCGGTTGTAAATTTACGTTAGTAGGACATACCCGAGGATAACTAGAAAATCCATTTTTTTCTTCTATTTTAAATAATTTTGAATCTTTATCAATCATTTTATTGAAAAATATGTTATTTTTTTTGAAAATGGTTTTATCCAAATGCTCCTGTTCCGGGGAACCTACGGTTCCCCCGGACACCCCCTTTTCCAGGGAACCTACGGTTCCCTTGGACGAACCCTCCCTTTCAGGAGTGTTTGTTTCGTCATCATCGTCCATAAAAACAACACCAGATTCATTTGAACTATTAGGATCTTTGGATATTTTTTCGTTATCGTCCATAAAAACCACACCGTTATCCTCCCTAGATGAAAGGGAGGGTTCGTCCAAGGGAACCGTAGGTTCCCTGGATTCTTCATCATCCATAAAAACCACCCCGTTATCCTCTTCATCCTCAACCATCTTTGATGAAAGGGAGGGAGCGTCAGAGAGAACCGTCGGTTCCCTGGATTCTTCATCATCCATAAATACCAAACCATCATCCTCTTCATCCTCACTCGCCCTAGATGAAAGGGAGGGAGCGTGCGAGGGAACCGTAGGTTCCCTGGATTCCCCGGATATGGCTTCAATCACCCGTTCAGTAATTGCCGCATTGGTTAGTTCATCATCTTCTTCTTCTTCTTCTTCATTATTTGCAATAATTTCTTTTATTTCATCGTTGCTATCACCAATATCTTCCTCATCATCTTCCAAAAAACTTAAATCCGCTTTTTTGAAAGTAATTGGTTGTATTTTATTAGAAACCACAGTAGGCACAACAGGTTTAATGTCCTCTATTTTTTTACTACATATAGTATTTAATTTTTTCATATCAATCGTAGATGGTTCTAAAAATATTCGTAAAATACTATCAATATAAATAGAAATAGGCGTAATATATTCGGTTGCATTTATATTTTCCACATCAATCACAAATAATTTAGAAAATGGGTTATATCCAAATTTTGTAGGAAACCCTGCCATTTCTGCAATATTAGAATCATTATTTACAAATTTACCATTTATTCTAGTGAAACTATTTAAAAAAGTTGAAATATGTGAAAAGGCTTCCATTTCATTCATACCAAAGTTCTCAATTAAATTATCCAATATAGCACGTTCATTTCCCGTTTCTTCATATACGTTTCGTATCATTTTCGTTATTTCATTCATTTCTTGGAAATTTTCTACACGTTTAAATGTCATTTCGGTATTTTTATCATCTAGGTTAGAAGGAACAACAAATAAACTGGTTAAACAGCCTTTTAATTTATTTAATTGTATAGGCGTTTCTCCCACATGAATAGAAAAACTCATATGTAAATCTACAATTTCCACATTTTGTTGCATATTCTCTAATAATTGAATCATATATCCATTGGGTTCTAAGATTTCATTTAAATATAGAATCATAGGATTCAATACGAATTTCAATAATTCCTCTAATTCATTTGGTTGTATTTGTTGTTTTAAAATACATTTCACTTGGATATTACCATTGCTCTCAAAATCAATGAAAAAAGAGTGTTCTATATTACGAAATGTTTTTTTAACAAAAAAAGTGATTTGTTTATGTTTACTAGTAAGTTTTGAAAGTTGCATAATGAAGGATTTTTGTAAATAAGGAATTTTTTTCCCAGTTTTGGAATATTTTTCTGAATATAAACGATATATATTTTCACGACGAAGTCCAGGATTATATTTCACATAAGGCATTTCTCGCGATACATGAATACTTTTGAATATCGCTTCTAAGGGGAAGGTAGTTTTTTCGCTGGGATGAAGTGTAATGTGAAACGAATGAATGCCATTCGTAATATAGGGTAGTTCGCTGCTTCTATGATTATAAATATCATAAAATAGGTCTACTTTTTTAAATAAATGTAAATGTTTTTGAATTTCCAATTCGTTGTTTTTACGCAACAAAAAATCCTTATTTTCCATTAATTTACTAGAATCCACAATATCATTATTTGTCAATAATTGGTAATAGATTTTCGCAATATAATCCTCTGGTATGCCATTTTCAGAAGCATAGTGAAATAAATGTTCGGCGCTAGATAAATAAATGACATTATCTACGAGTTCTCCGTAATTTAATAAAACACTATTATCCAAAATCAATAATGGATTCGTAGCATCAATATCAAATACGTGTGGGGGTAAAATATCGTATGGATTTGCCGAAAACAACAAATCGTCGCGCTCATTAAATCGTTGACCGATAGGAATATATCGAAATACCTCATTAAATTCGGCGTTTAATTTATAGAAATCATCATAGGTATAAACCGTTTTTGGCGGTAAATTGTCAATAAATGATTGGGGAATATTCATATTCAATAATAATTGGGCGAACATATCCGCACTACATTCTAATTCATTGTTTTTTGTCATTTCATTATAAAATTTTATCCAATTGATTTTTTGTTTGGCAAGAGAGAACAAATATATTTCATCAAATCCAACAGATGTCGCATGAATGCTGAGTGTATTTATAATTTTCATTTTAATCGTATAAATGCTGTCGTCATTATGAATGCGTAATTCCGAATGTATTATTTCCGGATTGTCGTTTTTGATAGTGAGTAATTCATTATCGCTAAATAATTTTTTATTTTCAACACGAGCATCCGAATTTCCCGAAAATACAAATATTTTAGATACTTTATTTGCGTGGTCTAATAAATATACTTTTTTATACCCGTAAATTGCGAGGTTTATTTCAGGATTTTCCATTTCTTATATACAATAGAATATAAATTTTGTATCTATTTAGATTATATATACAAATATGAAAAAGGCATTATTGATTGGCATAAATTATATCAATGACTCGGACATTACCTTAAATGGTTGTATAGATGATGTAATCAATATGCGTAATATGTTGATAGATGCGTACGATTATGACCCATCTAATATATTGACATTGCGTGATGATGAAGTACATTTCACACAACAACCAACACGCGATAATATTATCAATCATTTCAAAAGATTAGCAGCTGAAAGTGATAAATTAGATGAATTATGGGTCCATTATAGTGGTCATGGTTCTCAAATCTCTGATAATAAAAGTTTGAATGCGGATAAAATGGAAAATATATTAGTACCCGTGGATTATAAAACCAAGGGATTTATTTTAGATATAGAATTATTAGCCATTGTCAAAACAATAAAATGTAAAACGATTTTATTATTTGATAGTTGTCATAGTGGAACGATGTGTGATTTGCCATGGGCGATAGAATATAAAAATCCATTGAATTATACGGTAACGCATATAAACAATGTAGTCATCAGTAATCCAAATATATTTATGTTTAGTGGTTGTAAAGATTCCCAAACATCGGACGATTCTTATAGTAGTGAAAATCAACAATATGTTGGCGCATTTACCGATGCGTTTTTACATTCATTGCGAAAAAATCGTCATAATGTAGCCTATAAGGTTTTATACCGTGATATATGTGAGTATTTAGCACAGAATGGATTTAGCCAGATGCCTATATTTTCGTCGTCTGTAAAAGAACCAAATTTAATTTTTACTCGGGCGAATGGATTAAATGTACCAGTGATAATGACAAAAGCTCCGCCAGTTATAAATGCCAGCAATGCCGCGGTCAAAAAGAATATGTCATTTATGTTAAGGAGTAGATAAATTACAATGTTACAGCATATAATCACAAATTCAGTTATGCTGTCAGATGTTATAAATTTAGAAATTTTTATAATACTAGTATTTATTATAAAAATGAATAGACATTTGCGTTATGTGAGAGAAGAATTTTATCATCCGATTACGAATATTAAATTTGTGACATTTACGCTGAAACACAATCGCGATTTTTTTACCAATGACGTGAGTTTGAATAAATATGATGATGGAGAATATGATAATTTAATAAATGACATGAATACCGCATTACATACATTAGGTTATGCTGAATTAAATATATATACCGATGCGTCCGGAACTATTTTTGCCAATGATAGCAATGGAAATCCAATCACAAATCGATTAATAGTTACAACGAGTTATACTTATCCGTATCTTGATTTAAGTGGAAATTTCGTCTTTGGATATTTTACTGTAGTATTTGATGATAAAAGTACATTTTCAAATACGGATGATAATAATTTGGCATATTGGTATTCCATATATGGGATGGACCCGTTGACAATAAAACAATTTACCTGAAGAAAATAATATTTATATATGATATACATGGCAAATACCAGTTTATATAATTCACTCTTTCATGTAAGACCAACCCCTATGATGAAAGGTGGTGGGTTTAATCCCGAAACCACAATGAATCTCATACAAGAGAAGAAAACATTTTTAATCATGGTTTTTGCAAATTTAATCGTCCAATTAGGAATTACCTATTATATTTTAGTAAATATAGATACACAGGTTTTACAAAAAAAATATAACTTTCATACATATAGCTTTTTTGCGTACATACCCGCATTTATATTAATCATTGTGATGAATTTCCCCATGCCATCCTGGCTACGTTTTATATTTTTCTCCATGTTTTCAGCCTATATGGGACTTTTATTGAATTTTTGGGAAAAATTATACGGTTTACAAATGATGAAAGCAGTCATTTTCTCAGTAATTGGTATTTTTGTATCACTCATTGTATTTGCGATAGCTCTATTGGCATTTGGAATACAAATAGACAATCGTTTCGGAATCGTTTTATTATTCGCTCTATTACTATTGATTATTAGTAAAATCATATTTATGGTTGCAGGTACATATAGTACATATTCCAAAACCTTCGCAATAATTGGTGTAGGACTGTTTGCCATATATATTTTATACGATACACACCAAATATTACAACGGAACTATTTTGGTGATTTCGTGACCGCATCTTTGGATTATTATTTGGATTTTATCAATATAGTAGGCAGTTTATTGAATTACAATGATAACTAATTATGAAAATAAGATGGCGGAATAAGAATGAAGAAAAATATGTTGTAAAATCTATATAAAATTATCATGTTATATTATATAGATTACAAATGTTAATAAAAAAATATGAAGGATATGAAGCGATTAAAGATACAAAATATACCAATGAAGTAAACCGTATATACAACACATCATTGGACGATTATGAAACAGCCGTAGATTTTTTGGAAGAAGTTACTTATGCAGCAGTGTTGCCACCTATACAAAAAAAATGGAATAGAAGAGGTTTTGCGATTTGTTTTCTCGTTTCTATTTTTATTTCGACGTTGACAATAACCCTCTATACAATGTTTAAATATAAAACGAATAAAGCTACATCCATCGCCAGTCCAACCAATGCATATACGTCTGGATCAACATATACCTATACAGATAAAATAAATATAACTGCAACCAATGAATACGGTGAATACGCCGGTGCGAATTATGAATGGTTAGTAGATAAACATTTAGCCGAACCCTATAAAACGACTGTGTTTACAATAAATGAAGAAAATAATATATCCGGCGAAATTGTATGGAAATGGACCCAAGAAAATGAAGCAGATGTTTGGGGAAATTCTATTGAAAAAGTATTTACAAATACCGGCAAATATGAATTATTATTGATTGGCATGAATACCAAGAATGAAACGATTCTTACGCAGACGATTCCAGTGATTGTAAAATATGTAAAACGTGAATTGCGACAATTGACGAATGAAGACCGACATCGTTTTTTACACGCCGCATCCAAAATATGGAAATATACCACCGATGAAGGACGAGATAAATATGGGGATAAATTTACTGGTATAAACGAATTGGTTGAAGAACACGCATTAGCATCGAATGATATTAAATGCGACCAATTCCATGAAGGAAGCGGTTTTTTCACCCATCATTTTGCGATTACCCAAACGTTTGAAGCCGCATTGCGTTCCATAGACCCCTCTGTGACACTACCCTATTGGGATTTTACGATTGAAGGTCAAGAAATCACCGATGCTGACGAAAGTCCGTCCTATTTTTTAGAAATAACCCCATTTTTAAATGATAAATGGTTTGGAAGTACAGATGAAAACGGGCACGTCCAAGATTCCAAATTTGCTTTTGCCAAAATGCCAAAAGTGACCGATGAATCTATTGTAGAACCCAATTCTTATGGATATATACGTTCCTATTGGAATAATAATAATGATGAATATGCGGTACGACATTTATTTGATGTCTGTGGAGTGGAACCTACCAATAAACGAATTCCGAATTGCCAAACTCATTTTAAAATATTAAATGTGACTACTTTATCCGATTTCCAAATATTATCGCCGAATGACGGGCATGGAACCGTACACGTACAATTAGGTGGAATGGGAGGAGATTGTATAGAAACCTATCAGAATTTTACGGATACATGGTCGGAATTGTTAGATGCGGAAATGACTGCCGACGAAATAATGTCCCATGGATATAGTATGGATGAATGGGCGTGGGGAACCAAAGGTGCTCGACGAACCATGTTGGAAAATATGGTAATGGGTGAATATTTCCATGTATATAAATCGTTATGGCGTTCCCATATGTGTTCCAGAGATGGAACTCCTAATTTATTAGTATGTCCGGAGAATTGTGATGAAAACACATCACCTGATGATTGTAAATGCCAAGTAGAAGCATTAGTCAATGGCACAACCGATTGGGAGAATGTATATGCATGTATATTGTCCGGACATAGTCAAATGGTTTTCAATAAAATATTTCCGGAAGAGTTTATCATAGATATGGTGTATATGTTGAGTACGATGTCATCGATTGAAGGTGAAATGTTGGAGTCGTCATCACCCATAGATATATTATTTTGGGTAATACATCCAACGATAGAACGTTTATTATCGGCAAAACGTGTAAATGCTTATGTGGATTATGGTGGTTCACAAATATATAGGTGGTCTACACGGGACGGATCAGAAGAAACGTGGTACTCTTTTTCTTATTTTTCTTTGGAGGAAAATGAAAATAAATATTGGACGGAAGCATATACATGTACGGGGCACGATGCGAATGATGCTGCTTTACCTTCGTCATTGCCATGGTTAGATGGGTTTGAAGAATTGGCGGATACGGATGGAGATGGAATCATAACAAATTGGGAATATTATTTGGCAATTAATCCGAATAATGAAGATGGGTTAGATTATATTTTTGCGGATTTTGAATGGAACCATTGTCAAGATAAAATCGTTTAGAACTCTTTAGTGTAAAATACCGAAATGGATATTCGGTATTTTTCTTTGGAAATATGGAGAAATAATATATAGATATATAGTATATGCCAAATTCAAAATTAAAAAAATCAAAAAGTGTAAAACGTCCGAAATCTTCATCAAAAGAAAGTAAACTTATGAAATTTATGCAAACCAATGAGTTGGCTATATATTTTATCATTTTTTCTATCTTTGACGGAATAAATATTAAAAAATTAAACAAAGTGAAAATATCAGACAATGAATTCATTGAAATATGTAAATACTTAAACGAAAATAAATTATCCGATTTAATACCATACTTACATTTCATATTACCAATAGTTGAAGTTCTAATTTTACATAGTAAATCTGATGATACAATGAGTATAAAACGTTTGTTTAGATTATTTGGATTAGAGAATGATATTATTGCCTTTATGGATTTATTTAAATCGAAAACCTCAAAAACATCTCGCATTCGAGAAGTAGACGAATTTTCACCTGACCTTGAAATAATACGTAAAGGCGGTAGTGGAATGCTAATAATATTTAGAAGTTTATTCAACAAAAAAATGAAAATAACAAAGATTTTTTACACATTTTTGTCTTTTTTAGGTATATTATTGTCAATGTATTGCATATGGACGCAGGCAACACGTTTAATAAAAGATGTGAATACAAATGAAAATATTCAGTCCGCATTAAAATTAGTAAATTCCGCACGTACTTGTGAAGGAGTAGAATTGTCAAATAAACAGAAGCTACAAGCAAAAACCGCAGGAATAATATCTGATTTGTTTGGCGCAAATGGCGAAGAGCATGTTAAAGGAATGATGATATTAAGCGAATGTTTATTAAAAGACCCTGAGAAAATAAAATTAGATATGAAACAAAACGAAGTAGATATTATTTATAATGAAAAGCCTAATGAAGAAGGAACAACAAATGAATTAGTTTTATATAATAAAGTTGATATGAATGATTTTATAATGTCGTCCGGAGTAGTACCATTAGGTTTTGATTTTGATAAAGAAACCTTTCATGTTGAAATGGATCTCATAAAACGCGCGGTTATAAAAGATAAAATAACAGAATCAGAATTAAAAGAAGTATCTGAGAAAATAGCCAAACAAATTTTAAAAAAACAACCGTTACTAGCAAATGCCATAACCGATAGTATGAAAAAAAAAGATATTCAACCAGTTATACCAAAAGAACCTAGCTATTTTGGATTATTATATGATGTTGTAAAAGATGGCATACAAAATATAGATATCAATCGAATTGTAACAGGGTTTATGACAGGTGAAAACATGATTGCACTATACGCAGCAGAATTAAACAAAAAGATAGTTACAATAAGATACAAGTTAAAGCAAGCACAAGAATTAACAGAATATCGTGTAAATATGTTATTAATAGATATACCATTATATTTAGGTACCGCATATACGCTATTGAATTATTTAGTTTGGTTTAGTGGAAATCTAATAGCATTTGCATATTTAGTAAAATCCTATTTTACAGAGCAACAGCTAGCAATCACCAACGGAGATGAGAAACTAGCAATCACCAACGGAGATGAGGAAGAAGTAAAAATTAGCAAAAAAACTCAAAAAAAAAAAGGAGGTAAGAAACAAAACTATACACAAAAATCTTACAAAAAATAAATAAAAAAATGTCTATAGAAATACATTTTGTTATAATGAAACCACTGTCAAATATGGAGAACTACAGGTATCTTCTTTTTGAACCGAAGCAGGACATTCTATTTGTACGACAGGCGAATGAGACCAACACGTATAAACCCCAGTAAGAATATTCGAATTACTACATTGTAATGCGGAATAGGTAGGTCCACCAAACGAATCGCGCAACTCATCGGCGGATAAAGAATTCGTAGTATTGATATATGGATGGATCATTGCAGGAGTCTCATATGTTTTCACGAGTTCAATGGCTTGTTGGAAATAATCGTATTGGGATAATTCAGAACAAGTACCGTGTTTATCCCATTCATGTTCCCAAAAACTATCGTAATTCGGGTCAGTTTCCGCATATTTTACATCTGGGTAATAAGTAGTCATTGTATCCCATCCGATTTCAATCGGTATATTGGGGTCAAAACTTTCAGTAGAACAATAAGAAGGATAACCAGTGGTATCATATTGAGCCCATAGACCGTGTAATGTAAAATTTTCTTGCCAATAAGGTTTAGGAGCTAAACAACCTGGATAATTCGGATTATTTGTGAAACAAAATCCAGGGGTCCATGAATAGGCTAATACATATATAATGTTAGTGGCGGTTGAAAGAGGAAATAAAATAGATGCGAATAATGTGCGAAAGAGCATTTATATTATAAATATATTATTTTATATAAAATAAATAAATAAAGTATAATATAATATAAATAATAATGTCGAAATTAATAAGCGATGTAATTATTGAATTTTTATTAAAAAATAATATAGATGTTATATTTACTCTTGCTGGCGGATTTATTGGACCAATACTTAATTCTGTTACAAAATATAAAATAAAATTATATTGTTTTAATCACGAACAAGCTGCAGCAATGGCAGCTGATGGATACGCAAGAATTACAAAAAAACCGTGTTGTTTATTAATAACAAATGGTCCAGGTGCGAGTAATACAATAACTGGTGTTATTGGAGCTTTCCAAGACAGTATACCCATATTTGTAATATCAGGACAGGTTCCTTATCAACAAAGTATAAATAGTCAAGAATTAAATTTAAGGCAATTGGGGGTCCAAGAATTAAATATTATACCAATTATTAAAAGTTTTACAAAATATAGTTATTTTATTAAATGTAAAGATGAAGTGATTGAAACATTATATAAAGCATATAGTGAATGTATAACTGGTAGAATGGGACCTACTTGGATTGATATTCCATTAGATATTCAAAATTCGTATATAGACGACATAGAAGAAAGTTTAGAATTTACAAATACAATAACGCCTTTTTTGAATAAATCATATATAGATTATAATTTTATAATAAATAAGATAAATGAATCAAAAAAACCATTAATTCTAATAGGAAATGGTATTAAATTATCAAATTCTGAATCAATATTTAATGAAATTATAACAAAAATAAAAATTCCTTTTGTTACATCGTGGTTAGGAAAAGATATAGTTAATAATGATAATAATTTATTTAGTGGGGTTATCGGCATATTAGGAGAACGTTTTTCAAATTACGCAATTCAAACATGCGATTTATTAATTGTATTAGGTTGTAGATTAAATGTAACACATATTGGATATGATTTTAATAATTTTTCAAAACAATCTTATAAAATTATGGTAGATATTGATAATAATGAAATGGAAAAAAAAACAATAAAAATTAACACTCGTATTAAAAGTGATTTATCTATATTCTTGAATAATTTTAATGAATTAGTTGGTTTAGAAGATAATATGATAAAATCAGATTTTACTTTATGGATAAATAAAATCAATTTATGGAAAAATAAATATTCTACCATTGAACTGAATATTCATAATCTTAATATGGATGGCGATGTGAATTCATATTATTTTTCAAAACAATTATCAAAAGTTATTAATAAAAATACAATAATAGTTACTGATACCGGATCTTCATCATTTAGTATTTTTCAATCAATCCATCTAATAAATAGTAAAATATTTACTGCTGCCGGACAAGCATCTATGGGATATGGTTTGCCAGCATCAATCGGCGCATATATAGCAGATAATAGCAATAATATTGTATTAATTGTTGGAGATGGTGGATTTCAATTAAATATTCAAGAATTACAAACAATTATAAATTATAATTTGAATATCAAAATTTTTATTTTAAACAATTCTGGTTATTTAGCTATTAAAATAATGCAACAAAATTTATTTAAATCAAACTATATAGCATCTACAAACACTACTGGCGTTAGACCTCCTAATTTTATAAAAATATCAGAATCTTACGGAATAAAAGCATATAATATAAACAATAATAATGATGTAGAAACTGTATTAAATGACATGTTTTCATATAACGATGTATGTTTATGCAATATAAATATGATTGAAAACCAATTAATTACTCCACGGGTTCAATCAAACGGAGATAACAAATCATTAGAATATATGTATCCATTTATTGATATGGATATAATGAACGACGAATTATTATAAAATATATACTAACAAAGAGGAATATATATTTTATTACTTTATAAAAAATTCTTTCATTTTATTACAAACATAATCTACATCATCTACTGTCATTCCATGATGCGCACCTAATAAAAATCCTTCTGCCATAATTCGATCCGAATTTGGGAATTCTTCTAAATATTCACGATACACTGGGTGTCTTGTTACATTACCTGCAAAGCATACACGAGTCTGAATGTTATTTGCTTCTAAAAATGTTAATAACTCTAAACGTCTTTTTGTCATGAATGGTATAGCTAACCAGTCGCTATCAAACGTATTAACCGGCATTACCAAATCGGTAAGATCTTTTAGATTTTCCAAATATCTACGAAATACAGTTTTTCGTTTTTCTCGTATTTCTTCTATTCTTGATAATTGTACTAATCCAAACGCCGCGTTCATTTCTGACGATTTCATATTATAACCAACTGCTCCATATAAAAATTTGTAATCATAGGGTATTCCATCAATACTATATTCAAAACGGGTAATCATATCTTCTGAATTATCACCGATTCTTCCCCAATCACGATACATAGTTGCTTTTTTTAATAATTTATCGTCATTTACCATAAGCATACCACCAGAACCTGCTGCGGTGATTAAATGACTGGAATAAAAACTGGTAATAGCAATATCTGTTTCTATGGTATTTGTAATTGTATCAGCCGAATCTTCAAATAACAGAATATGAGGGGGTACTAATTCACGTATTTTTTTCCAATCGGGTTTTGAGCCAATTAAATTAGGTAACAAAATAACCTTTGTTTTTTCGGTAATTTTTTCACAAATTTGTTCTACAGTAGGCACATATGTTCCTATCTCAACATCACAAAATATTGGTGTAAGACCACATTGAATAATAGGAGCAATCGTTGTGGAAAAAGTACAAGCAGGAGTAATTATTTCATCATTTGGTTTTAAATCTAATGCTTTTAACCCCAATAATATAGCAGAGGAACCACTGTTTACAAAAAGACCATATTTTTTTCCAAATTCACGCGATACTTTTTCTTCAAATTCGACTGTTCTTGGACCAAAACCAGCTAACCAACCATCATTTAAACAATCAATCACTGCTTGAATTTCTTTATCTCCATAAGCTTCTTTTTTATTGGGAGCATACCATATCTTCTTCTCCATATGAATATTATTTATAAATTATATTTATATATTTATATATATTTGTATGAATATAATTTTATTTATTGATATAATTGTTAAATACATTATTTTCCAAATTATCAATATTTTCCATGTCGTTAACAAAAGGAATAATTGATTTTTCTATTAAATATTTTTGAAAATTGGACCATTGTTCGTTCACTAAATGTAAAGTACTTATAGCAAAATCTAATTCTTCTGGTCCATATGCGATTCCATACAATGGCTCATTCTTATCTTTTAAATATTTATAAATAACGAGTGTTTTTAACCATTCTTCTTTTGACATTGTAGGCGATTTATAAACAATTGATATACAACCACATAATGGAGCCATGATAGTTAAGAATGTCAATGGGTCATATGAAATAAACATATATTTTGAGTTAAATATATTTACTATATCATTTTGAGTGACATAATACGGTATAGATAAAGAATCCTCTGGATGAATCGCATTTATTTGTGAATATAAATAAACTGCTTTCTTAATCGTAAAACAGGTTCCATTTCTATTTAAATTTTGATTCTTTAAATCAGGGTTTATATGTATGCATGATAATAATTTATATATATTATCATTTGCCATATGTCGTTCATGATTAAAATAATAAACTAAATCATTTTTTCCCCAAGTTGTGTATATATCATTTCTGCAATATATACTAATGGGTGCTAATATCCATCTTACTACGTATTTGGAATTTAATGGATTATATTCCACGGTTTCACCATAAATCGTTAATGTGTTTTCAATATTATATTCTTGGTCCAAATCTGTTGAAATCTCTATGTTTGTAAATGATTTATTATAAATGATATTCGGTTCAGATACAATATTATATATTAAAACATTGGGAAAATAGTTGCTTAGTATTTTTGCCAATTCAAAAGAACAAGTAGCTCCACCAATAGAATAATTATACCCGCAATTCTTACATGGATAAATCAATACATTCTTAAAGCGCATTATAATAACTAATATATTTTATTTATATATATTTATAAAAACAAATATATAATTAAGTAAATATATCATTATTATGAGAATATTAATTACTGGCGGAAAAGGAAATATTGCTACGATCATTAAGAATGGTTTATCTGAATATTATGAAATAATAAATCCCTCGCATTCAGAATTAGACGTATTAGATATGTGTTCGATTCAATCATTTTTAAATAATCATGAGAACTTTGATATATTGATTCATAGTGCAATCATTGGTGGAAGAAGAACTAAAACAGAAGAGTACGATATTTTTTATAAAAATATACGAATGATGGAAAATGTGTTAAAATTTGAAAATAAATTTAAAATGATAATAAATTTTGATTCTGGCGCAATTTATGATAGAAATACCGATATTATGAATCGAAAAGAGAACGAGTTATTTACTATCCCTACTGATTTTTATGGATTTTCAAAATATGTTATTTATTCGCGTTCATTACAATATAGACATATTTTTAATTTTCGCATATTTAATATATTTCATGAATTAGAAGAAAGCGATAGATTTATAAAAATGTGTTGTATTGCGAAACAAAACAACTCAAATGTCACAATTCATGCTGATAAATATTTTGATTTTGTTTATAAAGACGATTTTGTAAAGATTGTAAAATATTATATTGATAATTGTGATAAACAAGACGTATTAGAAAAGACATTGAATATTTGTTATGAACGAAAATATTTATTATCAGATGTGGCAAAATTAATATTACCACCTACTCAAATTGTTATTGAGAATATTGATTTATCACATAATTATTGTGGCGATAATAGTAAATTACAAAAAATGAATATACATGTAGATGGGTTGGAAAATAGTATGATTAAATATGAAACAAATTTCATATCAAATGTATAATTTCCTTGAAATAAAGGAAGGGAGCGTCCAATATAACTATAATTTCCCTGGAATAAAGGGAGGGAGCGTCCGAGGGAACCGTAGGTTCCCTGGAGTTACGCATCATAATATGGATTATCGTGTATTTTCATACCACAATATTCCTTGGGGGATTTCTTATAATCTTCTGGATTATGAATTCCGGCTTCTTTGGCTTTTTCTAATAAAAATTTGAAATTATCCCAGAATTCGGTTTTATGTCCGATTGATTTGGTAGCAATATGCGATAATTCATGTATCGCTACAAACGTCAAGGTGTTCTCGTCAATCAAATTATTATTGTCTTTCTTTTTCACATTCAAACAAAATGCTAATTTTTCGCCTTTGTTCTCACTATATGCAGTATAACTACTCGTCGGTAAGGTTTCCATTATTTTTTGTGGTTTAAATCCTTTCACTAATCGTTTTACATTATCTTGGTCGGGATATTTCTTTCCGACATATTCTACTAATTTTTTACATTTTTCAGTTACAGTAGCTAATAAATCCGCAGCTTGTTGTATTTTACTACGTTCTCTTACGCAATATTTATTTCCATCTACGGTTGATACAATACATTTTAAATTAAAATCAGAATTATCAACATAAATATAAACACAAGCAACAAATATGATTCCTACTATAAAATATCCTAAAATATCACTATAATTCATATATTACTTATATAATATATGAATGGATTATAAAATACAAAAAATTATAATCTTATTATTTTGGAACACTCCTTTTCAATGGTACTTTGAGATGGAATTTGTTCTCCTATAATACAAACGCTCATATTTTCCGGTTTAAAATATTTACGTATAACTGTATTCACATTTTCTTTGGTAATATCTTTGTAATGTTTTTCATAAATATCTGCATAAGAAATGATTTTTTTCTTATCTCCATATAATAAAAACTCTTTTCCATTATGTTCTGCGAGAAGATCATTATCTTCTAATTTTAATTTCATTTTTTCTTTTTTTGAATTTTTGGATAATTGTACTTCTTTATCGGTAACGCCATGTTGTAATAAATCGTTTATTAAACCAATGATTAATGGCAAAACGCCTTTGGAACTTCCATTTTTGGCTAATTTCTTTGAATCCGTTTCAGCAAAAAGTATGAAATCACCAATATGTTCGTAATAATTCGTACTGGCATTCGATGTATAAGTTAAACCATTCTCTTCACGTAATAACATTGATAATTTACCACTTAAATCATTCATCATTTTTCTCAATAAATTTAAAGCATATTTATCATTCGATACATCGCTGCAAGTGCGAAATCCAATCATTAATAAATTTGTTACGATACCTACTTTTTTTTGTAATAAATATTGTATTTTCGACTGTGGTTCAATATTAAAATTAATATTTCTATCTAACATGTATTCGTTATTTGGGAGAACATGTTTCATAAAATATGATTTTTTTATAATCGTTTTGATTGTTTCAACCGGTACATTTGATACTATGCTTAATACGAATCGACTGGGTATATAAAACGATTTATAATATTCCATTACTTTTTCATAATTCATCTTTTTTTTATGAAATCGTAAATTATCTATTTCAGATTCAAATGCAGAACCTTTATATAATAATTTATCCATATTTTCGTCTATAATAACCTCGGGGTCATTTTCATTTTTAATATTCTCTTCAACCACTACTTTATATTCTTTGTCATATTCCTTTTTAATAAATGTAGAATTCATAAGCATATCAGACATAAGTTGAATACAATTATGTATAGAGTCATTCCCTATTTTCACATGATAACATGTGAATCGTTTTTCGGTATAGGCATTGAAATCCGCGCCCATTTTGTCAAATTCTATTAATAATTTTTTGGAATTCAAATAGTCGCGAGTACCTTTAAAACACATATGTTCTATAAAATGCGATACACCACGAAGGTCATCTGTTTCATGAACTGAGCCGACATCACAAAATACTTGGATTGATGTAATGGGTAGTTTATTTTTTGGTTTTTCATATACAATTCTAAAACCATTCGGAAATACAAAGTTCTGAATTGGCATATTATAATAATGACTATTGACTATTATAATATTCTGATATTTGTTTTGTTATAAATAAATTTATTGTTGTCCTTGTCCGATTTCTAATGGAACACGTCCTAAATCTGGTTCAATTGTACTTTGGTTCCATGGACCGACTTGTTGAACTGGGATGATTGGATCGGAACGTAATTGCTGGTTAGCATTACGTAAAGTTTGTCCGATGGTATCTAAACCAATATGATAACCTGCTTGTAATAAATCAGGCATCATAATATCACCTTTCTTCATGGTATTTGGGTTTAATGCGGACCATTGACTGTTTTGGTCGACTGGTAAAAGGTCAGCAGGATTGGCGACTGGTTGTAAAGCATATCCTGGTGCAGAGGTTGGTTGAGGAGCAGATACAACGGTTGGGTCAACTGGTTTTTCTGGGGCGACTGGTGCAGCTTTACCAGTTTCCATACCATCCATAGCGAATGATTTCAATTTGGAGTAGTTAAATAAAGCCCAAGCTAAAACAAGGAATATTACTAAAAAAATCACTCTTTCTTTTGTGAAAAATTTGACAAGAGCACTTTGAATATTCTTAAACATTCTTATTATATAAACGACTGATAAAAAAAATATGAACTTTCATTTATTTTTGCTAAATAAATGAAAACTTTTAAGCCTTAAATATTTTACTTTTCTAAATCTTTTTCTTCATTTGACAAAATTTCATCCATGTCTAAATCACTATCATCACTATCCTTGATATTATCCAACATATAGGTATTTTTGATACGTTTTGCTTCTAAATAGGATGATAATGCTAAATTCCTGGCAATCTTGGCTTTTCTTCTGGCTTCTCTATACATTTCATAATACACTTCATTTTTATTTTTAATTTGTACGATTTCTTCGACCGGTAATTCTGCTAAATTAAATTCTATTTCTTCTAAACCATCTATTCTCTTTATTTCTTTCTTTGGTATTTCTTCGGAGAAGAGGGGTTCCGTCGACGGAGTAACTATTTCTTCACTATCATTGTTTATATGCGTTTCTACAACGGTTGATGCAGCATCTTCTATATTGGTATCTCTTTCGTCTAATTCATCTTGTTGCATTTCGGTTAGACCTTCAGTGATATCTGGCTGTCTCGTTTCTGGCGTTTCTTCACTTATTTTATTATCAACTACAGGTTCATTGTCATTTGATATAGACATTTTTGCAGATACGAATCCGTCTTCATTCGCGATGGATTTTTTAGGTGCAAAGAGACATTTTTCAAATAAATTTACTGGTTTTAATACCATCATCTGTTTTAATTCAATATCAATTTGAAAGCTGCGAGCCGAACATTTGATGCCTTGTATTTCTAATATAGTCATGACATGCATATTTTCATTTATATTTTCAATTTCTATTTCATTTTCAAGTTCGTCATAAATTTTGACTAAACTTTTACCCAAAGCAGTCGTAATATTAATGCGAGCAATATAATATTTTCCGGATTTATATATTTTTAAAGGCGAGGTAAAATAGTTTTCAATATCATGCATTTCAATGTCACCATCAAACCATTGTTCTCTATTTTTATAAATATATTGTTGACAATAATTTTCTAAATTCTCCATCCAACGAATAAATTGGTCGTTCTCATTCGTAAACATCAAATCCGCATACATTCGTTTTCCAGCCTTAACAATGCCTTGTTTTAAACTACATTTAGGAGGTTGTATATATAAATGTTCGTCATTCAATAAAAAACGAATAAAATAATTACCGCCTGCAATGGCAGTAGGCTTTGTCAATAATAATTTATCAAAATCAAATTTATCATTTGGATTATGTATGTTCTCCATGATATATATTTTATGAGGTTCTCTTTATTCGATTTTTACGAATATAAATATATGTTCGTTTACATATTTGGTTTTAATTCTATGGATACATAAATATATGTATGTTAAATATTAGAGATACTTGTATAGAATTTTTTAAAAATGAAGATACCCGCAAAAATGTGAAAGAAATGCTAAAACCCATTACGAATATTATTTATAATGAAATGTATTATTACATATGGTTTATTTGTATTTACAATGTTCTTTTGCTATTTATTATTATTGTCAATTTAGTGTTATTAATTAAATTATTGAATTTTAATCCACTCAAAACGATTACCAATAGCGATTTATAATAGAGACCCATACAAGGCTGAGTTTTCAGGAATCACGATTGACGGATATTTCCAATCATTTAGCAAAAATAATGAAAATAATAAAATATTGTTATAATATATATAATGAGCGCAATCGTGAATAAAGTAAAAAGTGCGGTTAACAGCACCATGAAATTAATGAAATTCGTCAAGGATAAAATAACTGCAAAAAGTAACAGCAAATCTAGAAGACGTACTACTGCAAAACGAGTAAAGAAACCTAAAATGAAAGGCGGTGACGCATGGCAACATACCGTTTCTACTTATGGAGGAATTGGAGAACAACACGCCGCAGCTGGTTCAAATGTTATTGCCGCAACTGACGTATCGGTGAAAGCCGCTGCACCAGAACCAGTACCTGCGCCAGTCGTAAAAGGTGGTGAAAAGAAGGAAAAAAAAGAAAAGAAATCTAAGAAATCACAAAAACGCCAATAAATCCCAAAAATAACATGTTTAGGAATATAATTTTATAAAATTTTATAATATCATATAGATATATATTATAAAATGAGTGTTTGGACCAGACTCGTTAAAAAAACATACAATGCAAACAAGCAAAAGGATGGATATAAATTACAAGATGCAATGAAAGAAGCCAAAAAAGAATATGATGAGATGAAACAACAAGGTGGATTATTAGAACCCCCTAAAATGCTTCCTTTATCCGGCGGAAAAAGTAAGAAAAATAACAAAAGCAAGAAAAACAACAATAAATCCGCAAAAAAATCACGAAAGAATCGTAAATAAATTACCTTCCTCTAATATTATACAAATGAATAATATTAGTGAAAATGCAGTCATAAAACCCCCGAAAAGTCAGTTTGTAGAAAACGTACAGAAATGGGTTCTCATAGATAAACAATTAAAAATCGTAAACGAAAAAACAAAACGAATGCGAGAACTGAAACATGATTTGGCGGATAATATTTGTAAATATATGAATGAGAACAATATGAAAAACAAAAAAATCAGTATTACCGGAGGAGAGCTCAAAATATACGATAAAAAAGATTATTCACCGTTGAATTATGGATATATTGAAAAATGTTTAGGCGAAATTATACCCGACAAAACACACGTAGAATATATTATCAATTATTTGAAAGAGAACCGCGAAATAAACGTATCACAAGAATTACGCGGTAATTATACCAATGAATAAAATGACGATATATAATATAGGTTGACAATGGAATATGCCAAATCATTTGGTGAGAATGTCTTATTTAATAATACAAATAATGAAATGCGAGGAGGTTATCCAATAGAAGAAATTATCCAAAGCGAGACTCAAAAACGAGAGATGTTGGGTGGTTCAAAAAAGAGTGAAGAGTTTGGATTATCACGTTTCCAAAATTTAGTAGTACCCATCGGATTATATCTAGACAATACCGATATATTACATTTGCAACAAGGTTCTCAAAAAGAAACGAACCAAAGTGACGGAATAGTTTTAGGAGAAGATATCTTTGATAAATTTTTGGATTTAGTGAGTGTTAAACATAGAAAAGGTGGTTCTAATAAATATACCAAAAAACGCAATGTTCTCTATACTCGTAATAAAACGCGAAAAAATAAATAATATATTAATTACTTATAATAATATATTAAATAATATTTGTTAATATAACATACGGTTGAAATGAACTGCGTTGTTTGTTTATGTGTATACAATAATGAATTTGGATTACCTTTTGTTTTAAAGAATATATTAAAAATAAATGAGGTGTTTTCAAAGATACAAATTTTGGCATTTTACGATAATTCTAGCGATAAATCGCTAGACATTTTACATGAGTTTAAAGAAACACATGGAAATATGGAAATAATAATAAATACAAATCCGAAATGTGAATTGAGAACACAAAATATAGCGAATGCTAGAAATGGTTTATTGGAAATAATACGCAAAAAATATAATGATGTTCCTTATTTTATTATGATGGATAGCAATGAATATTCATGCATTGGAAATATAAACATTCATGTTTTACAAAAAGTATTAGAACGTAGTGATGAATGGGATTCTCTATCATTTGACAGAGAAGCCGGTTATTATGATACATGGGCGTTATCATTCGACCCATTTATATATAGTTTTTTCCATTTTGCGAATTGGAGACCAATTGTAGAGTTAATGAGAACAAATTTTAAAGAGTTGATGGATGAATATAATAAAAACAAGCCAAATGAGTTCATTCCTGTCTATTCAGCATTTAATGGATTTGCTATTTACAAAACCAGTAAATTTCTAGATTGTTCTTATAGTTCAACTATTGATCTGAAATTATTTCCAAAAGATATATTATTGAATCAGATAAAAATGGTAAATTCAAATATAATAAATAATTTGACAAATGACTGCGAACACAGACATTTTCATTTAGAAGCTATTCAAAAAAATAATGCGAAAATAAAAATTTGTCAGAATTTTCTTTTTGCGAAATTTATAAATCCACCGAAAAATTTAAGGGGACCAGCTTAATTCTGCAATGATTTACATAAATGAAACATTTAATCTGCATAGCAGTGTAAAATAAATAATTCTATAAAATTAAATATTTTGAATGGTTAGATAATTATGTATTATACCTCTTTATGACGATTGAATTTATCCGTCCAATATTTTAATGTTAATTTATCATAATTAAATACTTTGGTTTTAAAATCTTCGATTGTATTTTCCAATAATTCATATGTAATATCAGCCCAATCTTTTACGATTAACACTGGCATACCATCATACAAACTATCTATTCTAGATGTTCGCACAATTGGAATACATCCTAATATAAGTGCTTCCCATGTACGATGACAATCCAAACCATTGCCATGTGGAGATAATACAAACGCATATTTAGATTGATTTATATATGTTTCATCTCTAGTAATTTTCTTTTCTTCGTAAAATACTAATTCTTTGGGAATTTTTTGAATGGCATCTACTCTATCATATAAATATTTATAGCGAGCGTGCATTGAAAAATGAAAATTGCTATAACATTTGATTTGTCTTTTCCAAAAAGGTTTTTCTATGTTTGAATGTATAATTTCCATCAATCTTTTTTCTTGTTCTAATGGTGTGCTTTGAGGTCCCCAATCATTACTCTTTTTTGACATTGAATGATAATCTAACCCAATTGGCATTCTTGTCATTTTTGGATGGTCCATGACACAATTTTGTGAATACCAATGAATTAAATTCGGATGATTCAAAAAAGTTAATAAATCATCCTCACTATTAAATATATTATAGGGCACTGTTTCGTCCGCATCCCCCGAAACCAATATATATTTATATGGTAAAGTATAGTTTTTTATAAAATAGGGGATTGCTCTATTACATACATAAATGATTGCATAATTATTATTTTCTAATAAATTCTTATTGTAATTTCTGATATAAATATCCGATGAAATAGGAGTGACACTATAAATATCACATGATTTCAATATTCCTCTAGAAGATAAAAAATGGCAATTATTTTCTTCTACCATATGCTGTTAACATTATTCATAGTATCTATATTATTTGGAGGCGTAATAATAAATTACATTATAGAATTTATTATTTTTTGTTATTATTTGCTTACCGTATTGCCAGATGTTGTGCCGCTCCAACTTTCAAACCAACGATTGGCATTGAACGAATTTATATTCAACATTTTGTCCGCATTTTGTTTCCAATAATTCACTTTTTCGTCTAATTCAATATCTTTCTTATTTTTTGGATAAAGATGATCTTTATTCGCATTCATCCGACCCATATCCGCATCATTGGCTTTTGGTTTTTTTCCATAACAATTCACGCCAAATTTCGCATAAGGATTTGCAATATAACCACCGTTTACTCCTGGACGTCCACAATCATTTTTATGGTCGTCCGTTTTTTGTAATTTATCCCATGTCGTTTTTTGGGTAGGGAAAAATATCATTTGTCCGTCAGACCAACCATAATTACACCATTCCGCACCACCATTATATGCTGATTCAATCTGGTCGTATGTTGCTAATTTCGCATCATATGCGCTACATATTGCCTTTGCGTCTTCATACGTATACAAGTTATTTGAAACATTAAATACTTCATCTCCTTGTTCTTGAAGTTTTTCGTCTTTTTTCTCTTCTGTTTTCTCTTTCTTTTTTTCTGCTAAATTCACTATATCGTTTAAAATATCAACGATAGGTATTTGTAAAATATATTTGAAAAAATTCACAACGATTAATAGGATGATTAAAATCCAAGAACTTGTTTCAATAAATGAAATTCCCATTGATTTTGTTTCTTCTGTCATTGGAAATCTAAATAAATAAATAATCAAATAGAATACGAGAATAAATGACACCATAGATAATAATGAATTTGGATTATTTACAAAATCTTTGAATCCAGAAAGGAAATTTGAGAAAAAATTGTCTTTTTGGCTATCACTCATTGAATAAAAGGTAGTGATTACGATGATTAAAAAACATGTGACTAACAATATATCTATCGTTCTAGATAATAATCCTTGGCTATTTACACTGCTACTAGGAAAAAAGTATCCTAAAATGAAATATGCTATAAAATATATTCCTAAAAACCATGCGATTAATATAAAATTTGCCTTGGTAAAAATAGTCGAAACGAGTGATTTTGCATCCTCTTTTAAATCACTTTTTTCATCCGTTTTTTTACTATCTTCTTTCTTTTCGGTATCTATGCTCTCTACTTCCTTTTTTTTATTATCCATATATTATAGTAAATTATTTTTTTTACGGTAAAATAAACAATACGCCAAAGGGGTTATAATTTTTTTCGCATCATCTACGACTTCTACACTATTATCGTTAAAGTGTATCCACGTATTATCCGCATGTTTCGCGAATGCGGTATAATGTCCTCCCATGACGCCTCCCATATGATTACATATTCCATATAATTCATATTGAAAGGATGACGCATTATACCCCTTTACGTAACCGGATAAATCTAAATCAAATGGAAAATCAATCATACTATTTAACTTTTGTGTTCCATCGGGTGAAAACCGTTTTAATGATATGACTAAAATTTTCGGAAAATTCCAAAACACAATTTGTTTTTTGATATCTTCTTTTTGTCCCGTCTTCTCATTAAACCATGCATTCTCTCCTTCCATGAGTTCGGATTTGGAATACATATCAAAACAATCATAAATATTTTTTGCCAATGTATCCCCATAAAAGATAGGCAAATCTAAGATGAAATAATGTTCGGGCTTGATGGCTAATTGTTTTGTACCATCTTTTGAAATGATTTCGGACATATAAATCCCGTAAAACAAATCCATAATTTCGGAATATTCTTTGGAATATATGGTTTTCAACATATCATAACATTGGACTGCCATTTCATCTACTTGGTTCTCCTTACGACCATTTATTTTCATATTTATACTTCTGGAATAACTATTATGCATACAATCTATCATAAACAATAAAAATTCCGGCATATCATTTTGCGTCCACCCAGTGAATATTTCTTTGTTTTTTAATTTGGCGATTTCATGGACGTTATGGACGAATTTATTTGGCGATACAATTCCGTTTCCACTCCACATTACCCCGCGTAAATCATTCCATTCATGTAAAATACTGGCATCTGGTATATCCGTCTTTACTATTTTATGTTTCGCATTTAATATTTCATTTAATTCATAAGTATGATTGAGAACCTGTAAACATGAATTTAAAAAACAGGTGTTACCCAAATTATCAATCCCGGTGTAACCTTTTTTAATATATTTTGACAAATCCATTTTATAGTTTAATTGTATAAATAGTATATAAATAATTATCTTTATATACTATTAATTATGGATAATATGTTCTCAAATAATAATCTGACAAGCATAGACCAGGAAATAATGGAATTTACAGATGAATTATTAAGAAGATATGATAATAGAAATAGCCATACGTTTAGAAATAGAGAACATTCTACGAATATGAATCACAATAGAAATAGCAATAGTAATATACATTTAGATGAATCTAGTATTCTATATGCTTTGATGAGTGAATACAATTTAAATATTCGTGATTACAATACAAATATGCGTTTATTTTTGAATCATTTAGATAGAGTACGTGAAAGAGAACCCCGAAATAATAATATTAGAGAACGAGAACCTTATGTAAGAACGCCATATGTAGACCACGTGAGACATAATGCTCGTACGACAAACCATAGTACCAATACAAACACTCGAACGCCAAATATCAATACAACGAACCGCACAACCATTGCACGTCCGTATGCCACCTCACAATTATTGTCCTATGTACTTTATCCAAATACGCAATCGTTGTTTAGTGATGTTATCGTACATCCCACAGAGAACGAAATCGTGAACGCCACTGAATTAATCACTTATAATAATACGGTGGAATATAATAATAACACATGTCCGATTACGTTGGAGGAATTTCTCCAAGGAGAGCGTATTTGTCAAATAAAACATTGCGGACATATATTTCGCGAAGAAGCATTACGTAATTGGTTCCGTAGAAATGTACGGTGTCCGGTATGTAGATATGATATTCGAAATTATGTCAATACAAACCGTAATACAGATAATTCAAATAATGATTTGTCGGGAAATATGAGAACCAATATACTCGGGAGACTATATGATACGAGTGAAAGTGAGGATAGTGAGAACGATGAAATTATAGAACCAAACGATAATGCCACCTCTATGCCTCCTATTCCGGATACATTAACACGAAATTTGACAAATATATTGGTAGATTATATTAACAATCATGTAGGACCGAGTATGGCAGATATGTCAGGTGGATTTACTCATACATTTGAATTACCCATTTTTTATTATAGTGACAATTCCGGATATTATTTCGATAGTTCGAATAATTCATAATACTTATTTTATAAAATTTCATCTTTATGCGGTTGATATTTATTATGTAAATATCAACATTATGTTCTGCGTTGTTTAATACGATGATTTATTACACCGCTTCCACCACCACCAGTGGATAAACTATGTGGTTTATAATATACTCGCGCGTTATCTGTAAATAAACTTTTCATAGAAAAAGAACGAGTCGTTGTGGTTGTGGTTGTTGGTTCGACATATGGATATAAATAATAAATACCCGTAGCATTTAAAGTATATCCAGCAGCATATGGACCACCATTTGGCGTTGGATCTGTACCACCACTGTTCGTTAAAATAATCCACGATGAAATATCGTTTACGGTTTCTATTGTATAATCATAAGTAGTACCAATAGAATTCATCGTAGTTGTAGCATCTGTTTCGTTTTCAAAGTAAATAATAGTTGAAGGTACGCCAACATGAAACCCAGTTTCGCTCATAGGTCCAATCAATAACCGCTCACTATCCCCAGTATTGATAGTATAATGTTCGATGCCTTCGCTAAAAATATGGGCGTCGCCCGCGGTAATTGGATACGATATTCCGTCTACGAATAAATTTCCAATACTATCGGTTAAATAGACCAAATAAGTATTATGAAATCGCGCATCTCCCTTATCAATATGTGGGATGGAATCCCCCTTAATCCATCTCATAGGAATAGACGTAATATGACTTAAATCTATATCTAAACCAGTTTCCAATTTGGTTTTTATTACATCAGACAATTCAACCGAAAAATCTACTTTTTGTAGTGTGGCAAGTTTTTCTCTATTTATTTCAACGATAGGGTTATTTACTATTTCCGTAATTTCATTAGATGATAGAAGATTATGCAACATATTTATTATATATATTTATTATATAATAAATGCTTCGTTATTATAATAAAATATTGAGAACCAGTAATTTATTGGGCGATTTGTGGCTTTGTTATTTGTGCGATGGTGTCATCTAAACTTTCCTTCTTTTTATCTACCAACCCTTCTTTTTTAGCAGGAGGGGCAATTTTTTGCGATAAGTTCCATACAAATTTACCGGTAAAAAATGCAACTACGCCAAAGACAACTGCATGGACCCCAGCAACCACGAATTTAGACCCATTTTTTGGTATTCTCAACAAAACACCTGGTGATAGAACAAAGAAAAGAATAGCGAAGTAGATAGCCATAAACATATTCATGCTTGTATTATATATTATACTAAATATTTTATTCTTTACAAAGAATATTCTAAAAATATTTGCCGTGAAAAAATCACGGTTCTGTTTATAATTTGTGATTTTCCAATTATTTTTTAGGTTGGAAAAACGCATTCAGGGTCCGTATTTTATTTTTTTCATTATAAATTCTAGTTAATATATCATCAAACAATAACGCCTTCACTCTAGTAGAACAATATTTCTCCTTCTTTTTCATAAATTCTTCCATATCCGGATAATTATTCTGTATTTTTTCTATTTCTTTTTTATACGCTCGTAATTGCTTCAACGCCGAGGTCGTACTTTCGGTTTCCCACATCAATTCTAATGCCAAACCAAACAGTTGTTGAAGAGGTTTCATCAATTGATTCGTAATATAATGTGTATAATCTATCTGTAATTTATTCTCTATGATAAATTCGGGCGTTTCTATTTTATCTCCCATTAATGCTTTGGGTGTATTATTTACAACAAATACAAATTTCATACGATCACCTGGTTTCGGTTTATTACCCGGATCACGTTGACCTATACGGTCGGCTAATACTTTATGTCCTATCTGATTTGGATTTTTATAATCACTTCTCAATGCTTTTGTAATCGCTAATTTATCCATAGAGACATGACCTTCTATTAATTCTAATAATGAATGGTTTAAAAATGCTGTGGCTTTTTTAATATCGTTTTCTTTCATCAATATATTCAATATCCCTCCATAGACATCTTTTAAATAATCACATGAATCACGTCGTTTTAATGATAATCCCATATATTTTAATTTACCTTTGTTCGGGTCTTCTTCATACAACATGCCCACATACCTCTTTTTTGATAATAGGATAAACGGCATCAATGTTTTTTCATAAGATAATTCCATCGGTGGTTTTAACCATTGACTGCATAATTTGGCAGCGTCTTGTGCGATTTCAATTGTCATTTCTAATGCGGGTTTTCCACGAATTTTTTCTCCAGTCACTGGATTTTGCAGGTTAAATGTAAAGAATACACTATCAGTATCACCATATATGTACTCCGCATTACATTTTACAGGACCATGCATCGCGGTTTCATATACTCTATCCCCATAAACTTCCTCTATAATTCGCTTCGCATAAATTATCATCATACGCCCCGTCGCGGTGGTTGATGCGGCAACATCTTTTTCATAAAAGGTGGATGTTCTGGAACCACATTGACCGTACAATGAATTCGCCGTTACTTTATATCCCAGTTGTCTTTTATCCAATATATTTTGCATGAATGGGTCTTTTTCCGTTTTTATCATTTTACGCGTATCCGAACGCGCTTTTAATAATTCCTCCAATATAGAAGGCATAATACCCTTTTTATCATGAGGAAATTGAGCCCATCTACATATCATTTTTCCACATTTCGTTTTTTCCGCACGAGATGTCGGGGTTTTACGAATATATCGGTATGTATCAAATTCCAAATCAATATATTCATATTCGGGCAAATTATCATAGATGAAATTGCCACTTCCATCCATTTCACCTGTGATTTTAATCAATTCACCTTGTAAATTATATTCTTTCGTCCATACTTTACTATCGTGTGATAAATTTTGACTAATCATGGAGGATGGATATAATGACGAATAATCTACACAAGCCACTGGATTATCCATATACATAGAACATTTGGGTGGTAATACAATCGCTCCTTCGTAACCTTCTCCACTATCAAACTTTTCCAAATCGGGCATCAATGTGTTTTTTTCACGACATTTTTTCGCCACATAACTCGTTAATTTGATTCCTTGTCCGCGGAATACTAAGAAACTAATAGGTACACTACATATACGCGCCATTTCTACATATCCAGTCAATACATCTATTTTATTCATCAAATGGTGGACTAAGTTACAATCCTGAATACAGTATTTCGCGACCACTGCCCGGTCACGCGCATCTCCGTTTGCCAATCTAAAAATGTCTTGGGGTGTTACATCATCCTTCGCAGTACCCCATTTTATAGATTTCGTTTTATCAAAATCTTCGTGACCTTCTATCGTAATAACATTATATTTATTCGTTACTTCTTTCCCTTTATAATTTTCCGTTACCTCGCGGTTTCTTTCAATATTTAATACTTTAAATTTCTTACCATCTTTATAATAATCCGCAGTGAAACCGGTTAATTCTATATGTATATAATCTCCGACATGTAAACCAGTCAAATTCTGCGAAAATAATTCAGTGACTTCGCCATGATTGACGTCAAACGCATGTACGAATTTCTTGACATCATCACTAATAAATTGTGCGGCAACATCATCTAATTTATAGGACCCCAAATTGAAATCACGACGCAAATATGCATACATATCTATTTGTAATCGTCCGGTCATTTTGAAAAATCGCAAATCATATTCGCCACTGGCAATCGCCATTTTCGTATTTTCAATTTCTACTTGACCTTCTTTATTGAGTTTACCACATAATTCGCCATGTTTACGAGATAATAATAAGAATTCTTTTTCACAATGATTTTCCTGGGCGCGACGAAACATAAACTCATAATCAAAACCAAAAATATTGTATCCAATAATAATATCCGGATTTTCTTTTTGAATGAGTTCGGTCCATTTCATCAGCAAATCATTTTCATCATCTACACTTTCTATCACTGCTCCATCAACTGGGTCACATGAACCCAAAACCACACAGTGATTTAAATACGTTTCTGGTTCGCCGTAACGCATAAAAGTAGATCCAATAAAGGTTACTTTATCACCTTCTAACCGAGGGAATAAACGAGTTAATACTTCATTCGTAATTTGTATTTTTTCATCACGATCATAATTTTCGCTGAGTAAAATATCAATGACAGTCGCATTTTTTTCGGTTTTGATTTTCTTATCTTTTTTATTATAATTTGGATACGACGATTCTTGGACGAGACCTTCATTTTCATCTTCTTCGTCACCGTCGCCTCCATCTTCGCCCGAACCACCCTGTTGTTGAAGTTCTTTGATTCGTTCAAACATCGTATCAATGGTTAATAATTCGGAATTATCTTCATCCGTATTTGCTTTTTTCGCTTTTTCCATACTTTCTTCTACTAATATTTTGGTTAGATATTTCACTTTTTCTTTACTGGGTTTTATTTTCGGATACACGATATCGATATCTTCAAACCGGTCATATTCAAATGCAGTTAATATTGTTTTATCCAATAATGTTTTCGATTTATTCACATCTAAGAATTGGCGTTGTTTTATAAATACATCTACGATATTGGTGGCTAATCGTTTGTAGGTTTTCACTGGAATAGGAAAATCGCCATGACTACTACTGGCTTCAATATCAAAACTACATATTTTATAAGGTACTCGCTCTTCCTTATCTACCATGGGTGTAATTTGATCTATATTACAAATAAATTCGTAAGTACAAGTCGTCGTTTTGATAGAAGACGATTTGCAACGACTGCTTTGGACGGAAACCCATCCCGATGGACTAATATTATAAATATGGAAATAACGGAGTAATGGCGGAATATTACTTTCATACAATTCCAATTTTACACCTTTGAAGATGAATTTTTTAGATTTACGTTCGGAATTCCCATTTTTTAAAGTAATATATTCATACCATAATGATTTCACTTTATTCATTGCCGTTGTATTTTTGAACGTGAATTTGACAAATTTATTTTGTTTTCCAGCGGAGAAACCATACAATTTATTATATTCTACCAATTCCGCATCCAATATGGAGGGTCTGAATCGTTCATCAATATTATCGCGAATTTCTTTTAATAATAAAGCCACTTGCGATTGTTGCCAAAGGTCCCCGACCTTCACATAAAAGAATGGTTTAAAGTCGGTAATGTAAATGCAACAAGTTTCACCCGTTTCATTTACCCCAAACATTTGGATAATAAATTGTAAATTATCGGTTTTTTGATAGGGTGTTTTACCATACATTGGTGTAGCTGCATCATCATCGTCAGCGTTTTTTTCATCATAAATATGAAAATCCATTAAACGAAAAGATTGTGTAAAATTTTTCGTTTTTACTACTTTTTTTACGGTTTTACCAACGACTATTTCATCGGTCATGGTTATTTTATATAGCGGTTTAGGTTTAGATTACTTTGTTTATTATTATTTGTTATAATATAATAATAAAATTCAATTTTATCAGTTTTTCACTCGGAAGCAAGTTATCTTTCTAGTATATTTATACTCTATTTTTACGAGTAACTTGATTGCGACGGTTTTTGCGGGTTTTACCACCATAACTAAATGTGCGGTTCGCCCATTTTAATAAAGCATCGAATGTGCGTTCTCCATTATAGTATTCTACATTTCCATTCAAAATTTTAAATAAAGTAGGAAATCCATTTACTTGAATGGAACCTCCATTTATTTTTTTACCGACGGATTTTAATTTGGCATCTTTATTCACATCGCTATCTTCTACTTCAAATATATTACATTTTTTATTCTTAGATAACGTCTCTTTTAATTTTTCCCATTCAGGTTTTAATGCTTGGCAATGTCCGCACCATTCTGCATATACTAATCCAATGGTTATTGGTTTAGATGATTTCTGTTTTTCAGTGCCGCGATGATATTTCATTTATAGAATATAATTAGAAAAAATTATAAATAAATCTATTTTTCTTTTCGGCTAATATGTTATATTAGGTAAACTAAATAATGAATTTAAAAATATTTTTTCAATTGTTTTTATTAATCGCATTTTTAGCGGGCATTTATTTTATTATAAATAACGATAAAAAGGAAGGGCACGAAAATCAATATAGAACATCTAACAATAGTGATAATTGTCCGAATTTATTAGTTCGTAAAGGAAGTGCTTTGTTACTGTATAATACAAATCAACCAATTGTTGAAAATAAAAATCCTATACCGTTTTTTAATTTAGATGAATATATCAATTATTTAGAAATACAACGCAAAAAAGGCATAGACTGCCCGGTTTTATTTTTACAACAAGAGAATGACGCACAAGGCAATGATGTATATAGAGCTCGTCCAAATCCATTTGATTTACAAGGCGGGCTACCTACATCAACCACTCTCTATAAAGCCAACAAAGATGGAATGCCTGTGCCAGTGATTGATGCCAGTAGAGAAAACAAACCATATAATGAAAACAATTATCATGGATTTGATCCGCAAGGACTTTATGTAGGTGTCTATACGGAGGTTGATAAAATACATGATTCTACGAAATTACAAGGCGTAAGTGACAATCCAATGGACCCTAATTGGGGAGGCATTATGTATACACAAGAAATGGTAGATAGTGGTAAATATGATGATAATAATATTACTAAACCTTTGTTATTCCAACCACGTGGGGTATATGATCCAACTATGCCAACTGGATTTTCGCAACCCAAAGATATATTGGAATAAGGGAGTAAAACTAACTATATAAAACTAACTATATAAAACCAACCATATAAAGTTTATTTTACAGTTATAATTAGAAATTTGGAATTTATAATTATAAAAGACTATATAAATGAATTATTTATTTATATACCTATTTATTTATTCTAATATTGATGCTATCATAAATAAATATTATTTACCTATGTTTCATATCAATTTCAATACCGAACTTATTTCAACGAATGGAACGTTTTATTATTCCGTCACGAAATATAATGAAATTATGCTTTTCATATATTTTTGTTTTGTGGTATCACAATTTGTATATTGTAAAGTTATAAATAAATATTCATTAGCAACCGCAATGATTTTTATAAAATATTTATCCAATTCAATCATGAACCCTGAATTAAAATTATATGAATATGAATTCAGCCGCAATGTAATGTGGGTATTTACTACTCCATTATTATTGAAAATGTATTGTAATACCAATAATATAAAATTAACGGATATTAACATCCATTATCATGTTTTTCCTACTGTATTGAATGTCATTTCATATCCATTCAAAGGTACGAATATATATTATGCTACTATTATAATATCTTACGCATCATTTGGGTTATTCATGAGAACGTTATATAGAAAAAGAGACAATATGTTTACAAATATATATATCTTGATTTGGCTATTATTTGCGGTTGTAAATTGTATAGATATATTACAATTAAAAAGTGTATATGATATTAATATTTATTATGTTTCTATCGATATTTTGGGAAAAATGCTTACCAATATTCTAATCAATGATTATTATGAAAGAGAACAATTTTTAAAAGAGCAAATGGATATCCAATGCGTCCAATTCAATAGTCATTTATTAGAAAGCGTACGTGAATACAGTAATAATAATTCAAACATTACTGAGAAATGCCAACAGTATATATTGTATATAAAACAAAAAATAAGTTCGCGTATGCCTGAAAATACCGACGAATTAAAAAAAGAGTTGTTAACCAAATTATTACCATTCAATTTAGATAAAGAATATATAGAACAATCTTCGGTATTTAATAAACGTTCCACGATCAAATTAGATATGATTTGTATTTTATTCACGGATATTGTGAATTATACCGAATTGGCGAAAAAGTACGACGATAAAATTATTTTCCAATTATTAAACAACATCTATAATAATTTCGACAATATCCGCAAAAAATACTCCAAATTACAAAAAATAGAAACGATAGGTGACGCCTATATGGTAGTAGGGGATATTTATAGAAGTGCAAATAATCATAAAGCAGTGATTAAAGAAATCCTATTATTGGCATTTGAATTGGTAAAATCAGTGAAACAAATAAAAACTCCGGATGATACGCCATTGTCTATACGAATTGGTATTACTATGGGAAATGTGAGTATTGGTATATTAGGGAATGAAATACCGCGATTATGTGTCGTTGGTAATGCGGTAAATGTCGCATCCCGTTTACAATCCACTGCGGATATAGATTCCATACAAATTTCGCGACATATTTATGAAAAAATAGGCGAAATAGATTTTGATATTGTATTTAATTGTATATTCAAAGAAAATGTGTTTTTGAAAAATTTGGGAACGATCAACACATATAATATTTATCCGTTAGAAAACGGGGGGGGGGAAGAACGCAAATGAGTGATTGACACCATTATACGTGTTGGAATAATGAATCATATGAAATTATTTTGTTTTTTCAGTTTCTTTTTCTTTTTTTTTACGTATCATTTCCAACAAAAGAGAGGTAGATTGTTCTATGCCGTCTTCCATAATATAATATACAACACTATATTATCTTATATTTTACGTAAATATATCACTTCCTAATTTGGGGTTTCCGGTGACTAAAATTGTATTCGATGAATAATAAATATCTTTCTCTACTAAATACTCATTAAAATTATGGTCGGTTGCTTTTCTAAATCCATGAGTGTTGAAATACGCAATCATATTTTTTGCGCCTTGTAATGTGACTATATATGCCAAAGAACATGGATTCATATCTGGTTTCATTTTACAAATATGTGAATTTACGACTTCTTTACTTATTTTATCTACATCATTGGTTGTTGTATGAAAGACCCAAGGTTCAAAATAACTATATTCCGCAACAGCATGTAATCCAAGATTGATGATTTCCGCATCATCAGGTATTTTTGGCATCAATTCGTCTATATATGTTTTGAAATCCGGAATAAATATAGCATCGTCCTGTAAAATAATACTATACGCATGATTCTTTCTTACGATATCATGTAATATATAATAATGGCTTAATTGATTTCCCATGAGTTTATGGACGGTGGTTCTCGGCAAATGTAAAAAATCGGCATTTTTAAATAAAGTTTCTTCATCCAAAGAAAACATATAAGTCAATCCATCAATGGCTCTCATACGAAATACTTTATCCATAGGTAAATCACTAGCTTTACACTGATTTATAAAATGGATATTTCTATCAGGGCGTCTATCTAAATTTATATAGTAAATTCGATCTATATTCTCCATTATATATATTATACCAAATACTTCTTTATATTCTCTACACAATTCTTTCCAATTTTACGAGTCTTGCCTTTCGTTTCACAAACGATATCATCTAAACAATTGATATTGGTTTGCAATTCTTTGATTAATTGAGGGAAGGTTCCGAATTTTTTCATAATTGCAATCGCAGTCACTGCACTAATCCCAGGGATTTGACATAAGATAATTTCGCCAATGTTTTCAGGCGTAACATTATCTTTCTTTACTTTTTTAACCACCGTACAATAATTAGGCGCAGGTATATCTATTTCTGAGGGCTGGGAGAGTTCATTCATAGTAACCGTCGATATCGTTGATGTTTGCGCGTTTACTTCTTCCCCTAATACATTCTTCATTTGCATTACATTTTCCAATTTCGGTTGTGGTGCGTCGTTACTATCCATAATGGCGTCTAAAACACTACATTTGTTTTCCTCGGGAATTTTCATATATTTACAATATTGGGGTTGTAAATAATAAGGAAAAATACATTTTAAAAAATTACGTTCTATTTTTTCCGACATCCAAATCAAATAATCCGCCGTTTCGGATACACTATTGGTTCTCACTACACTAAACCCTTTGAAAAAATTCAAAGAGGTCAATGCCGAATATACAATCTTCTTTTCCATCGGAGTTCTCAAATTTGAAATTTGACCTTCAATAATATAAATAATCGAATGAGGAGGATACCCACTGGAATGTATTAAACGATAGGATTGTTCTTCATACCGCCCGTCTTTAATACTTGCTAATAAATCGGCTAACGATTTGCGTTCAATCAATAAGACATCTTTGTCTTCATCTGTGGTGATATGAATATCGCCTAAGGGGAGAACCCGCTTGGATAAATTTATATAGGTTCCACCTGCATTAACGATGGTAGAACATTTTTCATAAAGATCTCGTTCTCGTTCATCAATAATTACTTTCATGTTCTCGAAATATGAAATAATATAATGTCTAATAGGTAAACATTATATTGTTTTTGTAAATTATTTTATTTAACCGTTAACCCCTGCAATTCTTAGGATTTATACAATATTGAATCTACGGTAGTTAGCAGCAACTAATGTGCCAACTGGACGAGAGAATTTAGCAAGAGGGAATGGGTATGTCATGTATTTGGTTAAGTTGCAGCATGCTTTTCCGTTTCCTGGGTTGCATGTTTGGATTGCAATCGAAGAGCCACTTTGTCTTCCGACTTGATATGGAAATCCGGCTTTCTTACTTCCTCCACCTTGTGTTTGGTTTGTAATACTTTGAGCGTAACTTCCGCGTTTTGAACCTGAATAAACCATTCTGAATATATATTTACTAAATATTTTTTTCCTTAAAGAATCTTTTATTAATTTTAAAAAGAATATAAAAACAAGAAGATATATAATTCAGATAAGTATTCATCTTATTTCTTAAATAACATGAATATGGACGATGACATCCGAATTGAAAAAAACTCCAATGGCGTAGAAACCTATATTTTTGACCCATACAATCCCCTAAATAAAACGATTACACAAACCGATGTAGAAAATATATTAAAAAATTATGGAATTCATACCCCTATTCATAATTGGGTCTTATATAAACGAGCATTCATTCATCGTTCCTATATTAAACGCCCCAATTTAGAAAACGATTTAAACAACGTCATTATTACTCCTAAACCAGACGATTGTTTGCCGCTCTTTACAAAATCAAATGAAAGATTAGAATTTGTAGGAGATGGAGTCTTAGAATGTATTACTAAATACTATTTATATCGCCGTTTTCCCAAAGAAAATGAAGGATTTATGACTGAAAAGAAAATCGCGCTGGTAAAAAACGAATCCATTGGTAAAATCGCATATGATATGGGGTTACATCATTGGTTTGTTTTATCTAAACATGCCGAAGGTAAACAAACTCGTACCAATTTAAAAAAATTAGGTTGTTTATTTGAAGCCTTTATTGGTGCCATGTTTTTAGATTTTAATAAAATTTCGGTTACGGACGATGATGGCTGGTTTCAAAATTTATTTGTTACGGGTCCGGGATTTCAAATGGTCCAAATTTTTGTAGAAACCGTTTTTGAAAAACATGTTGATTGGATAAATTTAATTAAAAATGATGATAATTATAAAAATATTTTACAAGTCAAAATACAAAAAGAATTCAAAGTAACACCTCATTATATGGAAATACAGGACCATAACCCAGATATTGGTTACAGTATGGGTGTATATTTATGTCTAGGACAACCCGTACATAATTTAACTCATGTCAAATCTATTCCGATTAGTAAATTTAAATCGTATAGTGATATACACCAATATATGTCATTACATGGAAAAACATTTATATTTTTAGGCGGCGGAACTCATAAAATAAAAAAGAAAGCCGAACAAACCGCTTGTGATGAAGCGATTAAAGTTTTGAATTCATTTTAACTGACATTTTTACCAATCAGTGTTTCCGCTGATAACTTTTGGTAAAATATTCCACCTTTATCATCCGGATTGTTTGCCTCGGGTGGGCGTAAATATTCTTCTTCTAATAAATGGCAATATTTTATAAGTACTTTTTTTAAATTTTCAAATTTATATACATGTTGTCTAATACTTGCTGCTTCTAATCCATTGTATGGACCACCATATTCTATTTGTCGTCGTTTATCGATTTCTTCCGCTTCGTTCATTTTTTCATTGGTAATCTCATCATTGGGACTCATTTGCAATTGTCCTTTCAGCCAATATTTTCCGTCCGTGTATTTTTCGGTTGTATTCTGTAAATATTGGTTTATACTTATTTTTTCATCTTCATTAAAATAGGTGGGATTCGCAATAATAAAGTCTTTTAAATCGTATAATGTAGGTGCTGCTATATTCATGATGCGTTCTACTTATAAATAGACAACTGTTTTCATATCTTTTTCAATTTTATCATAACCAATACAAAAATCATTCGGTCCTAATCTATCATTCGACGTATGTGACAAATATATTTTTATTGGAACTAATCCGGTTTCGTTATTTTCAGCAAAATGGATCACTTCTTCTTCATTTTCATGGTGGGTTGTTACAAATGGTGTTTTTTCAGAACTTTGTTTAGTCTTTTTTGATTTCCATAAATACCGTTTTACAATATCCCAAAGATAATTAAGAAATTTCATTTATTTGAATTATATTATATTTTTATATATTTTATTATATATAATGCCGAGTTTAATAAAACGTAATAACGTGTCTATGGACTCTATTATCGTTCATAGCGCTAAATATAAAATAGTAGCTGCCACTGATAAATATAAATCACAGAATTATCCGAATTTAGGTATAGGTGCCCGTAGTATTTCGAATAGAAGTAAAATATATAAAAGTACAGTTTGTTGTAGTGCTGTCTATTTACCACCTGCTACACCCAATGGTATTGTTCTAATAACATCGGATTCAACCAATATGACAATTGAAATCACTGGTAAAACGTATAAAGTTGTCAGTTTTTATATTACATACACACCAACCGCCGGAGGAACAACAAAATATGCGACATTTACAAATTCAACCGGCACTCTTACTGATTTAACTCCCAATACCAATTATACAATTAGTGTAGTGGCTATAAATCCATCGGGTTCTTCTGATTCATATACGGGTACAAATAGTTATTATACTACGATTGCTCCACCTACCAATATAACAATCGTTGGTTATACAGATAACACAGTTACAATTAGTTATACTGCTCCAAGTGGAACCGTTACTAAATATATCATTTATTATACACCAAGTGATGGTACAATATCATCTTATGATAATGGTACAAATACAACTGCTACCATCAGTGGTTTATCTCCAAATACAACATATACAGTATATGTTACAGCATTCAATAGCAATGGAGAATCATCTGGTTCTGACACTGTTACATTTACAACCGACGAATTAGACGTCTTTACTCCTACTACATTTAGTAGTCTTTTAGATACCGAAGTTTACTTATAAGTTGACAATGATTTTATAGTGAATTCCAATGGATAATACATAATCGATAATTAGTTATTATATACAAAATAATAACTAATCACATAGTATATTTACACAATGACAACCGCCCATAATTTAAGTAAATTAACCCTGCTTAGTGCAGTAACTGACCTGAGTAGAGTTCTTATTTCTACTACAGATAATAGTTTCGTTACCATTGGCAATACTAGTACACACGCTCTTTCATTAAACGGTGATTTAGTAACCTATAAAGATTTTTTTTCTAAAACATACCAAATAAAAACCAAAACGAATGGGGATGCGTCTACTGGGTTTAGGATAGATTCTGAATTACATTGTATTTATTCGTTAGATAATTCCGGAAATACTTTATTATTTAGAGAAAATTGGGGAAAGAATACCGATAGTACTTGTGGATATATTTATTTTACTTATACTGGCGGTAATCTCATTGCCAAAGAACGATATGTATATGATACCTCTTATCATAAAGTAGACAGTGCTTTTACATATGCGAATTATTACGTACAAACCAGCAATGGTAATTTAACATTGACGAGTTCTCAATCATCTGCGTCCACTTATAAAATCTATGCTTCTCCATTTGACGTATCCATTCCTTATGATTTTAACCCTGGTAGCATTGCATACCAAAGCAATGATCGCGTGTCTATTATTGATTATATCAGTAATAGCATTAGCGACATGGAAAGTAAAGTCGCACAGGATATGAAATCGACTTATACATCACAAATTTCGACAACTGGCTCGAATTCTTCTACCAATTCCGCTGCGGAAGCAATGTTAAGTGCCATTCAATCTACATTAACTGCCAATGGTGATAGTCTTAGATATGATACCAGTGTATATAGTGCTTTTCGAACCGGTCTTTTATCATATGTGAATAATACCGATAGTATTGCCAATGGTACATTGGGTCAAAATTCAAATCCATATGTGTATTTTACCAATGAAACGGATAATTCCGGTAATTATCACCCATTTATGTGTATTGCGTCGTATTCTATTACCGATAGACCCAATCATTTATTAGATGTACCACGACCACCTGGTGATGGTACTGGCGGTTACGGTTCTTCCAAAGTAACTCGTGACGCCACCTTACAACAATATTTATTCAAAATACCTATGAAAGATTACGGGGTTGTGAGTAATATAACCGATAATACCATGGGAACTACATTACGCGATGATTATATAGCATCTAATCCAAGTTATAGTGTTGGGGTGAATTGTTATAATTATGCCAGTAAATCCGGGTTGGGAGTTACCATTGATGGATTAGTGATGTATCCTATTATGAATAATAATGTGGTTCCCGCCCAAAGTGTTGCTGAAATTACATCTTCGGGATTTCATGTTGGTCGTGGAATGGGTTTACATTATCACGCGGACGGTCATGGTGCACATGATACCAGTTTCAATCTATATAATACTCATGATTATCACGACCATAAACATCCACCATTGGTTGGATTTGGATTTGACGGTATTGCTTTATATGGAAGATATGAAGACGACCATTCAGATATGCATGGATATGGTACCGCTTTAGATGCTTATGGCGGACACGAACACGGTAATTATGGATATCATTATCACTGTCATAGTGTCAGTATTATAAATGGTGTAGACCAGGATACCAGCGAAACCCTTTTTGTGGAAGATAGTTCAAACTGGAATGTAAGTGATAATACCAATGTT